TTAGGTACTCTACACGAGCACCGTTGGTCATTACAACACCCTGACTGTTAGGAACAATGAATGTAACCTCATTGAACAACATCGCTGCCTCAAGCGATCCTGATGCCACCTGAGAACCATCTATATAAGCACCACCACCAGCAATGTAGGATGATGGGTTAGAATCTGCAGAACCATAACCATATGGATCACCTGCAGTAATATTACTTCCTTTGTTGTATACAGTTACACGCTGAACATATGGAGATCTGCTAGTAATAGCAATACCAGGTTGATACTTGAATGCAAAACCTTCGTTAGCTGATGTGTTGAAGAACATATCAGCAATAGTTAAGTCTTCAACAACTGATCTATCGTTTAATAAGAATGCATCCTTTTGCTTAGTAGCAGAAGTTGGTTTAACCTTAGTAGCACGAAGACCATTACCCTTAACAGTAACACCTTCAGGAACATATAGTGGGAATGTCTCTTCATAAACACCACCACCAATATTCAATGTCTCATTAACTCCTATAGCATTAGCAGCAACATTGACATTAATGTAGAATGATTGAGTGCTTAGTACAGTAACAGCAGTTGTTACACCAGCAATAGGATCAGTAGCACGAGGATAAGTATGCGAAGTCGCATTGTTATCCATATTACAGGTGAATGATAATGAATTATTATCAAGGGTGATAGTATCACCAGTTGTCAACTGGTGGTTAGCAGCACCTGTTAGAGTTAATCTACCGTATTGAGCATCATATTCTGCTGCATTAGGAGACCATTGATTACCAGCAAAAGAACCACTCTGAATATTAACTGCGTTTAAAGCAGTACCACCATTGTAGGTATGGTCATACCTATTAGAAATTCTTTGTAATGCATAACGAACGGATCTAAATGGTCTATCAGCACTACGACCACGAGAAACTTCATTATCATCAACACCATGAGTGTCAACAAACCATACATCATCTGCAGGGTTTAATGTTGATATACCAATCTGTGCAGGTTCCTTCCATACTAGTTCTCCAGCATTATTAGTACTCAACATATGCTGAGTATTAACACCAACAACTCCAGTGGAGTCATATAGTGAAGTTACATAACCAGCACCAATCTTAATGTTTACAATATCTGCATTATTAACATCAATGACACCTGTGAAGGTTGCTGCAGTAGCGACAACGACATCAGTAACTGCTAACCCAGTCAAGGCTAAACTATCAGCACTTAAAGTATTGACATGTGCAGTTGTAATAGTAGCATAAGTACCAACCAGTGAAGTTATGACACCAGCAGTGACTTTAGCATCTAAAATATCAGCAGCATCTAAATGTGCTGTACCATCAATGTAAAGATCCTTCCATTCTTGAGTAGGAGCACCAAGGTTATAAGTATCGTCATCATCAGGAATGAAACTAGAATCGATGTCAGCATTGAATACAATAGCATCGCTAGTAGAATCACCAAGACCAATTACTCCACCTTGGAAAGTGACATTACCAACGAAAGTAGATGCACCACCAACTCTGAAATCACTAGTAATATTAACATCAGTAAATGTAGCAGCAACACCGATAATATCAGTAATGATACCAACAGTAATCTTAGCATTAACTGCATCAAGATTATCTGTATCAATAGTTGTTATAGTCGCTGCACTACCAACAATGTCAGTTACAGCAACTCCAGTAATGTTTATATTTTGAGCATCTAATGTCTCTACATCAAGAGTTGTGATAGTACCATAAGTACCAACTATCGATGTGATAATACCAGCTGTAATTTTAGCACTCTTAATATCTGCATCAGCCAGATCAGATGTGTTAATAGTAGCAGCAGTAGAAACATTAATATCAGTTACTATACCAGATTGAATGGTGGCAGTAACTATATCTGCTTGTTCAAAATCAGCAACAGTAATAGTTGCATGAGTACCAACAATATCAGTTACAACACCAGCAGTTATCTTAGCGTCTAAAATGTCCGCAGCATCTAAATGTGCAGTACCATCAATGTAAATATCTCTCCACTGTACATTTGGTTCACCTATGTCAAGAGTATCATCAGCAGAAGGATTGAACTTAAGATTTGACTCCCATGATTCTCTTGATTGATCATACAGGATAGTTTTATCTGTAGTTCCTTTAAGGATTATACCACCGTTATCGGCAGAAGCATTGGCATGATTACCTGTTGAACTAAAACCTAGTTCAATATTCTTATCAGTAACCTGAATTACTTGAGACTGAACAAAACTAGTATTACCCTGAACAGTAAGATCTCCTACAACAGTAAGAGCACCACCAACACGAACATCGTCTTGGAAGTCAGCATCTTGGAAAGTTACATATGTACCAACTAAAGATGTTACTAAACCAGTAGTAATCTTGATATCAGAAGCATCAAGAAACTCAAAGTCTGCTGTATTATAAGTTACACCAAAACCAGCAAGAGATGTTACAACACCAGTTACAGTCTTCAGTACATTGATATCTGCGTCATCACTATCAAAGGTAGTGATAGTACCATAAGTACCAACTTGAGATGTAATAATACCAGAGGTAATCTTTACATCTTCTAGGTCTGCTGTTTCTGTATCAAATACAGTAATGGTAGCATAAGTACCAACTTGAGATGTAATGATACCAGCAGTTAATTTAAATGTTAATGCATCAAAATTATCTACATCAATATTCGTGATGGTAGCACAAGTACCAACTGTATCTGTGATAATACCAGATTGGATCTTAGCATTAGTAATTGCAAAGTCTGTTGCTAAACCAGCAGTGACTTTGATATCTTCAATACCTAAATCGTTAACATCTAACTGAGGAACAGTAGCAACACCAGTAATATTAACATCACCATCTACATCGAGGAGAGCTGTTGGCGTTGTAGTTCCAATACCAACCCAGCCATCGCTGTTACCAGAAATCCATTTAAGGTTCTGTGTACCAATAACTAACTGATTATTCTGATCAGGTAGAGCAGGTTCTTGCTCATAACCAATTATGACATTACCATCGCCAGTTGTAGTATCACCAGCAGAATAACCAATTGCAATATTCTTACTACCATCTACACTGAATAGTGCATATGGACCTATAGCAATGTTTTTACTTTGCTGTCTAGTTCCAGTACCACCACTTAACCAGTGACCATTAATACTACTTACAGTACCAGTAAGAGTTTGGAATCCAAATGGTATAGTGAAGGTGTCATTTAAAACATATCCATCGCCAGGAGATACTACTGAAATTCCTGAAACTTTACCAGTTCCATCAGTCTGAAGTCTAACAATTAAACCATCACCTGATCCACTAGTTTCTGTTACTCCAGTAGATTCGTCGTGGTTAGCAATAGCAGTTTGATCACCAACTGCAATACTTAATGTAACACCATCCACAACAGGATAGGTGTCACCATACATTGCTTGATTACCAAGAGCAATGTTCTCATCGTTACCACTAGATGATAAAGCATAACCTACTTTATCACCGATCATCAAGTTATGTTTACCCTGAAGTCTCCATCCTGCAAAATTACCAATTGCAATAGTAGACTCTAACTCATCAGCATTATTTCCCTGTCCACCAAATTGTAATGCACTAGCACCAATAGCAATATTGCGTCTGTTTGCAGTCGATTGACCCATACCAGCAGCAACATAGTCACCAATGAATATTGATCCATCAGCACTACTGATACCAGATGCGGTCTCACGACCAATCTTAATTAGATTTCTAGAAAAGTCAAGATTATTAGAAAGCGTAGCTATGCCACTAATCTCTACATTATTAGCAGTAAGAGCATGTCCTACATTAACCTGAGTGTAATTAGCACTTGTACCAGTCAGAGTGGTAACAAGTCCTGATACAGTAAACAGATTGTCAATTGCACCATCAACAATGGTTGCTTTAGTATTGAAGATGGTGGCAATTGTACCAACACCTGTAATATTAATATTTCTACCAGTTACTTCGTCATATACTAAATCTCCAGTAACATTTAAGTTACCACCAACATAGAAATCGCCTACATTAGTACCTACACCAGCATTGTGGAAATCATCAGCAACAGCCCATGACTTAACCTTAGCATTAGCATCCAAAATAACTGCCTTGGATGCTTCTGGGTTACCAAAATTAGCAGGACTTTCTGGAATTAAGCTAGTATAATATTCACCACCAATTACAATAGGAGTCGCTGTAGGACCAGCTGGGTTACCAATATAAAGTTTCTTGTACGACTTACCTGCACCAACATTGCTGGTATCGTAAGTATAAACGAGCTCACCAAAAGATACACCAGTACCAACTGGTGCTATATTTGGAGGTGAAGTTCCTAAAGTTCGTTTTAATAATAGGGTAGCTGCCATTAGTAGAGACCTCCATCAATTATTGCAGAGGGAAATTCTTTTGTTGTTACGAAGTTACTTGTAGCAGCATCGTAAACCAGCAAACTTCCGTCTTGAAGATTGCTTGCATTAACATCAGATAATAAAGACAAGCGACCACCAGAACCTCCACCAAGAGATCCACTAGCGATTACTTTTACTTGATTACCTGTGCCTATTCTTAGAGATGGCATGATTTACCTTGTGACTCCTACTCTGACTAGGATCATTCCTTCAACGACTTTATACTTATAACCTCCAGCGTCTTCCAAAAGAACATCATATACATAACGCCCAGGTTTTATATCAACAGTTACAGTCGAACCCAAAGAAATTTGGAGTTGACCATTATCAGCGTCGCTAACTGTGGATGCAAAAGAAACAGCTGAACTTGATCCAGCCCACTTTCTCATTTGGGAGGTAACGGTATAATTATTAAGGTTCAAAAATGTACCTGTATCACTGTCACCCAAACTGAAAGCATGCTGGAAATCTACACCTGCCTCAATTTGAAGGTTAGCTATGTAGACTGCCATCTGTTATCAACACGGATTATCCTATTATGTATTTAGTTTCCTCAACTCCTGCAATACTTGAAGCATGGTCATCTTAATTTCTGCCATCTCAGATTTCAATGCTGCCATGTCAGTTTCTGATTTAACTGGTGCTTGAACCTCAGTAAAACCATGATATTTTAAAAATTCTGAATGTGGATTCTTACTCATAATTTTTCAGCAATCTTTAAGAGCATACCCTTAATTTCGTTTATATCCTTTTTCATTTCATCAATTTCTTGTCTCTCCATTTTCCTTTGAGATTGTCTTTGGTGATAAGAAGCATAAGCGGAGCTATCAGTGTTTATGATAGCTCCAGTATTCTTATCTCTAGCCATATTAGGATGTCCCTCAACGGGTATCAATGAATTCGTCATGCCACAGCAATTGCCCTTAGATTTTTAATTACAGGATATTGAGCCTGATTAGTTCCGATGAATACAATTTTAATTTGGAATCCAGTGAAACTAGGTAGATCATCAACTGTATACTGATATTCACGATATACAGTATCATTAGGTGGAATATAGAGATCTGGTAGACCACTATTATTCTTAACATCGATGATCTTATCACCAATGCCATCTCCATCAATATCTAGGAGGTTCCTGTAACCAGGGAATAATTCAAATCCAGGCGTAACTTCACTAGAATCTGCTCTTAGAGTACTATAAAGAACTCTGAAATCAGTACTTGGTGGTCTACGAGAATCAAATAGAACCTTCAACGAAGTTGCAGCGTTCTTAATATAGATTGGATTTGACATATAGTATGAAGCATGTGGATCGTTAAATCTTTGCTTCGCTCTAGGATCGATCAAATAATCTTCAATTGGTGCATTTAATCTATTTTCATAGAATAGTGCAGCAGCTCCCTCAAGATTAATAGTTGGAGAATTATAATCATCTCCACCATTATCTAATTCAATAGTGATTTGATGTGACTTAGATCTATCAATAGAACCTAAATTGCTTGACTCATTAGTTCGAGCAGCAACAATTCTAGTACTTTCTAATTGATTGATTCTATTAAGTCCAATATTCTCAAATCCAGCATCAACAAATGATGCTTCAGTACCATTGACAGATGAACCCGTAGTGCTCCTCAATTGAAGAGAAAGGAAATCTGTTGATCCAAAGGTGGACGCATTGAACAAAGGTCTTACAGCGTCATACTGAATGTTTTTAGAAGCATGAACGAAGTTACCACCACCTGCTGCTTCTTCAGCAAAGGAAAGTTGTGGAATATCATTAGAAGTATCGTCAGATCCTCTACTACTTCCTCTATCAATCTTGATGTAATACTCATCAATTCCAACAAGAGAAGTTTCAACATCATGCTCGGCATTGATTCTTGTTAAAGAAACGCCATTCATTTCATACTTGGAGATAACATCTCCTTTAATATGATTCAATGAATTACTTCCATTTGCTCCTCTGACTACACCACCAAGACTAGAAATTCCAACACTAGTGTAAGAGATAATCTCACTATTAGCAAAAGCATATCCAGTATTAGCAGCACTAACCAAAGCACCTTCAAATATATTAAATTGACTAGTTGATGCCACAGAAATAGTAGTCTCATTAGAAGCAACATCAGAAGTTAATTCTGTTGGAATAACATCTGATTGTGCATCAGAAATAATAACTTTATTACCTCCACCATACATTCCATGATTCCACTGATCTACCTTAAAGTATTCACCAGTGTATACACTTCCTGTAGCATCATATGACCAGATATCAACTCCAGAGTCAATAACTGTACCAGTACTATGAACATAAGTTAGATCATTAGAAGTTACATCAAATTCCTGTGCTTGTACATTTGTCAAGTACAATGTATCAACACCAGCAATCGTACTAATAGCAACACGAGCACCAGCACCAGCACCACCTACATCAGCAGTAACTAATCCAACAACATCACCAACTTTGTATCCATTACCATCAACAGCCACGGTAGCAGCAGTAATAGCAGATAGACCAGCTGAAACAGTTACATTTAAAGTAAGTCCAGAACCATCTCCAGTAATATTATAAGTGCCTACTGGGTTACTAGGAGTTCCATATCCTTTACCACCAGTAAGAATGCCAGGAGCACCATCAACAGGTCCGCCTTGTCCATCAACATATGCGTAACGATAAGTCTCATTACTTTCACTGATTTTTCTACCCTGAGTAAATACCGTTCCAATTAATCCAGCATTAGTTGTGGTAGTAATACCAATCTTTGCTTTCTTAGGAAGACCTATTATAGGGTTAAAGTTTAATGGTGGTAATTGACCATTATTGGGTTCAATTGGTGGATTATAGAATGTTAATAATCCTCTACTTGAAGTAAATTTCGCTCTATAAAGTTTGAAGGTCATATCTTCAAACTGAGATGGAGTCCAAGTAGATCCATTCTGAGACTTGAAGAGTGAACCCATAGCAAATTGCTGTGAGTAAATCTTACCTTGAGCAGACGGTAGAGTCTGTGCATTTAGAGCCTTCTGTCCCATTTCACCACAGAACACTGTATACTCATCACTATCGGACAATAGAACGATAGCATACTGAGCATTAGGATCTAAGTAAACAGGTGATGGGAATGTAATAGTTGTTGCTACACTTCCATCATCAGATGTTGTTATATCAGATGGACGCAATGTTACCATCGCATCTCTATGAATAATATTAAGTGTAGGTAAACCTAACTCAACTGTTCTTATTTGAATATTTACTGGGGTCGTACCAGAAGTAACTGTTGCAAAGTAAACTTCTAATTTAGTAATCCATACACCCTCAGGTCCAGTAATAATAGACTGTGCAAGAGGGTCTCTATTCCTCTCACGAACAACTGTTACTGTTCTATCAATAACATTTGTGATGTTATTAACAACAGTTCTAGTTCTATCAATAACTCTTGTATTATTGATAATAACAGGAGGTGGTGGAGGTGGAGGAGGAGGGGGTAAGGGGTCAGATCTCTGTATATCAATCGTCGATAGATTCGTAATCGTAGTAGTCTCTAAGGTTGTAATTCTAATATCAGTTTGTACAATCCTTGTAGTACCTGTTGCTAAGTATCTACCAAGAGCACTAGAAATTAAGGTGCTTCCTGGTACTGGAGTAGCATTTGATTCGCTAGAAGTTAATTTAAAATCTCTAGTACCAGATCTAATTCTTACTTGAGGAGTAGGAGTTGCATTAGGATCTCTAATCCACATAGCACCAATTAGATCACCAAAATTATCGGATACAAGTCTTACTCTTGCTACACTTGCTTGAGCACCACTAGTTAATCCTCTAAGAACCATATTAGTTGGAGCAAATCCAAAGAAAGCTCCCTGTGCTTGCTCACAAAGTCCAACAATATCAATATTCAATACTGTTGATGCTTGAGAATATCCATTTGGTAATGTTGAACTTGGGTCATATGGATTAACATCATATGTGTCTGTAGGATTAGCAAATGGTCCTTTCTTATGGTTAGGAGCAGCTAATCTAAATTCAAATGCAGTTGCACCAATTGTTCCTCTAATAGTTTCACCAATCTGGAATGATCCAGTAACATTGAATATTTCTAAAAGTTTTGGTATAACATCAATACCACCAACATTATCAAAGAATGGGTAGAAATTAGTAAATGGTTTAAGACCTACGGCAGCAAACTCTACATTTCTAGAACGACAGAATGGATCAAAGTTTTCTTCAGCAATAAATGTATTTTCCGATCTAATATCATCTCTCTGTACAGTTCTACCAATCTCTTGAGTAGTTACAGTTGCAGATCCACCACCGTTACCTTCACGAGTTACTGTAAAGTTAGCAGCGACTTGATTGTTGAAAACAGTAATACCAATAGTATTTCTAATAGTATTCTGAGTTCTTCTAGTGTTGATCCAATTATCAACAGCAGGAGTCAAACGAATCTCACCAGTATATGCAACAACATGGAATGGGTTTATGTTATTGACTTTAGTAGCAAAATTCTGCTCAATGTATAATTCATCTTCATAATTCAGAGTAAGAAGATTACCAGTTTTCCGTGTATTTTCACTATCAAGTAATTCAAAGTCAGTACTATAATCTAACTGCTGTACTGGTATATCTGTCTTAGGAGCAACCTGTAAATTGATGGAATCAAATTCCCTCATTGGTCTAAGCTCTCTAAGATCGGTATCAATCTCAGCAGGAGAACTTGGAGACATGAAATCCCAAGAACTAAATGAATCTACAAAGAAACCAGATTTAAATCTATCATATCCTTGTGCGTCTCTAATCTGAAGAGCTTCTGCACTCTTTTCTAAAAGATTTAAAGTAGTTACCTCTTCAAGATTTTTAACTCTATCAGCAATCTGACCAATATCCTTCATCGTATATCTACGATTCTGCTTTAAATATACTCGTGCATCTTCTGCATTCTTAAGATATGCAGGAAGAAGAACAGTAGCAATTTCAATAGTCTTATCTTGTGATTCTGGGGGTAATGGCTGTCTAGCAGGTGTACCTCTTATGACAATAAATTCACCATTCTGATGTAAGACTAGTTTATCAATTCTAGGTAGATAATAATCATAATCAAATACAATAGACTCATTAGGAGTTAATAGTCTATCTGGTTTTCCACTAAAGTCTCTAGCAGTATAGAAGAATGGAGATACTGTAGCAGATGCTGGATTATAAGCAGAAACTTGTGGTCTGAAATCTAATACATCATGTGCAGGAGTCCTTGTAGGTCCAATTGATGGAATGTCATTCTTATATCTTTCTGCACCATAACTGTTAACAGTAAATATATCTCCAGTGTCACCACTAGGAACATCATATCTGTTGTAGATAATTAGAATTTTTCTATGAGGAACAAATGCTCCAGCATTTCTAACAATTCTAGAATAGTCATAATATTGATTTCTTTGTCCTTTATCTAACAGATAGCTACTAGTAATATCCTTAAATTTACCAGGAGTAGTTGCTTGGACAGTAGCAACTGCAGATGATTCTTCAAATTCTAATGATTCTAATAATGTGAATTTATTATCAGTTAGATAAACAATACTAATTTGACTGTTGCCAGAATCAACAGATACTACTCTAGCAATAGCTCTACTTACTTTTCCTATAATTTTCTCACCAATGATTGCTTCTGTAAAGACATCATCAGTAGATGTGAATGTTAATTTATCAAGAACAGGTGAATTTGTATCTAATGACTCATATATCGCAACAATATCAGAAACATCAGGATAATTTAAACATATATCTCTATCCTGAACTCTAATACCATATAGATTACTATGATTTAATCCGTCGTTTATACTAGTTCCTGCATTAGTACCAGACCTCTTATTCGCTGATCTAGTAATTTCAGTTTGCTGACATCTCTTATATTCTTTAACTTTGTTCTTAATATTTGATTTCTGAACTGTTACATTAACCCTAACATTACTTTGACCTGGAGTCAATCCATACATTGTAATACTAGTTGAAGATATTACAACTTGATCTTCAGTAAGAGACTGAACCGTTCCATTTGAATAAGCAACAGAATATCTTTCCTGATCAAAAGCGACAAAAGTTACATCATCCAGACCAACTGAAGTAATTGGAAGAACCAATTGACCTAAAGCATTGGTACTTTCGTTAGTTACTTGAGAACTTAGATATAAGGTAGCATCACCAAAATCTACATTAGATATTCCAATATCAGGAATTCTAGAGATTAAAGATGAATCTTGTACTGAAACATCCTGAACACCTCTATAGCAGGTTCCATCAAATGCCTTTACTCCACCATCAAACACATCACTAACAGTAGTCATTGCACCGACTTTCATCGATTGACCATCAGCAGCAATTTCTGTAACTACATTATAAGTTGGGAAGTTAAGAGCACTACCAGCAGTATTGACTGGTGACTCATATACAAAAATATCACCTGGTTTCCAAACTAAGAAGCTATCTGCTCTTGGTGAAGTAACTGTACCGTTAGCAACTATTTTAAAATTACCAGCACCAAAACCAACTGGAATTATTGGGTTGAGTTTCTTACCAGCAGTGAAACTATTTCCACTCTGAGCAAAATTATAAACATCATTAATACCGTATGGAGTTACTTGCTCAACAGTTCTAGATACAGTTTCGTCACCATTAATACTAATTTTTTCACCAGGTCTAAAGAATCCAGAAGTCTGAGTAACTGATATAGTACTAGATCCAGCACCTGCGGAAACTGCAAATCCATTAGCACCACTCTCTTTACCTACAATAAATGCAGATTCGTTAAGTTCTCCTGCAGATACATTATCATTTAATTTTAATGTTGTGTATGTCTGAACATCATAGAGATATAAATTCCAATCTGTTCCATTATTCTCATACGCAGCATCTCTCAATGAAAGACCATATACTTTTGCGTCACCAATCTTAGAAGCAGTACCAGCAGCAACATTAGTAGCACTATTATGAGGACCACCCATCAAATCAATTCGATTTGTAAGTGTAGTAATACCAGTTACATTATTGACAAGGAACCTATTCCCCATCTCAAAATTAAATGAACTATCCGTAACCTTCTGAGTTTCCCTTGGTTTATCAAAATCAATTATAGATGGAGCATTTTTATCAACATCATATCCATAAACATACGCTAAACCAGACGATACTTTCAAACATGCAATATTATCACTTGGGGTATTACCATCGAAAGTAGTTTGACCTTTGAAATATACACCATCATTTCCAAGACGATCATTAAGGCAATCAGCAATGTTAACCATAAATGGGTTAACAACATAATTACCAGACTCCTGATAAGTCCTCTTAGCAAAATAATCCCTAATCTTGTTATATTCAGTATCCCTCTTTAATGAATAGATAGCACCTTCCTTAACTCTAAGTACTTCTACAAAATCAGTATCATCAAAGTCAGTGATATCTTTTTTAGATAATGTAAGTTTTATCTGCAATCTATCTGCTCCTGGAGCAGCAAAGTTTGAAAATCCTTTGGCATTATCATATAAACTATCATCTGCTTTTGCACTAATTGCTGATTCTATAACCTGAAGTCCAACTCTAGTTGATGGAGATTGATTATATTGATCAAGTATAATTGTTTGTTTAGTTACTTTTACAAAAGACCCTCTAATAAAATATACACCATCATCGATTGAAGCTGCAGAACCAGTGGTACATGCATTTAATGAAATTGTTGATGCAAGAGTTCCACCCTTATTAATTGTAGTATTGCCATAAGTAACTGAATCTTCAGCAACTAATATCTCACCATCTTGGAAGAAAGAAAAATCTCCAGTAGTAGCGGAATTTACATATTTTACATAAAAAGTATCATAATCTCTATCTGAAGTTGTTGCAGTAATATAATTAACTACCTTTGCTGTAACACCACTAGTTTGTCCTTTAAATCTTTTTCCTATTACATTCTTAGCATATACTGAAACATCCGTACCCAAATGTGTTGGATTTACCTGAACAGCATAATATTGTCCGTCAAATGTTACTGCACCAGGGATGACTAATGCACCCTCTTTGAACATATGACTACCAAAAGTCTCTACCTGATTCTGCATAATAGATTGCAGAGTAGATAGTTCCCGTGCTTGGACAGGATACCCAGGTTTAAATAAAACTCGATGATAACCCTTGTCAGAGTCAAAATCGTCGTAATAAGGACTTACATTAAGGTTAGTCTGTTGTGGCATCTTCTTAGAATTCTAATACGATTTTGATGTCTTCTTTTTGGCGTTCATTTCTTGTAATAGATGGTCTATTATCAAGGTAAATAATTTCACCCGTTCTTTTATTTATTTCAGGTCCAGCAAGACCACTTGTAAACTGTACGCCAAGATCCACAACTTTACCAGATGGAGTAGTTGTTGAGATTCCAGAAAAACCTGAATCTATGTTTACACTAAATCCGCTAGAGATGACAGCATCACCAGCAGCATTAAATTCGAGAACTTTCGCATCTCCACCAACACCAATATTATCAGTTTGGTCAAATATAGTAGGATGAAGATAAAGATTTCTATCTTGGAAATATTTAATTACTCTTGTAGTAACATCATATGAAGCAACATAACCTCTTGCAGTTCCAAATCCAGGTCTATTTTGTGTAATCTCAGAACCGACTGCAAGAGTCTGTGTGAGATCACCTGTAAACTTCAACGCACTAGCCGCAGAATATTCTGATGTATTAAGAACAGCAGTAGATCCAGCACCAGCAGCGACAGGATTTTTAACAACTCCAACTTGAGAGAATGTTGTGTCAGAAATGAAATCGTATGTAGAACTATCAAATCTAGTATAGATCAGAACCTTATCAGTTCCCAACTCTTTATAAAGATCATATCCATGACCTCTAGAAGGTGGAATGATAGGTGTTAATTTAGCAAACTTTGTAGCACTACCATTAATAGAAGAAAGATCAACCCTTCCATAACTATAACCTTGTCCTCCTGCAGTCACTTTTGCATAAGTTAATTGACCATTTGTATTGGTCTGAACTCGGACTTTACCCCCAGTTCCATCACCTAATATATCAACTTCAATAGGAGTTGCAAGGAATGAATAACCTTCACCTTGACCATCGATAGAAACAACCTTAATTTGGTTATTATTTACCGTTGAATCACCATTGTCCCTAACAACTTTAATTTCATTCTCAAGACTTGATGTCCATTCGTTAGGAACAGCAACATACTCAGTAGAATCGAATTTTACAATATCAGCAGGAGGGACTGTAAATAGATACTTCCACAAATATCCATCACCACTAACACCAGCAGCAGATGGTTCAAGATCAGTAAATGTGGGTTCGTCAAGAGAAGCACCTGCTGTAGATGTAATACCAGCAGATCCATTGTCAATACAAATATAAACCCTAAAGTCTTTATTGATTACATAATAGTTTGCAGAATACAGTCTACTAGAGTTAGAAACTAGTGACCTATTATTCACATCATAATCATGACGGTACATGTCATATGATGTACCTTTTGTCCATTGAACCTTTCGGACTAATCTACGAACATCTCCAGGAAGAACTTTTCTTCCAAACAACATAGTATCGTATACATGGTTTATGTAACTAATACTATCTGTGGGGGATGGTGGCTGAACCGTAGTACTGTTCCAAGTACTTGTTCGCCCATATCCAGTTTCTGTTGGATTGGCCAGACCTAAAAAAGTATAATAGGAATTATTTCCGCTAATCACCGAATCAACGAAATTATTAGCATTAATGATCCTAAATTGGTCTGTGATAATTGCAGCCATTACATCTGTAGAACTAAAGGTCTAACTTTTTTGTATTTATAGAAGTTTAGGCAGAGCTCCTGTTCCTCTATGCCCGACACCCCTTCGTAAAACTAGAGGGAAATTGCTAAGTTCGTTGTCATAAGACAGTCCCTTAACATCAAGACTGATTGGAGCAGCTGCTCTGCTGACATTTCCAAATCTTCCCCAAGTGAAGTGAGCGTAAGCGAATGCGGTTGATCCTACCCCAACCATGTCACTGGTATCTGAGTAAGATGCTATGTTTGCTGTAATGATGCCCTGACGACCATTATTACGGAAACTAATTGCACTCGCATAGTAAATATTATCTCCATAATGTGTACTGATAGAAACTATATCAGTATCATGTGAATCAATACTTGTTATAGCAGTTCCTACCGTATTGATGCCCGTTCCATATAATCTGAATGGATAGTTGGTTGACAATCCAGTAGCATCTCCTCCACTATTAACATAATCTTGGTTATCAATTAGGAGTTCAATTGCTAGATCTGTTCCTATACCAGCAGTGGTTCCTATACCAGTAACCACACCTATGTATCCTTGAACATCAGCAACTAATGGTTCAACACCAGATATATTTTCATAATTGACTCCAGGAGCTGCTGTTGTACCAAATCCAACAGGAGCAATAGCAAGTAATCCAAATGATTCTGCTAATTGATTATCAGTATCTCTAAAGTTACCAACAGTGTCAACAAAGACATAGTTATCAGTTGTTGTAAGAACACCAATAATATGACCTAATGGATTGATTTGAGCTTCAAATGAATCTCTTGCCTTAGAAACTAAGGAACCATCAACAAATAGATCCTTCTTCTGCTTAGTCCAAGTAAGTGGTTTGTAGTTATCATTACTAATACCTGGACCTTGATAGAATGGAGTTTCAACAGTAGCAGCACTATCAATCCTCTTAATAATTCTATTTTCGATCTGAGCAAAGTTTGACTGATCTTTAACAACCTTGTTGAGTTGCATTTCAGCACTCTTATCTAATCTTAAAGTATCACCAACCTTGATAGTTTCATTAATGTCGTAAATGTAACTATCTTGTCCTATTGTTCCTCTATAGAAGAAAATAACAACATTATCATTTACAGTTGGAGCACTAGAGAATTCTATAACAGAACCACCAGTAAAGATATAATTTTTATTTGGTTCTTGGACTACTCCGTTGATGAATACTAATAAAACAGTTGAGAGATCAATTTCTCTTGAATCTTGATCGTTTCTATCAATTTCAAAACTGACTAACTGAGATTGATAATAAAGTGGGAATCTCTTCTGATTTCCAGTTTGATTTGGTTTGATATTATCAAGATAATCAATATTACCAAACTGCCAAGAAGCAACTTGATCAGTGAATACTTCTATAACTTCAATTTCAAAGTCCTTATAATTATCACCCGCATTAGGATCTGTTGATAGACCAGCAACAGTAAATTTATCACCACGCTTAAATCCATAACCTTTCTTAGTGAATTCCCATTCTGTTACTTCTGCTAAAGTTGATCCAATACCAGTAGAAGTGGAAACACCTGCAATTTGAACACTAATAGAACAACCCACACCAGTTTCTGTTCCACCACCTATTCTGTATAAACCACGAATAGGCATATTCTCACCATCTGGTTCTGGAGCATGAACACAATCATATTCACCAGTATATCCAGTTCCACCAGCACCAATGCTGAATATTAAAGATCCACCAGCACCAACAACTGCATTAATTTGAGCACCTACTCCTCCAGTTGGAGAAGATACTGCAATACCAATAGTTCCTAGTCCAGTTTGATACCCAGAACCATATGTAAGTGGATGCCATTGAGCAACTTGACCACCACTAACATAAGAATGTGTAATAGTGTTAGGTCCAACATTCACCTTAAATGATCTATCAGAAATAATTCCTGCAACAGGATATGCTTCGTCAAAACTTGGGAATTTGTTACTAGTAACTCCAACCTGTACTGATCCACCACCAGTGTAATCATGCTGTACAGTAGAGAATCCAACGAATGTGGTAAATGATGTAGTATTTCCTACTGATCTAACTGTATAATGATAACCTTGAACTCCACTTGGATATGTCTTAGCTCCATATGCACATGTAACACCAATACCTTCAAATTTGAAATTCTCTGGAGTAACTAATCCATGATCCTTAGCAGTAAATCTTACAATTCCAGTTTCGGGATTGTATACTGCATTTGATACAGTTAGAGCAGCACCAGACCAAGCATCAACATATAAAGCACTAGCAATACCACTAACAAAACGATGGTTGAATCCACCACCAGTCTTAACAGCACCACTTTCTGCACTTACGAAAGTATGAGCATAATTTCCACCACTAATGACTGCATTTAATGCTTGATGACCACCCATAATATCAAAACGATGCTCACTAGTATCAGTTGCAATTCCTGCTTGGAATGTAATTGTTCCATTCTGTTTTCTAAGAGAATTTGCTACTGCACCAGCAAACTGATGAGTATACTGATCACCTGAATTGGACTTACCAACATTAAGAGTAATTGTAGTATTAGCAGTAGATCCAATAGATACCACTTTTCTGTGGATAGGATCTGTTAAACGAGGATATGTCTTCTGAGCAGTATTACCATCTCTATCACAAGTCATTGTAATAGAATCAGTGACAATACCAACCTTAAGATTATTTGCTACGGCAACGGCAACAGCAGCAGATCCAATAGTTAAGGTCATATCACCTGTAGTGCCGTTATAAGTTGCACCAGTAATATTTGCCCAAGTTAGGGTGGAAATACCAACATTAAGAGTAAACTGTGTTGTTGATGTAGTAGTAATACCAGTTGTTACACCACTGATAGGATCAGTTGAACGAGGATATGTATGATTACTACCATGATTATCCCTAGCACATGTCATAGTCAAGGAGTCATCATCAAGTGTAATAGTATCCCCAGTTGTCATTCCATGATAAGTAGCAAAACCTAGAGTTAGAACACCAGTAGAAGCAACATAAGAAACTGCATTAGGAGTTAATTCTTGTCCATTTGATGCACCACTCTTAACATTTACTGCACCTTCACTTGCACTTACAAATAGATGTGGATAATCTCCACCAAATTCAATAGCACTTGTTGCTGCACTTACAAAACTATGAGCGTATACATCACCAGATGCTGTCTTACCAACATCAACTACGAATGTGTTTAGAGTTGTGCTACCAATTGCTACCCAATCACCGCTAACTGGATCTGATGCTCTTGGATATGTGTGAACAGTAGCGTAATTATCTTGTGAACACTTAAGAGCAATAGAATTATTTTCAAATAATACATAATCACCATTCATCATTCCATGACCAGTTGCTGTAACAGTCATATTACCCGTTACAGGATTATAATCAGCATTTTCAATAGTATCTGCTGTATATCCAGCAGTAATCTTAACTGGTTGATCATAAGTTCTATCACGCTTCTGATCCATACTACCCACACCAGCACTAGCGAAGGTGTGATTATACGCACCACCACTGACGATTACAGATCTTGTAATACTATCCGATACACCAGATACAAAAGTATGTGTGGCGTTGTCATATGACCTCATACCATTCACTCTGAATGTATTTGTAGTCACATTAGAAACTTTAATCCAGTTATTGTGATAAGGATCCTTTGTTCTAGGATATGCATGAACAGACTTATTATTATCTCTAGTACATGTAAAGCTAACTGATCCATCATCAAACTTGACATAATCACCATTTGAAAGTCCATGATTGTTAGCTGTAACAGTCATGATACCAACAACAGGATCATAACTTGCACCAATTGGACTTAACTTATCATTAGGTACATGATGATGAGTTGATACATTACTTGATGGTTGACTTGGAAGTATCTGGAATGAAATAGTGCTTGCAGTAGTAGAAGCAATTGAAACTGCAGTATTGTAACCAACAGTATCAGTTGCTCTAGGATATCTGTGTACACTTTGATAAGTATCAAGACCACATCTAAATGCAAATGATTCAGGTGACAATCTTATGCTAGTACCAGTCATTAAAGTATGATCAGGTATAGTAACTGTCACAATACCAGCAGTGGGGTCATAGATCGCACTGGTGATACCAAAAGGTTGTATGGGTGACTTACCTACTTGAACTGCAAAACTAGTAGTTCCAATACCTGTAATAGGCATCCACTTACCACTATAAGGATCAGTAGATCTTGGATAAGACTTAGTAGATGTTCCACCATCCATATCACAAGTAAATCTAATAGAGTCGTTATCAAATCTTACAAAGTCTCCATCATGTATTAAACGACCACCAGGAATTACTGTGACTGTCATGATACCTACATTGGCATCATAAGTAGCACCATTAATGGTTTGAGTGTCAATAGTGCTTCTAGGATATGTTGAAGTAGATGCATAACCATCTGTTGCACATCTAAAGATTAAAGATCCGTCTTTTAACTTAATAGAAGTTCCATCTTTAAGTGCATGTTGACCAATCGTAGCAGTTACAATACCCGTAGATGGAGTGTAAGTTGCAGTAGTAATGCTGTAATTAACAGTAGGTGATGTTCCTACAGTTATTGCAATGCCTGTTGCAGTAGTTGATGCAACAGAAATAGCAGTATCAAAATATGGATCAGTTACTCTAGGATAGGACTTAGTGGTAGAAAGACCATCCATAGCACACTTAAAGTTAAGTGATTCTTGAGCAATCTTAATATTAGTACCCGACATAATGTTGTGAGATCCAACAGTCATCGTCATGATGCCAGCAATAGGATCATATACAGCATTTGTGGGTGTATATGTTACTTGAGTTGATATTCCAACATTAACATCAAATTCGTCTCTAGTTACATTGCGTATTTCTAAGAACTTATTGTTTATAGGATCAGATGATCTTGGATATAAATGGTTGGACTTATATCCATCCATTTCGCAAGTAAATGTCAATGCATTAGTTGCAATACCGACCATACTTGGATCAGAGAAACCGTGAGGGGTTACAGTAAGTACTGTTGCAATGCCACTGATATGGTCATAAACAAATGATGTTATACCAATAGTGTTACCATAACCAAGACCAGATTTACCAACATCAACTGTAAATTCAGTTTGAGATGTTGATGCAACAGACAACATTACATTGTGTGCAGGATCTGATGAGCGTGGATATGTATGAATAGTTGCGTGATTGTCCTTAGCACATGTAAACTTAAGAGTATTCGTTCCGATACCAACAAGATCGCCAACAGCGAATGGTTGATTTGCATCCTGAGAAGCAGAACTTCCTGTACTAATTCTTATAATTCCTGTTGCTCCACTGTAGTCAGCACTATAAACGCCATAACGAACATTAGTGGATATTCCAACGGGAAGTGTAATTGTAGTTGCTGTAGTCGATCCAATGGTCACTACAGTGTTATTAATTGGGTCAGTTGTACGAGGATATACATGATCTGTAGCATATCCATCTCTAGCACATCTAAAGGTTAAAGAACTTGTGATAATACCAACCTTAAGATTATTTGCTACAGCAGCAGCAACACCAGCAGATCCAATAGTTAATGTAAGATTACCAGTAGCACCATTATAATCACCAGCAGTAGGAGTAAAGTACTGTAAAGGTGTTGTGCCGACATTAATTGTAAATGAAGTTGTTGAAGTTACTGTAACAGCAGTTGTTATTCCAGAGATATAATCGGATCCAGACCGAGGATATGAATGAGTAGTTGCATAATTGTCTCTAGCACACTTGAAGAATAATGAATTGTTATCAAGTGTAATAGTATCACTTGTAGACATATTATGATTGCCACCAAATGTCAATGACAATACTCCAGTAGCAGGATCGTATGTTCCACTGCTAGGTGACTTCTGTGTTCCTGATTGAGAACCACTCTGTACATTAACTGCATTACTATTAGCACTTACCCATTGATGTGCATAACTTCCACCAAATTCAACAGAGTTTGATGAACTTGTTACCCATTGGTGTGGATAATTACCACCTACTTCTAAAGCAGAGTCTGCACCAGCATCAGAAATATAAGTATGCTGATATCCATTACATGTAAATTCTAAACCAACCAACTTAGCAAAATCTTCAACACCCAATCTATGATTCTGTGCGGTAGATACCGTTACAAATCCAGTTCTAGTATCGTAAATAGCACTTTCTACATTTATGAAGTCGTCTGTTGTTGATATACCAGTAATACCAGTAATAGCACCAGCTGCACCAGTGGTTACATGAACCTTAGCACCCTTAAATGGAGCATATCCTTGTCCTGGAGTAGAAGCAACAGAAACAATAATTCCACCTCTAGGCAATTGGTTCTGGTTGACATCATCCACATCAATTATTAAATCTGTATATCCAAACGAAGTAATACCTGTATAGTTAACACTAGCAATACCACCAAGACTTTGCTCAATAATCTTGAAGTTTGCAACACCTTCGTTGTTCTCACCAAATGGTGCTTGGAACATACTGTTAATAAACAGAACTCCATTACCACCAGTTGAACCAATACCAGTTACAGCAACACCTGTAGATGTTAGTGGGAATATATTTTCTAAACCATCAAAACCATCTGAGTTGTCATCAAATATTTGGTTAGTTGAATAATCTTGTCTTAAATAAGTTCTTCCACCAAATGATGCTCTAGGATAAGGTAGGTTGCCTGGGTCAATCATACCCAAGTCACCACCAAGAGGAGCATTTGTGAAATATATGTCACTATCAACTATATTGAAAGCACCTCTATAGATCCTTGCAGTTGATCCAGCAGAGTGTACTGTTGCGGAACTACCTACTGTTCCTCTTTCTACTTCAACAAGACTCCAAGTTCCAATACCAGTAATAGGTCCAGTAGTGGTACTACCAAAACCAACTGTTTGAACGATACTATACTCATCATCAATTTTTAATAAATCTCCAGAAGTAATTGTGCTTAAACCACTTAAAGCAAAACAAGTAACAAAACCATTAACGGCAACATCTAAATCATATGTAATAGATGTGTGAGAAAGTGGTTTTTGTACCAATCCGTTAAGAGCAATAATGGATTTAGAGTCTCTCTTATCCATCGTAAACTTATGAAGATTACCTTGACCAACTCCACTTGCAAAAGTAACCGCCTTTCCTACTCTAGCATCAGTAATTGATGTTGAGATATAGAACTGATTATTATTAGATTTAACAATATAACAGGTAGATGGAAGTACAGTAGATCCGTATCCAGTACTATACTCTAGAGAACTAGCAGCAAGTCCAACAATATTAGAATCTGGGAGATATGATACTTTTTCTGTATTAGAGAAGAAGTGCTTTAATGTAATAAGTCCCGTTCCTTTATCAATCTCATTAGCATTCTCAGGGTTAAATGCTCTTTGATAAATTGGAGTATTTTGATACTTTAATCCAAATTTTCTAATATTTCTATTGTTTATACCCAGATAAGTATTTTGGGTTACATTCTCAAATACTTGTCCGTAGTCAAATGAACCAATACCAACAAGAAGTCCATTAGGATCATTTTGTTTGTAAATTACTTCACTATAAGAGAAGATACTAACAATACCCGTTACTCCTGGATCTGGATAAAACTCTAAATTAACATTCTTACCACTAAATTCAGCACCAAATGAACCAACACCCGTGGTAGTTCCAACAGCAGCAATAGGCCCTTGAGATAAGAATGTATCTACTTTATGTGGATCAGATAAAACATAAATCTGATGGAATGTTTGAGTATTTCCATAAGATACAGAAACTGTAGATTTAAATGATAAATCGGTAAATGAAGTGATTCCGCATATAGTAGCAATTCCTGTTGTTGCAGAAGATCCTACAATAATTCTTCCACTTCTTTCTGATCCTTCTGGAGTAAATGGAATATTAAAGTGCTTAACAGAAGTAGTTCCATATCCAACAGGATTGAAGGACATAAACTTACATCTAAGATCAATACTCTGTGATTCGCTATGAATATAATTGAGTTTAACTACTCCACTATCAATCTCGGAAGTAAATGTTCCCATAAATTGTGGAGAAGATATTCCTCCAAGACTTTGCCTATTATTGAAAGAGGCAACTTCGGTCATATATGTGTCAGTGCCATCATGCTGTAATATCAACTCATGATAATCAACTTTGTTTTCAGATTTATTAATAACAGCAATATGCCCATGAGAACCAGCTAAATTGGCTGTATTAAATCCAACAATTTGAGTAGTTGTAGCAGTTCCTACACTAATATTAACACTTCTAACTTCTGCATTACCCAATGATGTTTGACCAGTACCAGTAGCATCAGCAAAACCTTGCTGCATTGCTTTAATATCATAATTGGTATCAAATGGTTCGTAAGGTTTGATTCTTACCTGAGTTTGACCATTATTAACATTATACTGAGCAAAGAATTCTCCGTATCCAGTAGCTAAACCAACTTGGTTTGTATTGTTAAGAGCACTCTTCTGAACCAAATAGGTATCACCACCAGATGTGATCAGAATCAACTCATTCATCTGATAATGATTTTTAAGTGGATCCTGTGCATCATGTATTGTTTGTACAAGATACCTAGAGAAATATCTACCAGCAAGAGTAGCAGCAATAACTCTACTATCACTCAAATCATTAGATTCATTACTAATGAATTGAGGACTAATATCATCATGCAAAAGAACTCTATTAGTCTTACATAGAATAAAGTCAGCAAGTCTTGTCTGCTTCAATTCTAAGAATTTAGAAAGATTATTTGCAGAATTGGCATCTCTAGAAATATCATAATTGTAGATAGCGTCAATTCTAAGTGGATCACTAACAAAATCAAGAACCAATCCACCAGCATCAGCAGCAGGAACAAATGATTCTCCAGCATCACCTTTTGTTAAAATCTGAGTATTTGCAAAGTTTTTAAATCCTGCAGGGTGTACTATATCATTAACATAAGTTATTAAATCCGCATATGTCTTTTCACTTTCTATAGCATAAGACATATTTTGATAATAATCATTATCTGGTAGGAATTGATTATTATCACCAATTAGTCCAATATTATCAGACCAACCTACATTAGTATCAATTGTAGATGAAATATCAAAATATCCATCAAATTCTGTTATAGCCTGTACTTCGCATACATCACCACTATTAGTTCCTGTTAATTGATCATCAATTTCAAGGTTTAGAGATCCACTAACAACCATAATACCAGTATTGGTATCAAGATCAGTCATTACCAAATCTGTATATAAATCACTGTTTCTTCTTAATGGTTCATTGATTCTAAATTCAGAGAATGACTTTAATGCACTAAATCTTGCAAGATCACCAGATTTTACAATCTGACCAAATCCAGGAACAACAGTTGCTCCAATTCCAGGATTAGTAGATAATCCAGTATAAGCGAATGTGACTTCTCTTGGATTAGTTGCACTATTATAATCAGCAATTTCAAAGTCAACAAATTTATAATCACCAGAGTTGAATCCATCTCCAGATCCAGCAGTAAATTCTATACCCTCAAGATAAACAATATCGCCAGCAGTGAAGGGTTCTGTATCATATCCAAGAATAGGAGTAGTAATCTTACATGTAAGAATTCCTACATCAGAAAATGCTTCAATAACACTAATTCCGTTACTATTTCTTAAAGGAGCAATACCATAATCGTTACCTGTTAATCCTCTAGGTTCAACAACAACATTAACCTTATTCACAGCAGAATCACTTAATTCCGCAGTAAGAAGACCGTTATTAACTATTTCTCCAGTTGTTTTATCATATACAGCAAGAGATGGTGCATTAAGGTATGATTTTCCACCAAAAGTTACACTTGCAGAGAGAACCTTACTTGCATTTTTAATTTGAAGAATCCTAGGCAAGAATGCATCTGGTTTTAATGTATTATCTGCAGGATAACCATAAACATCTGTAGGAACACTAACATCCTCCAATAGGTTGACATTATTCCCAAATAACTCTAATTCCGCACTAATACCACTAGATCCTATAGAAGTTACTGCAGGAAGCTTCTTATATCCAAATCCAGCATTATTAATCTTGATTTTTGATACACCACCAGTTGCTGCAACACCTATATGGGTATAATACAAATCCTCGCAATCAGATTGCGTATATCGAGATTTTTCTGGTTCCGCAACAATATTAGCAGTAAATGATGTTCCAGCAACCCCAGTAGCAATATATTGCTTTCCATTATATCCACTATTTGTATATTTTATCTGATTTCCGTATAATACATCAGTTTCACTAGTTGTGATGTATCCACCCTTTTCTATAGCATAATACAGAGTATTTTTAAGATTTTCGCTATAATTAATCTGCTTATATGCCATATCAGCAGGATTGGTGGTTCCAACACCAACAGTACCAAAACCAACAACTTCTAGATTTGATGTAAGTCCTGTTCCAACATATTCGTTGAAAGTATTCTTATCATAGAAGAATTTGAGATTTGCTCCAGAAAGACTGGTATCATTGAGGTCAAATATAATATTATTATTACGGAATACTGAAACTGGTGGATTTATAGGATTAATAGTTTGTCCACTAAATCCTGTAGAATTAAATCCGACAATTTCTGGTGGATTTGTTTTTAACTGTTTATCAGTGTTACATAACTGGAATGTGTCATCATCAATTTTATAGACGAAATATGGTCTCTGTTCTAATCCACCAGGAAGTTTAGACGAATCTCCACCAGCACCATAGAGCAGAACCTTAAATCCTGTCTCTAGAGCATGATCCTGTATAGTGATTATGCTAGTTGTGCTATTAACTCCGCTTGTAGGTATCTCAAGAGGATTGATAATTGTATATCCATCAATAAGTTTAACAGTAGCTCTTGTAGAAGTACCAATACCAGTTGTCAATCCAGTATTAACTATTAGATTAAATCTATCATTTTCTTCCAATCCATGATTCTTGGTTGTCTGAACTGTTACTTGACTTCTTCTAACGGTAGCAGATTCTTGCCTATAATTTGAAACAAACGAATAATTCGCTTTATCAGCACCTGTTGTAGTAAAGAATAAATCTGGACCACTTGTATTAGTTTTAAGACCAATAGTATCTGCTGTTTTATTAATAACATAATAATCACCACTCAAAGCACTTGGAGCAGTATACGGACTTATAGAATCAGTAACAAATAGATCAGTATTACCTCGCTTATCAAAAGTAACCTTATCATTATCTAAGAAACCATGATTAGGTAAATGTATAGACTGTGCAAGAATTGATCTCTCTTTAGTAACTCCATTAAGAGATACATTTACACTAGTAGAAATTCCAACTGTAGTTCCTACACCAACTGCTTCTTTGGGGTTAAAGTATATTAAATTTTGGAACTTAGATTCAAAAGGATTTACTTCTAGAGGAACTGTAAATTCACTAGTAAAGAATGTGACCGCAGCTCCTGTTGCAGCAGTGGTAAATCCAGCATATCTTTCAATTCTAACAATTTTCTCATTAGGGTAGAAACTAAGAATACGAGCAGTCTCTGTACCAATACCAATAGAATCCCCTACAGCAATATTAGGTGGAACAAATTCAACCTTTAGATCTGTAATAATACCAGTATATCCATTGTCTCTTAATGATGATCCATAAGATGCAACAGCAATTTTATGGAATCCATCCAATCCCTTGATGTAAGTGGAAATACCAGTAATTCTTACTGTATCTGACCCAGTAAATTCATGATACGGAGATGATTTAAAAACAACACCCTGTCTCGTATGTTTGATAGGAAGATCTGATAATGTAGTTACAGAACTAGTGATATTATCAATTGGTTCTCCATAAAGCTGCTGAACTTCCGCATCTACACCAACACCATTAGTACCAGTTTCATCAAAGATTAATTTATCACCAATACTATAACCAGATCCACCAGTTAAAATATTAATGCTTTCTATAGAACCCTCTAGTAAATTACTTGGGTTTGAGACTTGGTTATTAGTGTTATATGGTTGGAAAACATAATCATAAGAAACACCATCACCAAATAAACCATAAGGTTGCGTATTTCTTACAAGAGAAGATCCAGCAAAATCAAAATTAGTTTGATCAATTAATTGACCCTTAACAGTATTTTCTTCAATAGCTTGAGATCTATAAGTGTTACCAATGAAGAATGGGAACTGAGGATCATTTAAAAGATCTACAGTAGCGAAATAACCATACACTCCTTGAGGAAAATCAGGAGTTTTAGTGTATCTACCATTATGCTCATCTAAATCACCATTTCCAGTGTAAACATAATCATCTATAAAGTATCCATAAGGGAATTGTGATGATGGAGGTCTATTTTCAATACTTGCAGCTGAAATTTCATAGCTGGACTCCATTTTCTTGACATTAGACTGAATATTGTTGGTATCAACTAATCCATAAGGTCCATATACGGGATTTCCGTCATATGCCCATCCAATTATAGGAGAATGTCCAGATCCATCATCTCCAAAGAATGACCTAACAGAATTACCATATCCAACAACATTAACCGCTAAACCATCCCCAATGGGTTGTAGATAGTCCATTTCGGACTGATCTAAGCGATACGCCTTATTAACAGTAAGAGCTCTTACAGACGCTTCTGCCCTAAACTCAGAACCAACAGGTACGACATTAACACTAGTATTAGTATCTGCGTATCCAACACCACCAGATATGACCTTCACATCCGTAATCTTTCCAGCATCATTAACAATAGATCTTAAAATTGCACCAGTCGATGTTGTTGCTGCACTAACTACATTAAGATCAGGTGGTCCTACATAACCACTTCCTCCATTAGCAACATAAGCATCAGTAATTGTTCCATTTGAGATAATAAGACCAATTTGCCCCAATCTACCAAAAGGAATATTGATAATTGGTGGATTTGGGAAGTTTAAAATTGTAGATCCGTAGTTTGCACCCTGCTCATACATTAAAATCTCTTTAATGTTACCCCTAACAACTGGAGTTGCAGTAAGTTCTCGTTCTTGCTGATCTTTAGTTAATACTTTAACCTTACATACGATTGGTGGATATTTGAAATGATGATATCCTGTACCAATACCAGTAGAATCTAAAAATATATTTTGACGATTGATATAATTGGTTTCAGTCGGTTCACGATCACCTTTATTTCCTGCTTCCGCAAGTCTGAACTTATCTTTGTCTATCTTTAGTACTTGATACTGTTTTGTTGTACTAAGACCTGTTATGATCGGATTTACATTATTATCATACTCCAATACATCTCCATCGGTCAATCCATGATTAATAAATTCAATAGAATCATTAAAAGTATTAATTCCGACAGATTTAACAAATAAATTTCTATTTGAGTAATTTGATCCGACTTCTTCTACAGCAACTCTACTAATTGTGCGGTTTTTATCAAAAGTACGGAAAATATGAAGACCTGCATTAGATTGAGCAGCATTTTCATCAATTAATATTGTATTAATACCAATAACTGCATCACTCTTCCTATTATGAAGAGAAAAGACCTTAGAATTCCAAACATTTATATAATAATCCTGACCACTGAATAATGTTAATGAATCAGAAGAAGATCCAGTTGTAGCAATACCAATATTAGATCCACCATTATTATTGTATACTATCCTATCTCCAGTTAAGAAATTATGATCTTTATCTAAATTGAATGTATTGTAAGTTGCACTAACATCTCCACCGAGATTAGTACTAATACCATTAAAATATACTTGTCTAAATCGTTCTTCAATTAGTGCTCTACCTACAGCACCACTTCCATTACCACCATATATCTCAACACTAATGACTTTATCAAGGTCATAATCAGATGGATCGATAACAATACTCGATACAATTCCACTTAAAACTGGAACTGCTCCAGCAGTATTTGCAACACTTACCGCAGCATCAGTAATAGTAATGTTTGGAGCTGCTTGAACATCATATAATATACCACTATTGATAACATTTAAGTTATCTACAGGTCCATAGAATATCTGATCAGCACCTTTATAGTTTAATACCTCAATACCATTAATAAGCATTGCAGTATTGCCATCTACGGTAACTTCAGAGGTAGTTTGACCTTCTTTACCACTCTTAAGTTGTTGCTCTAGAATAAACCTCTTTATTGGTCTTGCAGGGAAGATATTTCTAGTTCCTTGAGTTGCAAGAATAAAATCGTGTCTACCTACAGTTGTAGATGGAGCAGTGAAGTAAGTTGGTAGATTTGCTTTAATAAATGAGCGAGATGCGTATAATTTAATCTGATTAGGACTACCTAGAACTTCTACAAAATAACTTGGTGAAGATAATCCACCAATAACCTCAGTTCCTGGATCTGGAGCATATATTACTTCATCTCCAGTTTCAAATGGAACATCAGTTGCAAAAGAAATAATACTATATTTGTTCTCTACGCTATTATATCCATCCCAGTTTCCCCCACCAAGAGAAGGATTATTTAAAACTGCATGTATTCTATCTGCTTTAATAGTATAACTGGGAAGAGAACTAGAAGCAACATACGCTTCCCTCTTTCCTGATTCAGATTTAGACTCATCAACAATATATGCGTTATTAATATCAGTTAATAACTGATCTTGTCCACCTTTAACTGGTACAATTGATGATTTTACTTTATCTTGCAGTCTTCGGATATCATAATCTAAACTTATATCAAGAGTAGGAATAGTACCATCTAAACTAATAGATTTAGCACTTGCGTTGATTGATGCAACAATTAGCGAAGGTGCAACAACAACTTCACTATTTCTACGCAAAATTTCAATTCTATCACCAGTTTTAAGACTACTTTTCTCAATATTACCAACAAGAGTGAAATTAGATCCACCCCAATTTGATATTTGATATCTAGAGGATGTATTGTAGATCCAACTATTGAAAAAGACCTCATCATAAGTCTTATTGATGTTAGGGTTGGAAATATACCTTCCTAAGTTCTTAACCTTAATATCTGAAGTAGATTTAAGGTTACGGAGAGATCTACTAGTGATAAAATCAGAAAGTACGCCAGTTAGACGCATTTCTACCTTTTTGCTAGAATCTCCGTCCTCAAAACCATGAACAACATTAAAAGTAGATACTGTACTGTTACTTGGAATTTCAATACTTACTGAAGGAGTAACATCAAAGAATTGATTGATACTTTTGGATCCATAAGTGAATGTTTGGTAAAATGATGTTCCAATTTCACCAACTTTAATATTACCAATGCTAGAAAAACCAATTGTAGAGTCTACAGTGATAACAGACGCACCAATTCCAATTTTTCCAACATTATTACTTCGTCCAGGTACTATGAAAGTACCATCAGTCAAACCTCGTTCTTCAAATCCTGTAAATAGCGAAAGTTTATAATAATCTTCTCTAATATTGGATACTTCAGAAATAGGACCAGAAGCTTCGTTAAATTGAGGGTTTGTTGGATCGTTATCCTGAAAAAGTGTCTGACCAACTAATTTCGAGGGATCACCCGATATTAATTGCACAGAAACCGTTCTTCTACGCAAATAATTGGCAAAAGATGGTTTAATTAGGTATTTCTCAAGATCGTTGATCTTTGGGTCAACTCCAAACAGTGCTTTAAAGAGAATCTTAAAGGATGCACGAGTTCCTTTTGCTTCATATAGACTTCTTGCTTCTTTTATGAAATTATTAACATCTAATTGGGGTGAAAGCGTTACTCCTTCTAATCCTGGAGTATACATCGCTTTCAAGTTCTTATAAAATTCTTTTAAGAATAAAGAACTTAAATTAACTACATTTGCACCAGTTGTATGAACTCCTGCAACAGTTTGTTCCCATACTAGGGCAGAAGGATCATTTTGTTTGGTAAATGTGGAAATTCCACTAAAACCACGCCAAACACCAGTAAAACTATTAGTGGTTAAACCAGTATATCCGCAAATTTCATCATCAATCTTAAAAAGACCGTGTTTTTGTGGATATCCATCAGTACTATCAACAGTTATAGTAGTATCTGTTGATGAAATAGTACCAACAAGAGTAGTTGTACCTCTTATTACATCAGTAGTTAAATTATCTACCTTAATATACGCATCAATATTCTCCGCAATATCTGCAGGTCCACCTTGGAAGTCTTGAGAAATATAATACTGCTCTAAGAATTTGGAAAACAGAGGATTCTCTGATTTGGCAAATTCAGGTATTAGTTCGCTAACGACCTGATAAGTTTTTACCCTAGGACTTAAGGGAGAATATGTTTCGATCATTCTACTGTCTAATTAGCGATCCGTTAGAGTAACTAGAGGTGACTTTATATCCTATGCCAGAGATTTGCTGACCAGAAGATATAGTGTCTCTGACGATATTTATCGTAGTATTTGACATGTCTAAACTTAGGTAAATGTCCTTTAATCCGATAATATCATTAGATTCGGGGTATGCTTGTATTTCAACTACATCATTTGTCTTAACTGTTGATGATATATTAACAGTATTGAGCAAAACTTCACCTTTTGTATAATCTACAGTACCTGCAGACTTAACAACAACAACTGCATCATCTTCAGCAGAAGCAGCAGGTTTAAATATGGCAATATCACCATATCGACCATCCCCTCTCGGTATATCTGTTAAATATACCTCACCATCAATATCTGTAATGCTAAATCCAGTAGATTTAATGGTTCCACCACCAGTTTTGATGTTAAATTGGTTACCAAAGCATAATTCATACTGAGCCGACTGATTTAAGAGTGCTTTTAGGTCTCTGCGAATAGTAACTCGTGTAATATTGGAAGTAATTGCAGGATCTGTCTCATCAACGATTCTTTGACTCTCAGAATACTTAAATCTACCCCCAAATGCATTCAAATTAGCAGATTTTCCATACTCTGTAAGAGAAGTAGTAACTTCTGCCTTAAGTTGGTCTTTATCATCAATAATACTGTTATTGTAATAGACATAACTGTCTAATTCTACATATAGAATCTTTAAATCTTCAATTCTTTGGTTAATACCTGCAATTGCATACTGTTTAAGATCATTTAGGATGTTCTGCTTGGTAAAGTCAGATAGAAATGTACCATTTTTAGGTTTTATGCTTAAAACAACCGTTCCAAATTCAGGTGGATCCAATTCCTCACCACCAACTACGGAAACGGACTCCGTATTTGGATAAACAGACTGTATAATAGCCTCATAATCCCTAGGTGTAACCGCCCTGTTCTGTGCGGAGTACATTCTAGGGGCAAAATACCGAATAGAGTCAATTTGTTCAATATCCGACCCATTCCTAGCGGTTTGAGTAGCAGTTATTTGAACAAGACTGGTCGATGAAAGAGAATTTCCAGCATCATCTACAATATTTCCCGAAAAACTGAAGAATTTTCCTTCATTTCCCTCTTTTCCATCTGTTACTATGTAAGATATACTAATTTCATCGCCAAGTTCGAGTTTTTTACCAAAAAGACCATCTCCAAAGAGCAATTCATAGGTCTCATTCTTGACTTCTTGTACCAAATACACATTTGATACAGAAGTTACATCAATAATATTATCAATTCTTGAAAATGCTAGTCCTGCAGAGGATCCAGACTTCTTAACAGTAACTCTGAGAGTGTCTAAATCGACAAATGAGTTCTCAAGAACGAATCTTTGGTCAGAACTACCATTTACAGTAAACTTTTTAGTTAAAAGTGTACCTTGATAGACATTTAAACCAGAAAATGATGCTGTTCTAGGTGAATTATTTCCACTTATGCCTCCAGCATCTAAAGGACTATTAACAGTTACATCTTCTGGGACAGAAAAAACATAACTTGTATTATTTACAGCACCAACTAACGCTAAACCTTGCTTTAAAGTGACCGTATTACTATTTCCAGTGAATTTATAATCAAAATTAACTACTGCTTGAGCACATTTTCGTGATCTGGGTACATATCCTATATTCCTTGCTAAAGAAACTACATTCTCTCGGAGTGTCGCTGAATCCAGAAAGGACTCATTAGCAACCATATTGGTATTAAACGCCGTTATATACGAATTATACGCTAATATATCGACAATAATCGACATATTCGACCCTTCAAAGTCATAATCTTTGAAATCAGAGTTAGCTCTTAGGTAATCTTTAACAGATTCCTTGATTTCATTAAAATTTAAATTAGTAAATTTGGTGAATGGCATTCTTATTACCTAGATGATTCCAACATAAAGTCAAATTCTTGACTTGGGAAGTCTTGACCTATAATATCGTATGTAATAAACACTTCAAATGTGTTATCGTTGGGTCTAGGTTCAACCTTCACTGCAGTATTATCAATCCGACCTTCAAACCCCTTTAAAACATCAAAAATTTGCTGAGTTATGACACTTGCAGTACCATAATCAACAAAATCAAATAGTGATCTAGTCACATCTGTACCAAGATTAGACGAGAATGGTCTTTCGCCACCTATGGTCTGAATCAAATTCCTTACAGCTCTCTTTATCGCATCCTCATTTTTAAGGACTCTCACATCTCCAGAAACAGGGTGTGGCAAAAAAGAAAGATCTATATCTTTAAATGCCTTGGAATTTGACTCAGCCATACATTGGCTCTAGGTATCGAGATTATTTATACCCGATTAAGCAGACTCGTCATTATAAGGTCCACCCATATCCACTTTTCCCGCTATCGGATCACTTTTAAAAGGCTCTCCTTCTAGCATATCAAGTACTTTTTGACATCTATTAGAAGCACCTTCATGATACCTACCCCTATCTCTAATACTATTCATTATAGTATTGTATATGTCGTATTCAGATGCTTCCGAATTGATCACATCAAAGATAGCATCGTCTAATGCAGAGAGAGCATAGTCTTCCCATTTAGTGTTGTCACTAATTAACTCTAATTTACGACTCATTTGCCCTGCCCCTTATACTGTTTCCGAGCAGCGTTTCGGGCGGTGCTAGAAAATTTTGAGTTCTTTCCTTGTCCTTGTCGAGTCTTTTTGGGTTTAGATTCAATAAAACTACCAGACAATGATGTGTATACTTTAGCCATTGAGCTCCTTCATAGTGTATGATATTGTAGACGGATCTGGGGAACCACACTCATAGAAATCCTGAGCATAATCCCCCATTAGATCCAAAAATACAGTTTCACTTATATCGGTGTGTTTCTCAACGCCCTTGATATAGATTGTGTAAACTGTCTTTGACATTTAGATGACTCTCATCTTCTCGTGACCAACCCTGACACGAGGATCGCACCATATCTCGAATCCTGCTTCTATAGCATCGAGACAGAAACTCACATCTTCTCCACACATATCCTGAACATCACCTGATTCAAAGACTTGCATCTTAGGAGCGAACCAAGGATACTTCATCTCTGGATGTTCAAATACACCCTTCTTAATTAATGTCCATCCGAAACCTGTGTAGTCTACAGTAAATGGCTTCTTACGCTTAGTCATTGTCTCACCAGTTTCGTGATTCATGACTCCACCATTATTACGGAAGTCGCCTTCATCTAACCAATGAGCAACACTAGTAGTACGACCATCTTCTGTCATGTACCAACCAGCAGCAATATCCTTGTCCATAAGAACAAGTTGTAAGAACTTCTCTGTTCCATAGACGATATCACTATCAATCCATAGTTGGTAGTCGTAGTTTAACTTACCGTCCCAGGGTACTTGCTCTGGTCCCCTTAATACATTTGCCCCAAGACACTTACATCTAGCAAAGTTAACCATACTAGAGTAATCTTGCGATATCTGAATACTTGCACCATGTTGTACCAAATCAAAACAGAGTTGTACGAAACTCTTTAAGAACTGAAAGGAACATCCACGACCAGGCATACAGAATACAATTGCCTTTCCTTTTAACATCTCCCATGCTGCGTCATAGTCCCATTCGGGTTCAGCAGACTTTTTCGGCGTTTTCGCCTTTACAGTAAATCCTTTAGCCATAATGATTAATGTACTTCAGTTATTATAACAGTATTATGTATGATAGTCAATCCTCATCTTTTTCTTCGAGGAATACACCATCACTCTCTACGGACATAGTTATAGTACTACCCTCATACCAATCAAGGTCGTTGCATATGCTCTCAGGCAAATCTAAGACAAGTTTATCTTCTACAGGGTCGAACCTAATAGCAACTTTTATATTATGGGTATTTTTTTTCACTCAAACGAAACCTGTGTGTCGTTTTTATATATTGGATATTTTTTTTCTAGAGAGATATAGCAAGGTCGATCTGGGTCGTTTATAGCTTACAAAGGTTCCTTCGATTTAAACCGCATCACGCCACACCACGATATAACATAAGGGCGAACATACTGTCAATTAGTGTTAATTAGTGAGTGTAATATGCATAATGCTTGTTACATAGTGCCTCTAATCTATCTGGGCGTGAGTAACAATCAAGGTCATCATATTCATCATAATTGTTGTTAGTAACTGTGTGCTCGCTATGTATCATCGAGCAGTGCCAATCTTCCATACCATGATGATAAGAATCTGACATGTGATTGCAGTCCTTCAGTGTTATTATCTGTATTATAGCATGATGATAGTCAGGTGTCAATGATTGCCTCTGAATTGTTTATAAGAACTGTCAGGATATTGTGACCTGTATGTTGACAATAACTCGACTCCATGTTACGCTCGCTTAGGTGACACTTACTCCGCACATTTATAACGCTAATTAACACATAGTAATCACACAGTTAATAACATTTATCACTCGAAGAATAAAACACAGATATACATTTATAAAGGTATTTAATAACTTTCCGCATACACTAACTAACCCCTCATGTATGCCCCTTATATGACATCCAGAGAGGTGTAATTAGCACTTAGGTTATTGTATATCACTGTACCTATTCTCTTGTGCTTTGTACATATCAGCGTATGTAATTTCGTCACTAACTAACACTAACTGTTCTTGCTCTTTAGGATAAACTAAGAGACAACATTTAGTGAATTCATGTAAAGAATGGGGGCAATCATTCTTTCTTAGACTAATACAAACTGTGATGTAATCGTCACAGATAAATTCAACTATTCCTTCGAGATTGTCGGGGAGTTTGACTCTTTGACCTCGTGTGAATTGTTGCATTGTAATTGATAATCAGTAGAGTCTAATAAATCCACTATGTGTGAAGGAAGAGTTGCATTATCTTTTGTCCATGCACTCTTATAATTGATGATTAGCACCTTAAGTAATGACAACTGTGCATGACTAAGTTGTACATTGTAGAGTTGATTGTCCATTAGATTGTGTTATTTTTAGGGGCGAAATCGCTCATGATTAGTTGTTACTTACTCTTACTACATTACACTCCTCAATATCAATATCCTCCTCTATTATACCACATATTCTTGTAATTTCCTTTCTTGAACTTGCTTCACAATGTAACAACCAACCGTCAAATTGTTCTGTATATTCTTTATCTTCTATGAGTGATATTCCCAACTCATCTTCATATTTAGTGATGAAATTAACCACTGAATATTGATTGAAATTGTTGTCAAATACGACCTCTAAAATAGCACTAACTCCATTGAACATTGTGATGCCTTCTTGCAACTTAGCAATAGACAGTTTTGTACTCTTTCTTGGCATGATTAGTCCTCCTGTGTGATAAATTGGGCGGGCATATACTCTGAGGTTACTTTATAACCACAGTCCTTAATATACTCTCTTACTTGATAATAAAACTCATCACGAGATATTAACATTTTCTTCTGCTTATCACCTCTGAATGATAATACTTTAAGCATACGATTGCTTATCAATTTGTTATCCCATGTTTTAACAGGATAGAAATCAACGACCATATTGCCGTCCTTACTTGTTATTTCCATAATAAAATCCTCCTTCTTGGTTTACATTTTCAACTGCCACGATTTCACCAGTTTGTTGATAATGAGCATCGGCAATTTGACATGCTTCATTATAACTTTTAGTGAAGAATACTGGTGATTTGAATACAACGAACATCATTTAATCTCCATAATAGGTTGTTGTTTTGTCTTGGTTGATTGTAGGTAGATCATTGTTAACCAAGCGAACACATTGTAAGACCAAAATAACACATAAACCATTAGGATAACCCCCAGTTAATTGTTAAATAGTCATCATCATGTAGTCTGTTAAGTTCATCTTTATCTTCACATTCAAAGATGAATTCTTCACAGAAATACTCTACAGATATGCCTCCTAACTCTTCACAAGCACGAAGCAAATCACCAATTTGATTGTTAGTTAGTTCGAGAATATCAATGCAATATGCAATGTCTCTTTCTAATTGTGCCATTAATTGTTTGTTCATAGTGGGAAGTTCTCCTGATAAGTGAATAGTTCTTGATACAGATTAGATGAATAAGTATTCATTTTATCTCTGAAAGTGGTCTCCCTTTGTGTTTGTTTGGGGGTGGCACTTGTTGAGAATTTGTCTGCATGATTGGAAAAGAAAGAAAATAACATAGAGAGTGAAATCATAATAAAAACGATTACACTTTTGAGGTGTAATCGTATTGTAGTTTTATGCAATTTGTAGAGAATCTGCATCTACTAAGATCATACCATCAACGAAATCTTCAGTTTGTCCGTTATAACTAACGAACCACTCAAATTTCTTTTGAAATACTCTGCAACCGTACTTAACCTCGTCTAAAATAGCATTTAGTCGTGATTTTGTCGTTACTGTTTCATAACCACATGATGACAATTTGACAGCATTTGTGTTATGATCTAGAGTAGCAATTTGATGACCATGTAGATAAACAGAAGAGCAATTTGTGTTTTCGTTGTAACTAACTGAAGTGTTAGATCCTGCCCAGTTTGACTTGTTGGAAAGAGCGAAATTCATTTGCTTTTCAAGTTTTCTCATAGGTTGTTTGGTTGACTACTCTATTATAATACATGAAAAAACCCCCTAATGGGGGTTTGATGTGACACTTTGTTGACTGGTCTTACTCTGCACTCTCAACGAGTTCTTGCAATACTGCTAAGACTTCGTTGCCTGTTTTACAATCATAAAAGAATGATTCAATGTCAATGTTAGCGAAAGGAACAGATTGTAGAGTCATTTGTGTTAATTAGGATTTGGCATTTTAAGCAGTTTAGAGTCATACTTAAGGACTAAGAGTTTGTATCAATTATTGACACATATCTTCAAATCTTCGTTTAGCAATAGTCTCGCATTGTTCCTCACTAAATGTTGGAAACTCTTCGAGTACTTCTTCAAACAAAGTTTCAAGAATTGATTCATGATGTAGAGTGCTCATTGTTAAACTCCGAGGTCTAATAGTAGATCTTTTAGATAATCTTCAGCACAATCTTGTGCATCATAAATGTTATCAAAAGAACCGAGATCAACCTGATCTCCAACGATACAACCTTTTGAATCGTCATAAATCATAGTACGAACTTTGAAAGTATCGCCACCGTAGTGATAGATTGCTAGATTTGGATCTAGATCGTTTGATCTACGGTAAGAGTCAAACATAGAGGTGCGGACACCTAAAGACCACTCAAAACCTAGGTAATCGTCACATAGGTTGATGGACTGTGAAAAAAGAGATTTAGTAATTGAATTATTCATACCTATAGTATGACACAGAATAGGGCAAAAATCAAGCGATCTTGTGCCAGTTTGTCAAGTGACTGCCTCCTTGTGAATTTGGTCATGTACTGAATTATAATTAACAACGGTAATCTCTGAGGTTACATTATCAACTAACTCATCATATATTTCATCATCTAGTGTTAAACTAATTTCATCTTTTAATTCACTATCTGTTAGTTTCTCACAGAAATTAGTTAGATCTTCTGATACATAAGAGATTAAATCTTTCATGCTCATACTATCAACTAAGAGGTCAACATATTGTTCAATTAGTTCATCTTTCTGAGAAGAATTGAGTTGAGTCATCTACCATAACCTCCAAAGTTTTTGATTGCAATGTATAAAAGTATGCTGATACATACCCATACAATAAATGATGTCATTAGTTGGCAATTTCCTCCAATTGTGTAATTAATGGTTGCAATTCTGCCATTTCGTTATCACTCAAGTCTATTGCCATTTGTTCATAACACCAAAGCAATAAGTCTGCTTGATGATGATTTATTTCGACAAATTGTGATCTTAAAGTGTCATTAGACATTTGAGTTTGAGATGAAAGAAACGACATAACTATTTAACCTCTATTATAATAATTGAAAACATGCTATTTGTCATCCTATTGTGTGCAACTTGTGTAACTGTCACTATACCTCCAAATATGTAGATTTGTTACTAATTATTCTACCAACTGGCAGAAATACCTGATCTAGACTATCATAAACTGTAACTGGTTCTAACAGTACATCTTCATCTAAAGATTGTAATTCTGTTAGTAAATCAAGGTAGGTCATGTGTCCTACTTCGTTATCATGTTCTATGATAACTTTCGCATCTAATTCACTATTAGTGGCATTAGGATTTGCTGATTGTTGATAGATAGTCATGCTAATCTCCATGATGTTTTGTTTACTGAAGACCTGCAAGTTTGGCAGGTTAATGCACTCCAAGAGAAGTGAAATACTCGTGCTTCGTTGTTACATAGTGGGCAAACTATTTGCTTCCCATTAACACCAGCACGAGTGTATTTGTTCACATTAGTCATTGATTTGTTTGCGAATGTTGCACTCTATTTCTTTTAAATATCGTGCTTTTCCTGGAGTCTTAGATGTTACTATTATAGCACCATTTTGACCATGCCAAGTATAATGTTTACCGACTCTTTCGAGTTTGTAATTATACTTTTTCATCAATTTTCTAAGGTCTTTACATACTTTTAGTGCCATTAATCTATCCCATAATGATTAACAATAATGTCCTCAAGTTCATTAATTTCGAGTTCAGTACATTTGTAAATGTATTCATCTAAAATATAACCTAAGAGTGAATCATTCTCATCTCTAAGTTTATACTCCTCAAATTCTTCCTTCACTATTTCATACAAATCTCTAACAACTTCCTTCCTTCTTTGTAACTGTGCTGGTGTTGATTTGAGTCCGTTCATTGTTAGTTACGCTCCTTTGTGTGATAATGAACCTGAATAATCTTTCTTATTTAATATTTCACACTTGTAAATGTCTAAGAGTAAACTAACATTAACTCCCTCCCAATCTTCCCAGTTTGAAACATAATCTTCGAGTTCAAAATCAGCAGTACCATCAATATATGACGGTGCAGATTTCAACTCTAAATCATCATCAACCCAGAAATGTCTTCCAAAAAATTCACTTTGATACATGATTAAATCCTCATAGGTTTACAATAGTGTCCCAGACTGAGATATAGTTTCTCAACCAATCTCTCTGGTAACTTGTTAATTTACCATCAGAATCACCGTATAAAATATCATCTGCACTCATAAACTCTAAGTTGTACTTAGTGCAGAAATCTTCTAAACAATCTGATAACAAATCAAGTTGATTAAATGCTGACATATTATAATCCCCCTATCTTAAATATAGATAACCACCTGCCCAATCAGCACATTGATAACACTTAATGCGTGATTGTTCATCTAATAAATTATATCTTACTATCTTTGCTGGTGATTTCCAACCTGCTGGTTTGTATACATCACCTGTAGTTTTATCAACAAATGCGTGTACTGAATTGTCTTGAATTATCTTTAAATATCTTCTACCAGTTTCAATAGTAAATGTTAACTTGTTGCCTGAATTTGGATACTGTTGAATGTAATGTTGCTCAAGTATTTGTGTTAGAAACTTGGTATAATTAAGAACATCCGCTTGTTGTGCTTTGACATCAGTTGGGGCAGTTCTAACACCTCGTTGATCTAACTCAATGGGTGGAGTGTTTGGCATTAATCACCTTTTGTTGTGTACTTACATAGTATAACCCCTTACAAGTGTTTTTGTAAGGGGTCATGTGACACTTCTTAAACTGTTTGACTCTTGCCTTGGCACTTCTTAGTGCCTGTGGTCTTAAAGTCCTTTTCTGTTCTTTTTTACTGTGGTGTTGCCAATTTGGTACATTCATGTTATCCTCCTAGAGGGAATTCACCCTCTTGATGTCAACATTGCCATACTGTTCTAGTATTAATTGTTTAGCACCATCAGGATTATTAGAGTTTACAATAACACTTTGTAATCCATGATTAGGGTGATAAAATACTACTTCTTGTTTGCGAATTTCAAAAAACATGATGTTACTTAGCAGGTACAGTTGTTAGGATTTTGTCTATTGAAGCATTTGGATTGCTTGCAATAAATGATGATTTAGCATCATCTGGTGTTTCAGCAATAATAGTAGATTCTAATGTAGAACCACCGTTATTCTTATAATAAATTGTGTGTAAATACTTTGCCATTGTTAATATGCGAATGAGTGAGCAGGGAGACCATCTTCAAAGATTAATTCAATTATCTTTTGTAGTCTATTCCTAGTTGCCAGAGATGCTTTACCGCATAATGGCACAGTTACGACTCCATGAGATTTACGATATAATTGATAATTACCAGCAGCAATATTACCGTTGGCAATATCTTTTGCGTCATCTTTATGTAGGCGAATAACTCTACCTATTGTCTGTGCCATTTCAATAACAGGTAGATTTCTTAATAGAATAGTATGAGTTAATCCTGGAACATTGATCCCTTCAGATAATATTGAGTAATGAAATACGATAAACTTTTTATCATCATCCTTACCCCAATCTGTTAGAGTTTGAAAGAATTTATCCCTACCAACTTTCTTTCTATTAATATATGCACCATGCTTAGATGTGATATGAAGTATATCATACCCCTTACATTTTAAAATATGCAAAATATCAGTTTGTGATAGCATATTCCATAATACTTTAGTATTAGGGGCAGCAACTAACACTTTTGCTGATTCTTCTTCTTGTAAATCATCAATGATTTCTAATACCATCTCACGATCTACATCATGTGCGTTATACTTAGTGCGTACATGTTCAGTTTCATGTACTACTAATTTGGGTGGTATTATACTCCCATTGTTAACAAGTTCAGGTGCAGGTACACTAATTAAAGTATTACCAAACACATCAACATTGTTCATGCCACGATTACATCCACCTCTAGTATATTTGGGTGTTGCTGTAAAGAAATAACTGTTAGTTGCATTTGTTGATGTAGCAGCAACTCCCACAAAATGATGTTTTTGTGTTGCGTTATGTGCTTCATCACAATATAATACATCAACATCTATTTCAGAGTCAACAATTCTACCCAAAGAATGATAAGTGGAAAATATAATTGAATGTTGAATTAGAAAGTTTCTATCTATCACCCATTCTCTTATATAATCTGATTTAGTAGATGAATCGTAAACAGTTTCACCACTATGAACATGTAATATGTTATAGTTGTTATCATAATCGAAATCAGAATTGCCATCAATATATTCTAAGAATTCAGAACATAATTGACCAGCAAGTAATATTCTAGGTGCTACGATTACCACTGTTTGTGGTGAATGAGCACTCTGTAATCGTTGTACTAAATCCTCTAACATGATGATAGTCTTGCCACCACCAGTAGGAACATAGACACAACCCTTATCTCTTGACTTTAGTTTGTCTAAAGCACGAGACTGATGAGACCGAAGTTTAATCAAATTGTTTTCCTGACCATATAGTCAGTATAGCATTATGTTATTTGTATTTTGATGATGTATAGACAGTTTCTTGAGTGTCCACTACCTCAGATAATGGGAACTCTTCGCTAAATTCTTGTTGCTCTACCCAATGATATAGAGAGTAAAATCTACTCTTCCATATCTCTATTTCTTCGTGATAAATGTCGTGTGTACCCTTAATTGACATACTTAATTAATAAATTACGGTTTGGGTTACTAATATTATTATCTATAGATTTAATGTCTTCTTTATTATCTAGTCTAGCATTTGGATGTATATGTTGATTCATAATCCAATACTCAGAGTGATAATCAGTATTAGTAGTTGTTAGCATTAATTAACTCCAATACATGTGAAACATCATACCATGATAACCACTATTATATTTCTTGCCACTTCCTTTCATTTGTAAATGAAATAGTTTAATGTTATCAGCAGTTCTAAACTCTAATGTAGTATTATTTATTTTCCAAATACCATTTTCTACCAATGAAGCAAGGGATTCAACATCTATAATATTAACAGAAGTTGTTATTTTATTCCTCCATATTATATGATTAACTGCATCACCATTGAACCCTCGCCTCACAATAATATCAAATATCTCTATCTTATTTGAGTTCATAAATGTTAAGAACTCATCTATAATACTATCTGATATGTTATTCTTATAGACCCTATTTTGTCTTATCTCAGCATCACTTAGAGACAATTCTGGATGCTTACTTTCAACAATAGATTGTAGTTCTTTGTTATAATATCCAAAGAACATATTGATGAATCGTTCACATCCAGAATCAGTAAGATTGAAATGATCTATAAACTTTTGACTGGACAATAATGCCACTTGAGTGTGGTTTTTTGATACATTTTTGACTGAATAAGTGTTAACTCCTTCCTTATCATATACATCTACTTTAGTCTGTGGTCTCCCATCAGTAGCATGATCGCCACCGAAGAGTTTATTTAACATTGCAACACAATCCACCTCATATTTGTGTCCATCTGCTTTTGCTTTTTTGCCAGCGAGTGTGGAATTCATGTGGAATTGTGTACAATATTGTGGTGGTTTCCTATCGCCTCCATGTCTGAAACCACCAAAGGGACATGCAGCAGTTGAGGGAGTGGGGCATCAACAGAGGTTTCACCTACTATGCCCAAATTTACCCTATGGGAATCGCTTACACCTGAACCCCTACTAACTCAATTACTGCGGATGAGCGAATCAGTTACCGTCAGGTGAGTTTTCGGGCATAGGAACCACATATCCCTCAACATTCTTATTATAGCAATAAAAAAACCCCTGTGAAGGGGTTGGGTGACACTTTGTTAACTGGTCTAGTTAAATGCTCTGTTGTAGGACTCCTTGACATAATCAACAGATTTAATAACAAATGGTTTAGCATTGTTATAACCTTTAACTACATCATTCCAAAGTTCTTGTGTTTCCCACTGATGAATTTCCCATCTAACTTTAATATCAGCAGTGTAATCTGCAATGGTTAGATTTGGTTTAGCAGGACGAACTTTAGTTGCTTTAGTTTCAGTCACTTTCTTAATCTCAACAGGTTGCTGATATTTAGGAGTGGAAACTTTTGCTTTAGGAGTTCTCTTTACAGGTGTCTTTTTAACTGTTGGTTGTACCTTATCAAGAGATTTAGGTGTTGGTGCATCTAAAACTGCTTGAATCTCCTTAATAACCTTAGCAGTTGATTTTGGAGTGGTAGTTTTGCGTGTGCGTCTTTTGCGAGTTGTTGTTGTTTTCGCTGTAGATGCAGTTGGCATAGGTAGTTAAAATTCGCTTGTACTCCCATATTATAAAGGACAATGGTTGACAAGAAATGGTATTGTAACAACTCTTTACATAAAACAGACAGTTTATAAAGTGTCCTGTGGTAGATCTAAATTCATTGCGTCAAGAGTATCAGCAATCATAATACTATAATTCTCTCTAGTTTTCATCTCTAATTTAACTAAAAACTTACACATTGTCTGCAATTCTTTCACATCATTACAACGATCTATTTCTCTTGATATTTTCTCATATTCAAATTCTTGTGATGTATTCCTTAATGGAATATTATCTGGGTTCATTGTCATCTTTCTGAGTTGAATTAACTGCAATTTGTTCTATAACCAAATAAAACCATATTAACCCTAATATCATTATAGCGAGTATTCTTAATGAATCAGGAGATAAGTTAATCATGTTTATGTGCTATACCTAACTCGTGCATTTTAGCATGTTCATCAATAGGATCTCTTAATTGTTTACTACCACTACCAAATGTAAGGTAAAGTCCACCAACAACTAATAAGAGTAATAATGATACTATTATAATAACTAAAATCATTATCCTTGCCAAATAAGATCAGGCATTGGTTGTTGTCCTTGTCTACCTATTGTAAACATAAGAATAAAATAACCAACAAACCATATTATATTAAATAACCATGCTTGTCTAATAAGATATTTCCTGATACCCATTGATATGACTACATTTCTCACATCTTGTGGGTTATCATCATCACCTCTTGCTCTCAATATCTGTTCGATAATAACAGCAATAATTGAACCTACCACTAAAGGATAGAATACAAAGTTTGCGAATGACATAATAGCGATTAGAAAAGTCATCTTCCTGGAATGTACCGTTGTGCTTTTGTTGCTGTATCTTGAACGAGTGGCATAATATCACTCTCCACCTTATCTATAATATCATCAATAACATTAACATCTAAATCCATAAATGGTGGAATAATACCTAATATTCTTAACAATCCATCTACAAATAATGCTAAACATATAAACCCTAATATCATACTAATAATAGTTGCAGTTCTGTTATGTTTACGCATAGATTCTTCATCTATTGCTCTTGCTTCTGCCAGTGCATCAGCAATCATTTGATCCACTTCTGCTTTAGTATAGAAATCTCCTATAATAGGAAAATCATGTCTATCGGGAGTCATAATATAATAGGGTCTAAATTAATCTCTCCAAATGGTTCTTTTGGTGGGATAAGTTCAGTCATTAATGGAAATTTATGTGCATATGGAGCACCTAATCCATTAATAGTCTCTGTAAATATCTGATAACTACCTAACAATCTGTAAGGTTCATCAGAGTTTGCAGTCATCTTTTGCCTCATACGCTGTTCATCTTCTGCTAATCTCCTAAAATAATCTAAACGAATATTCTCATGTAATGGAATAAGTTCATTCATTTTAAGATAATCATGTTGTATAAGATTCTCAGATATATCAAAGTATTTTCTGTTCTCCAAAGTATGACAAGCATTTATTCTAGTTTGTTCCCAGAATTTTGTCTTGTGTTGTGAACCGAACTGTAGATAAAATCCAAGTGATGAAGCATAATCTGTTTTGCCATCATCATATCTTTCTTCAACATCTAATCTCTGATATTCTGTTTGTTGTCTCTCTGGATCTTCAAATAAATATATTGCTATTGCTTCCGCAATATCACCTTCAAGATAATTCTTAAAGTTGTTTAATTCATCATTAAATCCTAAAGCACGACCACATCTAGCATATCTGTTGTTAGAGTGAATACAATAATCTGATAACAGTTTATCATATTCATTGAATTTTAGCAACCCATAGTTACTAACCTCACAATATTGATTAAAATCATGTGTAGCATCTTCCTTAGTTGTTATATCTTTATCGTATGAATATATCCATGTTTGTCTATCTTTAGTAGGAATACCAGTTATATAACCATTCTTTGCAGCAATATGAGCAGTATAATTAAACTCTGCTTCTTTCTCTACAGTAATACTTAGTGTTGCATTTGTTGGATTATATAATGCTTGACTATAAGAATTATGATCCCAAATTGAACCTCTAGTGCAGTCAATTACAAAATCATATTGTTCATCAAGGACTTTAACATAATCATCAGTGACATCAATATTAGGTACATTAGCATCAATTAGTCTAACATTTCTTGCAGTGTTAGTATAATTATTCCAGAACAATTCAACAAGTTTCTTCTCATCTAAATGCCAACCTACATGTGTTGGTTCATACATTACCATGAAATTGTGAGGAGTATTATTACCAAATCCAATAAACTTCTTACCCCATTTCTGTTTACCATCTAGTAATTGTGAGAAATGAATAGTATTTAATGTTGTATTTTCTCCTACTATTTCTGTCCATTCAGACTCAACTTGTATGCAATTGTTATCAATAACATGACTACAATCTCTGATCCAAACTATTTCATCATCTTGATATACACTATCAATTGTATCTCTATTAGATACACAATTTATTACTGCTGATATTGCATCAGCACCACCACCAATAATAGCAATCTTTCTAGTCATAGTTATAATTTAAGTAAGAATATTTAGGTAAATGTTGGAAATTTGTTAGCATACTCAGCACCCATACCAGTAGTAAATGATATAAAATTATAATAATCTCGACAGAAATCGAAAGTAAACTCAACATCAAGAAGATCATGTACAAATAACTTTTTCATTTCAGGATTGTCACCAATAATATTAAACAAATCATCTGTAAATGTCTGTTCATCACTTATTAATCGACAAGGATTTATCTCCTTATTGTTTAATATATCTTTAGCATTTTTTGAGACTTGTTGCCAAAATGGTGTGTCATGTTCAGATCCAAAATGATACATCCATGCAGAATTTAATAACCAATCACCAACAATCTCCTGATAATACCAATTGTTAATACTATTGATGAGATCTATACTATTGTATGTATCGCCAAGAGCATATTTTGCAGTCTTATCTGTTACCTTATCATAATACATTCCCGCTAATGCTTCTAATGGATCAAGAAATCCTAGTGCATTACCATTACGAGCATATCTACCACTATGGTGTAAAACATAGTTAGAGAATCGTGGTTTCCATGTTAATTTCTTATACTGATATCCTTCTTGTGGAACTAAACTTCTAAACTCTTGTTGTGCTTCTTCTTCTGAAGTAACACTTGAATTGTAAGCATAACCGTAGGTTCTTCTTGACTGTAATGGAATACCAAACATCCAACCATTTCGAGTGGTTTGTGTTAATGTATAACCCCAATCTGCTGGTTCTGGTAGTCTAGTAGCAAGGACAGTATTACATGTATCAAATGGTGAATCAAAATAATAATCATCATTAACTAATGATTTACCACCACTACAATCTAATACAAAATCATAAGATTCTCCATCAATATGAACACCAAAACAATGTCCACCAATAGGATCTTCATCAAATATTATTGATTTTATCTTAGTATCTCTTGCTTCAAAGTTATAACAAGTCTCACTATTTAAATGCTCAATGAAGAAACTACTGAACAATCTCGTATCAAAATGTATAGCAGCACGAGACATTGGAAAATATCTAGTAAAATCTCCACCATTTTTACCCCATCCTATAAATCTATTTCCAAACTTAATCGTAGCATCAAAGTAATCTTTAGAATCATATCTTAAGTATGAAGGTGGACTTGCAATTTGTCCTGATAATGATGGAGTTGTTGATTCTCCGATACCAAATATATCTATTGAAGTATCATATATCCATACTATTTTACATTCATTCTCTGCATCTGATTTAGTTCTTTCTTCTATCAATTGTAAGACAGAATTAATACCAATAACACCAGCACCAATTACAGCAATCTTTTTCATTGTATGCCAAAGAGAATGTTCGCTTTTCTAAATTCATCATCAACAAACTTCATTGCATAGTTGTTAGTTGAAACAACATATCCTTCAGGAGTTGTTGGTGTGCAACCTATATATGTTCTGATTTGACCAACCTTATTTAACTGTTTAATTACCATTCTCTTAGCATCACGAATAGAAATATATGATGCGAAAGTAAAGTATATCTCATTCTCATACTTAATAATAAAGTTGAGTCCTTCTGCTTTCATTTGTTCATATCTTTCTTTACCTTTAACACTTGTTTTCTTATTAATTTCTGCATCTAACTTATCAGAATAGAATTTAGCAAATTGTGCAACTGTTCTCCTAGTGTTAAGAATACTCTTACCATTACGAATTGTTGTGTTAAAGAATTGCTTGAATAATAATGGCATTAAGAACCTAGATTGTCCTTGACGGTGCATAATATCAAGAAACTTTGATGCTCTCTTAAGTGATCCTTCAGCACGATTAATAGTAGCAACATACTTCATTCTCTCAGTATTATTGAAGCGACTAATACCCTTAGCATCATTATAATTAGCGTTAGGAATGAATATATCTTCAGTTCCTACAAATAGAGGTGCTTTATATACTGCCTTACAAGATTGTATAGTATTTCCCTCATATACTGTATGAAATACAATACCAATTTGTGCTTTTTCTACTGCAATTCCTTGAGCAGATTTACATGAAACAGCATATGTAATAGTATTAGGATTGAAAGTAATAACTCTATGTCCACCAATCTTAGCATATTTCTTATCACCTGAAGAGAAAAGTAAGTCTCCCTGAATAATACCTTTAATGTTTAATTGTGAGAGATATTTAAGACAATCCTTTAATTTCCTACGAAGTATCTCTGCTTGATAGAAACGATCAACATCAACATCATCATAACATACTTTAGGTGTGACCTTATTGAATACAGATTTAGTACCAACAAAGAACCTACCAGTTACAGGATCAGTACCACATACTATAGCAGGTGCTCCATCCCATTTAGTTGTAACACTTAGTTCAGACTGAGTGCCTGTCAACATGTTACCAAATGAGCGAAGTACCGAAACTACATTAAATCCACCAACAGCACCACTGTTGAGGATGTCGTCTTCAAGATGCTCAAGATGTGTGTTCTTCATACTTCTATTATACACGATCTTGACCTCAGAATGGGGTGGAATGGACACTTATTTCACTGTCTGTCACTTGAATCCAGGACCATTTGCCCAGACTACCAAACTTCTGCGTATACCAGAAGTGACAGGTTGTACCCTATGTAGAACATAGCTAGGAAATAATATAATATGTCCTCTATTATTTACTGCTGTTTGTACTTCACCACTATGTAATTGCAATTCTCCACCAGTATAGTCACTAGGATCAGATAATTGTACAGTCATACTCAACTTTCTTGGTGGTACATCAGACTGCATATTATTATCTACATGCCACCTATAAAATCCTTTAGAATCTCCTTCATACACAGTATATTGTATATGTTCATGAAATCCACGGATATCAAACTTCCAGAACATACCATTAACTACTCTTAGTATATTACCTAGACGCTCATACAACCATTTTGTGTCATTATTACAGTCTATCCAAGAAGTTTTAGATGTACGAATATTATCAACTACATTGGTATCACTATCATTACCAACAGTAGCAGGTCTTGGATTAAGAGATTCACCATATTTAATGATACGATCACATTCATCTGAGGTGAATCCATCTTCCCATGTCTGATATGTTGTCTCTCCATGAAAATTAGGAGAAGGACTCAAAGAATAAATTGACATAACGAAATTTAGTAGATGATCTTAATATCTCCGTTGTTTGGTATGACTTGATATTTACTACCACTAACTGCACGACCAGCAGCACCACCACTGTTACCACCTGCTTCACCCCAGTCACCGCCAGGTCCGCCAGGTTGCCCAGGTCCGCCAGGTTGCCCAGGAGTTCCTGCATTACCTGGAGTTCCAGGTGTTCCAGGAGATCCACCACCGCCAGGTTGCCCAGGTTGCCCATCAGATCCACTTGATCCACCACCTCCAGGAGTTCCAGGTGTGCCAGGAGTTCCAGGCGATGCTGCACCACAACTCGCTGAACCGCCAGGAGTTCCAGGAGTTCCAGAACCACCAGATCCTCCTCCACCTCCAGGAGTGCCTGGAGTTCCAGGTTGTCCTCCACCTCCAGGAGTTCCAGGTGTGCCAGGTCCACCACCACCGCCAGGAGTGCCTGGGGTTCCTGGAGTTCCAGATGTTCCTGCTATGTTACCAGTTTTATAATTCCAACCACGACCAGGAGCAGCAACACCAGCATATCCTTTTACTCCACCAGTTCCAGAGTATCCACCAGGACCACCAGATCCTCCTGAACCTCCTCCACCACCTGATCCACCAGATCCTCCTGATCCACCGCCACCGCCAGATCCTCCTGATCCACCGCTACCACCTGAACCACCAGATCCACCGAAACATGCTACTTTATATTGTGATGTTGTTCTTGATTGTCCACTACTTGTTGCTTGTGTTGATAGTCTCTCTTGCTTACCTCCACGACGACTACGGGGCCAACCACCATATCTCTTACGACGAGTTCGTCTACTCTGATTAGTTGTTCTGTTCTGTACAGTCTGTCTTTGCTGGAATGTACTCCTCTGCATACCAGGAGATCCCCATGATCCAGGAGATCCAGGCGAACCATTGCCTCCACCAGATCCTGATGATCCATTGGATCCAGGACTACCGTTTGATCCACCACCGCCAGGAGACCCAGGAGACCCCGATGTTGCTCCACTACCAGGCGAACCATCCGATCCATCAACACCATGCTTACCACCTCCTCCACCGCCATATATCCTAGCATCTGACCCTTCACACTCTACAAATACTTTCCTAATTGCTGGACCTGCTGGTTGACTAATAGAAAGAGCATGTCCGCCTGGTTGATTGATAGCACCACCAGCACCATATACACCATAAGATGCAGGAGCATTTTTTACATATACATTTAAGTTAGACGATGGTGCATCAGCAGTACCAGCAGGAGTTGATATTGAATTACTAACAAGTCTACCCTTGATCTTAAGATACTTTGTTATATTCTTATTTAAATTTGAGTTCCAATTAGCATTAACGCTAGGAGTTGTAGGACTACTAAGAGAAGTAACATTAAAATTCTCCTCCTCTGACATCGCATCCTGTTCAATAACATATTCTTTAATAACCCCTCTAACATCTTGTGGTGTTATTGCACCACTAGTAGGAACATTAGCATTTTCAGTAGAATCTAAAACATAAGGTAAATGTGGAGTTGGTGTTGATGATGGGTATTTACCTTGACTAAAATCATATGGTGCATCAAGATCCGTCTGTCTATGTAATTCAGAAGCAGACAGAGGTTTGCTAGTATCACCTATAGCAGCACGAATCTCACCAAATGAAATCTGTGTGCCTGGTGTACCAGTTAATAACTGTTGAGTTGTCTTGCTCCAATTATTTGCTGCCATTGTCTATCAAACGAGAGTAAATGTACATGAACCGATTCCAGGAACAGTAATATAAACTTTAGTTCCACCACTATCTAGTTCAATATCTATAGCAGATGTTCCTGTAGAAACATATGATCTATAGTAGGAGTTATTACTTCCTTGATTAGTCTTATACTGGTGCTTATTATAATCTTTGTTGTACCACATATGAGCAGTACCCCAACCAATTGACTGGTTACCTACTTCATCCCAAGGTTGAATAATATTATGTACATTTGCTTCAGCATTAGATCGTGTAGAGTCAGTTAGCACACCACCCAAGAATCCAAGTTCCTCAACATATATTCCTGGATCATTAATGAATGATAATACAGTTGCAAGTCCAACCCAATTACCATTATTCTCACGAACCTGAAGTGTATTGCTATTTGTATCATAGAATATACAACCACGATCTTCAAGTGTGGTACTTGGCATTGTAGATCCAGGATCACCATTGTAATATGATGGTAGTCTCAAGAATCCACTAGTAACAAATCCTAAGTCAAGAGTTGTGCGTGGTCTGTTAGTCTCAATTCCAATACGAGCAGGACCAGCATCAGTACCACCTAGACCTGTATGCCATGAATGGAATGTAGTCTCTTTGTATATTTCTAATTGGTTGCCATTATCACATCCAACCTTAGTACCAATACCTACACCACCTTCAAATACTGCTTCTCCATTGATAAAGTTACCTGAAGCATCTCTTCCATATCCAACATATAATCCAACATTAGTAGATCTCTTACCTGCTGTAGTTCCAATTCCAATACCACCAGCAGGAGAATCCTTAACAAATATCTCAGCATTATCCCAGAGAGCAATACCTTCAGTAATACCTAGATCAGATAAAGCAGTATTGAATCCTAGTCTTGTTAACCTAAGATTACTATTAGTACCTCCAGTTATATCAACATCAAAGAATGATGATACACCAGCAGTTGATCTAAAGTAGTTATTTGATGTGGTTGGACCTGTTAGGTTCATTCCACCACCAGTAATCTGACCAGTTCTAGCGTCTAATCCTGTACAACTAATAATACCTGTAGATGCGTCAAGAGATTTGCAAGATACAAATCCAGCAGGACCATCTAATAATATCTGTCCAAATGTTGCTATACTTCCACCAGTATATGATAAGTCACCAGTAATAGTAATATCACCAACATCAATCTTAGTCGTTGTAATAATACCACTCAAATTAGCATTAAGTGTTCCAGCAGCAGATACTACAGTAGTTGCATCACCAAAGTTTATTTGAGGTCCAAATGTAGTTGTTCCACCAATGGCAAGATTCTGACCAACTGCGAAATTCTTACCTGCTACCTGAGTTACATTACCTGTTATTGTTGTATCATGTAGTACAGCACTAGATGATGTAGTACCTGAAATAATACCTGTAGCAATAATCTCACCAGCAGTAACATCCTGAATACTTACAGATCCACCAAATGTACCACCAATAGATAAATCTCCTTGAACTGTTAAGTCACCACCAAATGAACCACCACCTGAGAAATCAGCACCACCAATAACACCCATACCCTTATTAAGAGTAGATGTAGTATCACCAACACCAAGGAAATTACCTACCTTAAGTTCTCCACCAAATGTAGATACACCAGTATTTCTAATGAATATACTATTAATACCAAGAGAATTTAACTCATCTATCGTAATATCTGGACTGTTCGTTAATCCTGCTGCTACTGTAGCAACTCCATCAATATCACCAACTAGATTACCAAGGAATCCACCAGCAGCACCAAGAGTACCTGTGACTGTACCAGTTCCAACTACATCTAAATTAAATCCTCTTGATCTTGATGTACCAATACCTACATTTGCTTCCCTTGTTATTATTACTCTGGGAACATTATCAGTACCATTATCACCCCATATTTCTATCTGTCCACTCTCAGTACCACCAGTACCAGTTACTCCACCATTATATAATATCTGACTAACAACCTTATCATCAATACCTGAACCAGTAGAAGTCTCAATAAATCTTACACCAACTCTCTTATCAGCATTTACAAAATCTTGATTAAAGTCAATAGTCTTACTATCTCCTTTAATTACCATACGATCAGCAGTTGCAGTTATAACACCAGATGCAACATTTAATCCATTAAACGAACCAACACCAGCAAATTGACATATACCACTAGCATTAGTAATTGATTGAAGACCTACAATAGATCCAACCATATCAATATTACCCTGCATGGCATTACCAGTCAGGTTCAATTTCTTAGCAGATACTTGTTCAAATGTACCTACACCACTAATAGCATCAAATGCAATTACATCACCAACAGTAAAGTCTGCTTGAGGTAATGTAGTGTAAATTCCAACAGGTCTGAAAGCATTAATCGTACTACCAACACCAGGATCAGGATTACTCCATACAGCAGTAGGAAGATCAGTTAAATTAGCACCAGAACCAGTGAATAATACAGCAGTTACATTACCATTAGAATCAACCGTAAATCCTGTAGTTCCTACACCAACTTGGAATGTTGCTTCAGGAATTGTAGTTCCTATACCTACCGAGTATCCAACACCAAGATTAACATTACCATAAAATGTAGATTGTCCAACAACATTCAAATGTCTGAGATCAGTTTGATCTTCAACGATCATTGATCCTCGGACATCAAGTTCTTGTCTTGGAATGGTGGTCCCGATACCTACCAGTCCATTGTTAGAGATCAGATCATTGGCATCGACCTGGATACCATCTCTAAAGTTAATGATAGTCTTATAATTGGTAGGCATTATCTTATGCTAAGGAGACCTTTTTATTATTTATCTGAGCTCAGATCATCCACCTGTTTGGAAAGATCCTTGACTGCTTCAATAAGTAGAGGAATTAATTTGTTGTAATGAACGCCTTTAGTTCCGTCTGGTTTTGTAGATACTGCATCAGGTAACACTGATTCGACATCTTGAGCGATAACTCCAATGTCATGTCCTTGATAGTTAGGATTACCATCCTTCCAATCAAACTCAGTACCACGAATCTGCATTACTTTTTCAAGTGGATTATCTAATGTAGCAATATTATCTTTTAATGTAGCATCAGATGATTGACCATAGAATGCGACAATATCATCACAGCAATGTAGAGGACCACCACAGAATGTGACGAATCCAGCAGTTGAGTAAACATTCTGAGTGAATGATGTAAATCCATTAAATGTAACCTGATTATCAAATACTACATCAGCAGTATATCTTGTATCAGTTGCAATAGCAACAGAGAAACCAGGAGCAGCATTAAGTACAAGATCAGATGAACATGCAGGATCAGTAGTAATTTCAGATTTATTAGTACCAACACCAACAATAACACAGTTCAACTTAGCACCGCTAGGGAATGTACCAGTAATATCAATAGTTCCACCTAATTCTACAGTACCACTTGTGACCATATCATCAGTGAAACTAACATCATTAGAGAATGCTACAGGACCATCAAACTGAGATAATATATTTTGCTGAGGACCACCTTCAACAATGATTCTTTGACGAACAATAACTTCATCAAATACTACAGAGTTGGTAGATACTGCCTCACCAGTAACACTAGGAATAGGAATACCAAATGATGTTTCTTTACCACTGGAAGAAGAGATCCTCTTATTACCAATGTAGAAATCACCCTCGTTATTCAAACCAGTATAAACAACAACACCAGCAGATCTTTCTTGTGCCTGTGCTAGATACTCTTCATCATCTGATAGAGTTCTGTTTTGTACCTGAGGTAAACCAGTTGAATAGTTACCTGGACCATAACCAAGATATTCAAATGTGTGACCAGATGCACGAAGAATAGATGGTCTACGCATCTCAACAGCGAGAGCATTTACTTTTCTAATTAATGCACCACTAACATGAGGAGCAGGTAATGTACCAAGAACACCTCTAATAACATTAAGAGAGTCGTTACCAGCACCTACGAGTCCTTGCTCTGAAACCCTTACAATCTCCTTGTCTATTTCAATGTACTCACCTAATTTAAATCTTAGATCAGTACCAATACCAGAATTAGGAACTTGAACCCTAATTGTAGTAGAAAGGTTAGTAACTGCTTCTTTAAGTGTTGCGGTCTCACCTGCATATAAGTTTTGGTATCTTGAACCAATAGCTTCACTAATTTCTACTGATTGATTGTGTGCAGCATATGTCTGTTGATATAGTTTGTGACCAGCAGCATAATTAATATCACTAACAGTTGTAGTAGTGAATGTATTAATTCCTGCAATAGTTGATACTAGATATTCACCTATCTTATTACTATTAGTATCAACAACCCTAAACTTAGATCCCTTCCTCAAACCATGAGGAGTAGATGTAGTAATAGTTGTTATACCAGTTGTAATATCAAAATGAGTAGAAGCAATAGAAACAGAAGGACCACTTCTGAATAGATATTGTCCTTCAATAGCAATAGGATCACCAGCAGTTACAGCAATAGCAATACTATTCTTATTAGGTACAGATGTTATTCTAAACAATCCATCAGATGTAGTTCCAATTCCAGTAATAGCAACAACATCACCAACAGCATTAGAAATACCAGATGTAGGAACTCCAATACTTGCTCCAGAGAATCCTTCAAGAGTTAATGTCTCACCACCTTGGAATCCAGATCCAGGTGAGAATACTTCAAATCCAGTGATAGTAGTAGATCCAACACCAACTGTTACAGTTGCAGTTGCACCATCCCAATTACCACCATTAAGTAACCTAGTATTATACTCTGTAGTTACAGCATATCCAACACTAGTTACTAGATTCTCATGAGTAGCAAGTCCATTAAAGTCATGCTGATTATCAAATGTAATCGTACATACACCAGCAGATACTTCACTGACTGCTGAAATACCATAACCAATATTAAATGTCTTATTAAACTTATCAAGTGTTTCTCTGGTTAGAGAATTACTTAAAGCATTAAGATCAACTTTTCCTAATGGTTCTCTACGAGCAAATGATACAGCAGCAGGAGAATTCTCTACAATATTATCTCTATCCTGTTGTGGATACAGATAAGTAACATTCTGCTTATACTTCTTACTAGTAAACTCTTGAGGTGGTGCATAATCACAACTCAATAAATCTAAGACATAGACACCATCATTTGCACCAGAAACATAAGGTTCTACTACATTAACACGATAAACATTAAAGTTCTTCTTATTGTCATTGATAGAGAATCTTGGTTGGAATAGATTTCTACTATTAGTAGTATCTACAAATGTACCAGTGTTTCTTTCAACGCCATTAATATCAGTGGTTCCATGTGCAAATTGATAAGCATCAATAAGAGCAGTTACCTCAAAGAATCCATTGTATCCTACACCATCAGCACCAGAAGTATTATTAGAATCCTTAACATCCTGTACCCTAACAATGTCACCAACTTCTACATTATGCTTCTGCTCAGTTCTAACAGTTACTACACTAGAGGACTCACTAACAAATGCAATAAATCCAGGATTTCTAGAGAAGTTATTATCACCAACAGTAATAGTTGTAGCAGAAGGATCAGAAGTCTTAGCATATCCTGCTAATGAAGAACTCTGTAATATGAATCCATCAACAGGATCTCTTGAGTTAGTTGCTTCCTTAGGAATAACATAACGGATCTTATAGAGTTTATCCTCAATAGATCTCTTATCTTCATACCTCTTGATTTGTGCTATGTTTGTACCAGTAACACCAATCAAATTAGCATTAGATTGTATCTGTGGATATACTCCATTGTTTGTGTCAACATGAATAAACCACCTACTTTGCGTAGCATCCCACTGAATAGGATGTCCAATATCATTACTTTCCTTATCAGATACTCTACTTTCAACTCTAAGTTTAGTACCACCATATATTTCAATAGGAACATCATTAATAGCGTTGGAGAATGTTGACGCAATCTTAATATTAGTAGCAGATACTACAATAGCATAGTATATCTTATTAAATTCAATGTTCTCAGGTAAGTCACCATCATCACTAAAGATTCTTATCTTTTCACCAGTAACTAGACCGATAGTATCAACGGTCATCTGGAATAATGTATTAGGTGTTGTTGCCTTACTCTTCTTAACAGCATTTTGGCTACCAAGAGCAGCAGTATTAATACCAGAAGTCTCTAGCTTGTTCTCAAGCATTAAGACATTAGCAGTATAATCTGTTGTTCCAATAGAAACATATAATTTTTCATCGTGCCTAGCACCAACTCTGAATCCCTGAGATAAACTTAGAGGGGGATCATCTTCCTTATCAAAGGAGAAGATGTATAAGTGACTTGATAATCCTACTTGTTTAGTCTTATCAACATCTAACTGATAGAAACTGACACTATCAATTTTTGCAGCAGATGTATCTACAGATTGAGGAGTAGTAATATGTGTAATATATCCTTGGTCATCTCTTGGGAATGCATCAGGTCTAAATCCATCACCAACTAAAGCAAATTGTCCGAAGTTGGAGTTAGAGTTAGTAATAGATGCGTCAGCACCACTTAAACCTAAGAAATGAGCATTATAACCAATAGCGAACACAGAAACTATCTGTACAACAGCATTATCTCTGATAGTAACATGAGTTTGTTCCCACCCTTGTCTATAAACTGCACCAGAATCTAAGTGATAAACAGTTGCAGCATTAGTAGAAGAAGACTGAGCACTTAAATCTGCACCAGTAACTTTTTGATATGTAATTCCTTCATACAATCTCGATTCTGGATTATACTTAACAAATGCCCTGTCATCTTTCTGTAGTGAGATACCAGTAAACTGGGCAACAACCATTGAACGGAAACCAGTAGCTACTGAACCGTCACAAATCATACCCTGCATACCATATACTGATCTCAATGAACAGTTAAAGATATAAGGAGATGCACCAGTAACAGTATCAGATTCAATTGTTGCTACTGCATTGGCAATATTAGATGGTGTAGCTGGTAAATTATTAGGGAATGTTGATAGTGTGTATGTAAATGTAGTAGCATTTACAATAGACTGTACAATAGTAGAAATATTATATTGTGATACATTAACTCCACTAATCTTAATTGGAGTACCTTCACTCAACTTATGTGGTTGCTGAGTAGTTACAGTAACTTGAGATGTAGCAGTGTTACCATCACCAGAGATAATACTTGCAATTTCTAAAGGATCACTTCCTAAAGCACCAACAATCTCATACTCTGGACGAACTGTATCAAAATCTCCTTCATTGTCTGGCCATTCATATGTAACAGCACGACCTGTTGGTTCCTGATAAGCATAACTTAGCTTATAGTAATACATGCTAAGGTCAGTAGCCTCATATCCCTTAACATCATTAATACCATCAGCATACTCAAAGCATGTTAATTTGTGGTGAGAGAATATTGGGAATGATCTGTTATCATCATTAAATTGTTGATGATCAGTATATACTAAACGATCACCCTTACCATCAAACATAGAGAACTGCCAGAAATAGCAGTTACCAGTTATTCTAAACAGAGATGTATTAGGAACATCCTCATCTGTAGGGTTAGGTACATATAAAGGATATACCTTAGTCTTTCTTAAGTCCAGACCTACAATAGAAGTACCACGAGGTACTATAATTCCACCATGTACTGAGTTGAATCTATAAAGTATATTATTTTCTACAGTAAGATCAAATTCTGAAGATAAATCTAATCCAAATTCAGCAGTAGCAAGTGTCTGAGAACCTAAGGGAGATATGCCAACTGCCCTTGTAGGATCGCTTGGATCTTTCTTAATAGCAAATCCTGGTCTGTTATCTACATAGTGATCACCAGGAAATAATAGTATAGTAGTCTTATCGTTTATATCGTTATCGAATCCAGTCTGATAGGAGAACCGAGCAGACTCTAGTAGTGCTCTCTGAATAGTCCTAAAGGGTTTCGTCAGGGAATTACCCTGATTAGTAATACTGTCTGTTGCATCCAAATCATTTGGATTTACATAGAGAATCTTACCCTCAGTATTCTTGATAAAATTCTCTAACTTATTAAGTGGCATCTCTTCAGGTTCAAGAAAGTACTTGCTCCTGTTATTTAGTCAACGATAAATACATCGGTAACGCTAAATAGATGGATTTACAAAAGATAGCATCCACAGGAACAGCAGTAGCAGTAGTTGGTACTGGTGCATTAGTTGGTGGTAACCATGTCATTGACCAGCAAACTGGTGGTCCTCAAAAACGAGAAGATGCTCAAATAGAAAAAATTAGGAAAGTTGTTAGAGAAGAAGTATATCTACAATTAGTGAATGCTTGGCCAAAATCATCTGGTCCTGTTAAAGGATTACAAATCCCTGATAAAAATTATAAGCAAGTAGTACCAAATGAGCGAAATTAACAATATACCTAAGGTAGAAGTTAACGGTACTGGTATTCCCCTGATACGAGTTGACAATGCTGGTATCCAATTTATTGGATCTAGAAGAATTGGTAATACAAATATACAAAGAGTTGGTGTTAATAATATTGCTAATGCTCGCATATGGTTAGTAGAACCATCTCAAGCAATACCAGTAGTAGTTCCTGTTACTGAAAGAGTTGGAACTCCTATTGTTAATATGCCTGGTTGTGTTAAGGTAAGTAAGGAGAATAATACTAAGTTTGAAGGAAATAAAAATAAAATGCTGGTCAATGATGACCCCAAAGGAAATGTAGTATTGTGTGATGCTGGTGCTCCATACTATGAACCACCTGACTATGATTATAGAGAACTAACTTGGCAAACTATTACTCAAGAACAACCACAAGCAGATGGAGTAGACACTGGTACACCACCAGCTCCTGATCTAGACACTCCAGATCCTCCTCCAACTGGAGGAGATACAGCAGAAGATGTAGAATGTCCTCCACTAAATGCTAAAAGAATAGGAGATATGAATCAAGCAGGTACAGAAAAAGTTAAAGAATATAAATTGACTCCTGACGGTAAGATATGCGAAACAATATGGGAACCTGTTCCAGCAATAGAACAATTTCTACCAACTGTAGGTACTGTAACGACTACGGCATCGATTGCTGCTGTGGCAACGACATCTGCCCTACTTGCAAAACCCCTAGCTGATCTTCTTTTGAAAGTTGTGAAGCCGATTGTGAAGAAAGTGATGACGAAGGTGAAGACGATGCTTGGTCAGACCCCTCACCGTCCGAATTTGTCTGAACAGATGACGAACCGTTATCGAGAGAAGAAGGGGATGTTACCTCTGAACTTTGGGAAGAAGAAGAAGACTCTGAAGAAGGAACCGTCCAATTAGGTTGTGGTATCTGATGCTCGTGTGGCATGATCTGACCACCTGGTGCAGTTACTACAACATCAGCACATATACTATGATACGGCGATGCAGGGTGGAAAAATATTCCAGCTTTTTTTAACTCACCACAATTTTTCAATCTTGCGATTTCAAAATCAAGTCGCTTATTAGATGTCAACTGTATTTGATGATTAATCTGTGCTGTTGCTGCCTCCTTACATCTCCTTTGCATACCTCTATTCAATGGTATTGAGAGAGTAGCAGAGAGACCCATGTTAAAGGACTGGTTTGCTCTCATATCAGTACGCACTGGTTTGTACCATGTCGGGGTCATTTCCCCACCACTACCTACAATATCAGGTACACCATCAGCAGTTGGTACATCTATTTCTATTTGTATATCATCTCCATCTTCAAACCATCTACTACCATCTGCCTTAGTACGATCATCGTACCATGACTCCCAAGGATAGTTCTTTACTGTTACTGTCTGTTTAACTGTCCTTCCTTCTACATCTGTTAGATTATATTGTGGTTCGTTATAGTAATCTTCCCATGGCCACTTCCTAGAGTCGGCAAACTGAATATACGGTGTCATGTTAAGAGTCGTACCTTGACAGCTAACACCACCACCGTAGGTGTTGGTTACATATGGACCTTGTAAAACTTGTATTGCCTGGTTAGTTACTGAGCCAGAACTATTGGCGATTGGATTTGCAGTAGCACTAACTCCTCCTACCCCTTCCGCATACGCAGGGATTGCATTGGCACTTAGAGCAAGGAGTAGACATAGCTTCCTTATTGAGTGAATGTACTTGTTGTGTCTGTCACACTTTTTATGGTGGTGACTCTTTGTATCAGGGTCTGGTTGGTCATACCTGGTCCTTGATAACTCTGACTGAATTGAAAGGCTCCGCCAGGTTCGTGAATCGTGAAGTTGTTTGTTGCTGACATGTCTAAAGCATCGAACGAAGAAGTTACTGCCCCTGTTATGGCTCCTTCTCCTGACCCCACTGTTGGGTTGATTGTTACTGTTGAGGTTGATGTTGGGGGATTCAAAGCCTCGCCATTGTTGTCGATGCCTACCCCAGTCACTGAGTATTCCCATCCTGTACGATAATCTATGGAATTTATGGTTTCCGTCACTGTAGATTCAGTTTCGGTATGGCTCGTCATTGAGCCCTGCTGAAAATTGGGGACCACTGGCACTGCTCTTGCAGCACCAGCACTACTTAGTAATAGTAATATAGTTATAAGCCTTTTCATGGCTCCTAGTCGATTTGAAGCTCAGATACAAACTGACCCGTAGCTACAGTACCAGCCCCACCAGCTGTTAAGGTCAGAGCACCTTGCGAAGTCACAGTCCCAGCCAGGGATCCTGCGGTTCCAGCCCCAGTAGACAATTGGTTACTTAATGCACTAACAGCACCTACTGAAGGAGCAGATGTTACCAGAGCATCTCCTTGAGTGAACGCAGTTGAGAAGCTGAACGCCTCACCTGGATCGTCTTGAACAGCACTAATAGTACCAGGACCATAGACACCCGATGCTATGGAACCAGCTGACACTGTGTTAGCTGTCGTACCATCAGTTGTGTCTACATTAGTACCAGAGATACTATAAGAGTTACCTACTCTCTGCATCTGTGTTGCAGCAGCATTGACTTGCAGTTGGACACTGGAAGTAAATCTAGATGTTAGGTCTGCCTTTGCTGGACTAGCAATAGCACCAAGGCTCGCAAGCATCAGGAAAGGTATAAGTTTTTTCATTTAAGAATGATACTTCTTGGCCTCTCTATTTAGCATTTTTACTTATGTTATTTTCTATACAACCTACCACCTATGTCATTATAAACATCAGATAGTTTTGTCTTAACTGGTGGTTCAAATTCATATGTAAAATACTGACGACCCCTTCTTGGAACCTTAGTCTGCCATCCCTGGCTATTGATCCATCCACTCTCACTAGATGTAGTGTATTTGTCTACTTCATCCTCATTTCCATCCCATCTCCAATCAGTACAAGCATCAACAGTAAATATAGGAACCATACAATTCCATGCTGCCATTCTTAAATATGCATCATGCCATTTCTCAAATACTAACCATGATGGATTACTTGGATCGGTTTTTCCACCATTAGTTGCATGTAATATTACATCAAGTATTCCTAGTTCTTTGTATAGTGTAGTAATAGGTTTAGTAGATGCCTCTGCATATCCCCACATATCATTACATATCAATCCAGCACCAAGACATTGTTGCTCATCATCTTTAACAAGATCAATAATAGTAAATGAATCTATTTGTGGATCTCTGCCAAGAGCAGTTTCCATATCAACGCAAAGAGTCTTGTATGTAGCACCTCTTAGTATACCATCAGAATCATAATGTCTGATTTCATTTCTATTGATTATACCTTTCTCTTCTGGTTCTACAAAATTGGTTCCTAAGTGTAAATATATTCCTGCTGCTTTTTGAGCATCTTCTATCTCTTTTAATGCATCTTTAATTTCATCTATATGGGTAATCCACTCACGATCCCATCCTGATAAAGCAGCTTCTGGTGTCAAAAGATGGTCAACTTCATTTTCTTTTGCCCAGTCAATTGCTTTTAAAATTTCTTTTTTGTTAGATTGTATATTAATTCCTACAGGAATTTGAGCACCACCGAATTTAATCATAGCCGTAATAATTAAAGTTAATAACTTGCCTATAAGAGTCAGAAGATGTAGTACCACTATGCATAGTATCTCTAGGAAAAATTACTATACGATTAGCAACACTTTTCACCTTATAACCATCCTTGAAGTATGTATAACCATTGCAACCATTAATATAATAGACAGCAGTATAGTCACCAAAACTTCCATCACGATGCAAATCTTGTTCTATAATTCTTGTATTCTTTGGTGAAAAATTTGCTTTAATTCTAACCCAAGATTGTACTTTTAACCTAGGTCCAAAAATATCAGCAATTTCTGGAGTAAGACAAACTTCATTATGAAATTTTCCCTCTGCCCATATAGGACTCACCATTTGATATTTGTCAGGATCTTTAAGATCTAACGGACTAACAACAAGATCATTATAAAACCAAGGAAAAACATTCTGGAGTAAATCTACTACTCTTTCATGGTCTTCCTTGGGTAGAAAATTGTCAACGACCTTAGGGTCCATCATTATTATCAGTTTTATACATCCTATTCATTATCAAATCTATATCATCTTTATGATATATTGGTTCATCTGGTCCTACACATCCATTTTGAAGTGGCCAAACAAATCCATCTGCTGTGATAGTAAAGTAATCTTCGGGATTATCTTTAGGATTAGATTTTATTTTATCCATTAGCCTTAACTGCTTTCCAATCAGCATCAAACAAGTCTAATCCTTTGTCCGTAAGAACATGATTATACATCTTATCGAATATTGTTGGTGGCATAGTAACTAAGTTAGCACCATTAAGGAAAGAATAAACTACACTCTTAACATCTCTAATTGAAGCAGAAAGAATTTCTGTATTATATTGTTTCTGTACCTCATAGAGTTTGTGGATCTCTTCTATAACATCTAAACCATTAATCTCATTGTCATCCAATCTACCTACAAATGGTGACACATACTTAGCACCTGCCTTAGAAGCAAGTAATGCTTGTGCAGCATTAAAAATTAATGTCACATTTACTCTAATAACTTCACTAGATAAAATCTTACATGCTGCTAATCCACCTCTAGTACATGGAACTTTAATAGTTGCCACATCACCAAACTTTCTAGCAAGTCTTCTTCCTTCTACAAGCATTTCTTCGCCATTACCAACGACTTCCATGCTTATATCTCTAATACCAATTTCTTTAATCTCTTGGTAAACCTCTTCAGGGTCTCTACCACTCTTACGAATTAAAGTTGGATTTGTTGTGACCCCATCAATGAGTCCAGTGGAATGATACTTGCGAATCAAACTTGTATCCGCAGTATCCAAAAATAATTTCATACCTAATGTAGTTGGTTCCATCGTATTTAGTCAGCAGTAGCAACGCTAGTATACTTTATTTCACCTTCACTTAATGTACTCCTAACAAAGTTTAATACTCCCATAAACTCGTCAAATGTATCACAATCGACTACCTTTCTATCTCCAAGACTGGAGACGACTACTACTCGACGAGACTGTACATCAACGACCACTTCTTCAAGAAATTCTTCTTTCATGATTCAACAGTAAATATTTGAGTGGGGAGGTTGGATTTATGTGTACCAACAGGATCGGGGCATTGCTACATTGAGTAGATTTTTCCGATCAGTCTACAACCTAACTGGTAAGTTAGTTCTAGGAGACTCCTCCTAGCGGCCACCACGCCTGTTGCATCACCTTAACTAGCCATATGCCAGCAAGTTTATTCAGTCACTCCCATGTTGGGCGATCAACCCAACAAACAAATTATACCACTCTACTAGCTCAGTGTCAACACCCTATCTGATGGCGATAAAAGATTACCTTGATTTCCTGTCAATTTGGTTCCAGATACAGTATATGTGTTACCACCGATTTTTAATTTAAGATCTCCCTGTATCTCAAGTTCCCCAGTCACAACCATATCCCCATTTATAGTAGCACTACCAGTTACATCCAAATTACCATTAACAACAAGATTGCCATCGAATTTAGTATCAGCAATAAAATTTGTCTCGTCTGAGAATTCTACTGATCCACCAAATACAGTTTTTTCTTGGCCATTCATGGCCTTAGTCATTGTCATGATTAACCTCCTAGTTTATCTGTTAGATCACCTAACTTATTTGTTATCTTATCAGTATCTATCTTACTAACTACATCACCGAGTTTTCCTTCAATTCCACCCAACCCAGAAGTCAACGAACTACTTATATCACCCAAACCACCTTCAAGAACACCACTAAACTTACTAGTATCAAAATTACCCAACTTGTTAGTAATGTTACTCAACTGTCCTTTTGATAAACCCAAACCATCTAAGTTTGATGGTAACTTATCTGCCAATCCACCTAGTTTATCCGTTAATCCACCTAGTTTTCCTTCAAGTCCACCTATTGAATCAGTTGCTTGAGAGAATAGTCCTCCTAATTCACCAGAAAGTTGTCCACCTAATGCTCCACCAAGACCAGTCTCAGATAATACAGAGTCGGCAATAAAACCACCAAATCCACCACTAGCCATAGATGAAAATGCAGATGCACCTTTAGTTAATGTATTGATTGAAGCATCAGCACCAAATGCTGCCTGAAGAATATTATTAGGAACATAAGAACTCGCAAACATTTTAAGTCCAAAAGTTTTATGAATTAAATTACCCCTCTTTCCTGATGCAGCAACAGTATTTGCCTTCAACATAATTCTACCAGATCCACCAGTAATATTAACATTCCTTCCAGCATTAAGATCAAGATCCTGATCTGCTTTGACCATGACATTTTTCGCTTTTACATTTATAGAACCATTATCAGCATTAACTGTGATGTTTCCATTAGCAGCAGTAATCCTAAGATCATTCTTTCCTGGTGTATTCCTATCACCAACACGAACCTCTAATGTTTTATCAGCAGAAATTCTAGATAACCCACCTTGACTATGAGAAAGTAAGAATACATCCTCATTATCATTGGTAGCATAGAGTTTAACTACTTCAGCACCACACTGTCCTACCTGAGGATGTCCACTATCAATCCTGAAATGTGGACCTCTACAGTCAATGACTCTTCTATTATAGTTCTTTTGTTTTGCAGTCATTAGATACAGTCGATTGCGGATATAATACCAACCTGAGTAGCCTTCGGAACATCCCCAAAGACAGGTCTTAATATAGCACCCGTTCCTGTATCACTCTTAACGATAATATTAGGAAGAGTCTCATCAAACCTCAATATATTTAGAACCTTAACCTCAACTATAGTACCAGTATCAGGATCTATAACAGTTTGATATATTGGTGTAGTCTTACCAAATCCAGGTCCAGTAACGAAAGTAGATATTCCTGTAGTAGGATCTACTGGATCTCCATCTGGCCAAGTGACATTAGTTTCAGGTACAGGAATATAGACATTACCAGTAGGACTAACACCAGGAATAACAATAGGATCTGATGGTTTATAACCTGTTCCACCAGCACCAATATGAACAGTTGTAATTCCTATTGGTGTTGCTGTATCATCATCTACTATAGCAGGATAATTTTCCCCAATAGAATCCATAACAATTTCTTTTATACCACCTTCTTCATTAAGAATAGCATGACCAACAGCACCATATCCTATATCACATTTGTCTCTGAAATTAACTATGGGAGGATAACGATATCCACGACCAGGTACTTTTATTTCAGCACCTATAATACTTGCTGTTCTCTTCACTCCACCAACTAACTTTCTCAATCCAGGAGTGTTGTCTACAAAGTAACCAAGAATAGGTTTGGCAATACCACCTGATCCACCACCACCAAATATTTCAATATATGGTCCAGTACAATTAGATTTCTTACCACCATAACAACCACCAGGAATAGTACCACTACCAGTATCTTCTAATAGACTACCATCACCAAAGATATCCCACTTACCCCATTTCTGTTCAAAAGCATTAGTAAGGTCAGCAGCACCCTTAGATATATTCATTGCATTCATAACATATGCAAAAGGATCATCTCCTTTCTCTTCACTACTACCACCTACAACATATTGTTTATCTGATGGACACTTACCAGTATTAGTCTGATTACAATCAAGGAATGAAGCGATATCCTCAATATTACCAGCAGCACTTAATAAAAAGTCAGAGACATTAAATCCTGGGGCGATAATTTTTGCCACTAAAGATAACGGACCTGACATTAAGTTATCAATACTATCAGTAATCGTATTTAAAAATGCTCCAACAAACTGAGCACCCATACATCCAGCATAATCTCTTCCTTCATCTATAAATCCTTTGAGTAGATCTTCAATAGTACCACTCAATCCTTCAACAACTTTAGCTGCGACACAACCAATAGATTCCTGCAAAAATGCTGTAGGGGGAACCATAGCAGTTTGTGCTGCAACTCCTGCTCTATGTGCAGCAGTACGAGATTTTGTAAGCTTAAAGACTATACGATAAACCATTTTATATAATTTATCCAGTCCTTGAGAACCAAGATCCTCTAACTTATCAAAAAGTTTAGTGAACATTGTCCCAACGAATTTATTCGCTTGGATCTCAACTAAGTCAGAAGCAGCTCTAATCTCATTTTGTAAATTAGCACCAGCTAAAGACAGTTGCTTAACTCGTAGTCCTAAATTCTCAACAGTATTCGCCATTTCAGAAATGGGATTACTCTTACAAGTATCAGCAACAATAATCTTTTGTCCTACACCTACCTGATCTTTTTTCTCTCCACCTGTTCCTGGTGGAGTCATTGATTCTTTATTATCCTCGTTAGTTTCATCTACTGGATTTCTAGAATTGGTAGGTGTCCATTCAGTCTTTCCAGTAAAAGGTGAAAATGGTGCTTGATATTCAGCAGTATTTACTTGAGAAGTTCTTCCAAAATGACCAATAATCAATGGAATTTGAGCATTATCACCATCTAAGAAAAATCCAAAGACAGTATCACCCTGCTGTAGTTTAACTGATTGAGAAAAACCAGCTCCACCACTACCTGAAGTTACAGGTAGTAGAACTTGTGCATATGGAAGATCTTCGTTAGGGATATCCTCATTGAAAGGATGATATCCCATAATACGAACTTTATATCTATTTCCTATTCCCTCTCCTTTTGCAGTCTGATCCTCTTGTGCGGCAATAGGGGGTATCTGACCGACCCACCAACGGAATCCGTCTCTACCTAAAAATTGACTTTTACCGAACAGAGCAGCATCTAACATTAGTCGTCGTAAACTCTACATTCGAGTGAATCTGGGTGATTATCACAATAGACTTCAAGTTTTGAATCTTGATGTCTGGTATGCCAATCATTTATCTTAGCACCACCTTCATTCTCTTCATTTTCATCATGATCATGAAATGCATCATTGTGCATTTTAAGATCTTCTTCAGTATATTCAATCATACCATGATTAACATGCTCTTTATGATCCTTTGGATCTATATAGACCTCATGATTGAGATCATGATCGGGTACTTTAGTTGTCATAGTTATGATTGTGGATTAAGACCATGTGAATCCCTTACAACTACCGCAGCTGTGTATGAGGTATTAGGTAGGAATATGTGAGTGAGATCCTTAATAATATATATCCCACTTATCCTATCATCTATCTCAGGTTCGGCATCAGTTGTCTTAGGGAAGTATAACATTATAGCATCACCAGCGACCAATTCAGTATTAGTAGGTATGGTTAAACTCAATTGTGTGTTAAACAACATACCATATCTTGTTATAGCCTGAGAAGCACTATCAACAGGATCGTAATTAATTGATGTTGATACACCCACATCTAATGTCCCTACATCATATACCTGACTAATGATCCTTGATGCCATCATATTTCCTGGAATATTTTCAGGATCAGCAACCAATGGTCTCTCCTCTTCAGGAACCCCTAATTGAGATGCTGGTTTCTCTTTAAATACAGAATTTTGTGGTTGAGTAAACTCAAAACTAACTGGATTAAAAAATATTCTATAAGTAGAATGAACTCCTTTATTCAAATCAGCAAGAACATCTGTATCTGCTCTAACTGAATAAGTTAGAATCTTTACAGCATTCTGGAATGCATCCTCCAACGAAGGATCTAATGATTGAGAATAAAAATATCTTTGCAATTTATCCTTACCATCTACTGCTTCTTTAATCATATGCTCAACTGATTTAAAATGAAATCCTTTTCTAGTTTGCCAAAAGAAAAATCCAGCACTCTTACTAGTTGCTCCTACAGGAATTGCTTTAGATGCTAACCACAATAGAATAGTAAATGGTTTCCTCAAATTACCTATAAAATTATAGATATTTTCACACTTTTCAAATTCAGTTTGTTTTAATGGTTCTACTAATTTAACAATCTCAGTAACGCTCTGATCTATAGTCTTTCCATAAAATTTACGAGTTACTCTACTTTGCTCATTACTAATTCCCTCTCTAGCAACAAGATGAAGAGTGAAAGTTTCTACTCCTTTATTTGATATAACATTTGTTATTCTATTGACATACAAAACACTCTCAAGATGTTCTTCTTTTTCTCCCTCTGCTTCGAGAGGAGTTTTTACTTTATAGTATACTCTTTCTCCACCACGGACAGGTAAACCATTATATAATCCTTGACCATCAATAGTATTACCAGTATTAACCACATCCACTATAGCAGTACACATTGGAGACATTAAAGTCTCAAAATATTGTAATTTAGTGATACCACCAATTAAACTAACGGTTTGGCTACCATCAGCTGAGGTTATATCAAAAACTTCAAAGGTAGAAGCAGCAGTTGGTGCAATTGCCATCAGGTAAAGTGTCTATTAAACTTAGATAATTGTGATATTGGATTCTGAGATATTATAATAGTTCCACCATTACCATCAGAACCATTATTCACTATAGTAGTTTTACTACCCTTATTTATTGCGACTTCACTAGTATCAATGGGAATTTCAATAGTTTTTCCTGTAACCGATTTTAAATTAGCATCAGATTTTAATACTCCATTTACTTTCAAATCATTAGTAATATATGGAACCTTATGAGCTAGAAATTCTTTAGATTTATTTGAAGGAATGGTGATATGAGGTAGACCTAATTCACGATTAGCCTTATTAATCATGTTTATAAATGTTACTTTAACCTTTGGATTGTTACTATTATTATATCTCCTCGCTCTATCATTTCTATATGCCACCCAATCCTCTTTTGTCATCGGTCTGTATTCTTTTTTCTTCTCCTCTTTAACAACAACCTTCTCATTAGTACTGCTACCAGTATTATTATTCTTTGTGAGTTTTAACTCCTGCTCTGCCTTCAATTCCTTAATTTGATTTACTATGCCCCTTCTCTCACCTGTTAGCCAAGGCTGACTACCAATTGGCATATCCTTTAATTGTACTTCAAGAGCAGCAATTTTCTCTTGTGTACTCAAACCAGATCCAACAATAGGTTGCTCTTTATTTGTACTAAAATTACTCATTTCCTCTGTATCATTATCTACTCTTTGCTCATATATCTTATTCACTTCAATTAGATACTGTTCATCACTTAACTCTCCAGAATCCCTTTTTTCCTGTAAATCTATTATTTGTGAAGATCGATTATCTGTTGCTTCAACTGTATCTTGAGTCTCTTGAGGCAATCCCTCTACAGACTCACGACCATCCTTTTCTGCATTCTCTATATCCAGCTTAATTTTGTCCTGTAATGTAAGCCAATCTTTATTTAAAGTTTCAACTGATTCATTCAATTCCTTCATCTTAGCTTGAACAGCATCTCCATCCTTAGTCCAATCATTATCTTTCTTTATTCCAGTTATCCATTCACCAACTGTGCTTGCAATAGTACGACTTATACCCACCACACCATCTACAAATGGCTTTATAAATCCAGCAACACTCTTTACCCAATCAACAACTTCCTGAATTTTTTTAATAATTATAGGTAGTTTAGCAGCCAAATATCCAACTAAAAATATTCCAGCAGCTTTTAATATTCTCTCAAAGAAACTACTACCAGCACTCATAATATTTGCAGAAGCTGTACTTAAAAAACTCTTTGGTTTTTGTGCTTCAACTAATTTCTCTGCATCTTTCTTCCTAGCATTATCAAATAATCTTCTTAAAAATCCTTGCTTCTTCTGAGTTGCTTGTTGATCTCTGCGAACTTCTTTACCTAAAGCTTTGCGAATACCTTGAGTAGTTTGCCTAATAGAAAGCAAACCAAAATCAATTACCTGAAGAGCCTCCTTAGCATCTACTAACTTAGTTGGTCCTGCCATTAGTCAACTGCTCCATAATTAACTGAACCCAGATCTCTATAATAATTACTAAGATCTGTTATGGGAAAATTTGGTAACTCTGAAATTGACTCCATATATGATGCAGTTTCATCCTCATCAACTACACCATCCTGATTAGTATCAGCAAACATTGGTACAAAACTAAAGTTTCCTTCGTTAACGAATGCACCAGAAGTTAATAATTCTGCAGAATTAAATTTAGTATCACTAAATGCAGTTGCTGACCCACTCCAATCAATGTTGGAATTAAGAAATGAACTGGATAAAGTATCACTACTAGAAACTTGTTCAGGCATTCTACCTATATCTTCCTTAAGATCCTCATTCATTGCTCCTAGATTACCAAAAGTATTAATAGCCAATGATCTTGTTCCTTCTTGATTACCTTCTTGTACTGCTACTGCATCAAGAATTGGACCTGGTTGCACTACTTTACCCCACCAATCAGTTCTTTGAAGTAAATTAGGCATATTATGTCTTCTTAAGAACATATCCAAATAATTCTTACCATCACTATCCATCTGATTTCTTAATTCTTTAATACCATCCATATACACCATCATCTTATTCTTATGACCCTGCTGAGTCTCCATCAATGCTTTAATCTTTTTTTGTATTGCTGGTGGACAATCTTCAACAGTTGCATTATCTTCCATTAATAATGTTATTTCTTTCGCTAATGCATGGAACTTAGCCCATTCACCTTGGAACTGTTCGATCATCGCTGGTATCTGATTAAACAATTTTGTATTATTATCACTCATCAAACCAGCATCCCACTTATTCCAATCACCTGCATTGGCGTATTTTAGATCTTGTAGAAGTTCATTAAGTACTGATCCTTCCTTAGTAAGTGCTCTCTTTGGATCAAAATCATTTCTAATCTCACCATTCTTATCCAATAACCAAGGATATTTTGCAAGATGTGCTTCTATTTTTTGTCGTTGTTCTTTTTTAAATTGATCTAAACCAACTTCACTAACTCTAGTAATGGCATCTTGCGTCATTTGATTATAAGATCCAATACCCTGCATATTTTCACCATACTCACCACTATGAATATCTCGAAGCAGTAGAAAAAGTGTTGTACCCATTGCAGCAATTGTTAATGCACCTATGAGTCCCAACCATACATATGGATTAGCCAATGCTCCTAATATACCAGCAAAAGCTCCACCAGCACCAAGAGAACCAATCAATGCACTAATACTAGCTGTAAGAAGTGGAATTCCTACATTAATAGCAAGAAATACTCCAGCAGCTGTAGCTAATACTGCTTTAATATCATTACCCAACTGATTTAATATACTCTTATCTCCTTCCAACCAAGCCTGTATTCCTTTAAGACCTTTCATTCCAACATAGCCACCAAAAATGGCTCCAAGTGCTTTAAACAATCTTTCAAAAACACTTCCAGTTACTTGTTTAGCTTTCTCTATAGGTTTAACTACTGTATTAACTAAAGCACCTTCAATAAATGCTTCCATTCCAGATTTTTTATCTTTATCTGCTGCTGCTCGTTGTTGTTTTGCGTCTGCTTGATCACTAGCCTTTTCATTATCTGCTTGTTTCTTTAATAAATTTGCAATTGCATTAAGATTTCTATTAATAGAAAAAATATTTTTATTAAGACCTAAAAATTGTTTAGCAGTTATTTTTCCATCTTTGTCCGTAGTCGCAGCACCAGCTTCAGATGCAGATCGTTGTGCATCTGTCCTACTTGATTTTGGAAATACTTTCTTAGGGTCTATGGTCATCTAATACCATTAGCTTGTTGATTCTTTAGATTCTCTTCTTCAATGTATTGTTCCAAGAGACTGATGTATATATCTCGTTCCCAAGGAATCATATTTTCTATATCACTCAAGCTATATTTATGATGCTGCATCAAGGCGAAATTAATTTTATAATACGCTACTATATCTTGATGCAACATCGCTAGGTGAAAAAACTTGCTAGTCCCTCCAATATGACTTGACTTTCTACACCAGTATTAGGATTTTGAACAGTAACACTATGCGATAATTTAGGCATTGTATTAAAGAATTCCTCTATCCTCTTAAATGATTGAGACGGTAATGTCTCTACAAATGCATTCCATTCTTTTTTAGAATGATCTTTTGCATTCCATGTTTCTTCATCTGAGAAGATCATATCTATACAACTAGCAATAACATCAAATGATTGAGTAACTTTATCACCATCTCCAAAATTTTGATCAACAAATTCAGTAAGAGAAGGATATCTCATTCTAAGTGTTAGATTCTCATCCAATTTAATATCTTTATCATGCTTTGGATCTTGCTGAATTTCAATATCATCAATAGCAATAGTCATTGGAACCTTTGTTTCTCCATCATCAGGACAAGTAGCCATGACTTCTATAGTTTCTCCAACAGATTTACCACGAATATGTAGAAACAAATACTCAATATCAAATGTAGATAACTTCTCAACTCTAACTCCACGAGTATTAATACAAGCACTTAATACATCTTTAATAGCTCGACCAACTTGATCCATATTATCACTTTCCATAGCCATAACAAGAACTTTTTCTTCTTTGACTAAGAAAGGTCTATATGTAATCTTTTTTCCTGTAGAAGGAACGACCAATGTATAGGTCGGGGTAACAATTTTAGGTAATGGCATCAATCTTTTTTATTAAATAGTCCGAATAGGTAAGCTATTGTAGACTTGAACGCATTGCCATCCAACTCATCAAACATAAACATATTCAAACGAAATGCATAGTTTGCCTCTGAAACAATAGCAGAGACCTGTGATTCAGACACAGGCAGTGTATTTAGTGTAGCACGATAATGATCTTTAAACTCCTTCTTATTCTCTATATTAGGAAACTCATAGAAGTCTAAACCACCATCATCTAACTTAAGAGCATTCTGAGCAATATTTCTAAGGATCTGACCTCCAGACAAATCACCAAGATAACGAGTATAGTGGTGACCTACAAGAAGTTCAGTCTGGTCATGTGCTACTTCACGAATACGGTTAACATACTGTTGACATGCATCAGTAGGATAGATATTCTTTGCCCAGCCCCTACCATAAAAATACTCACAGTCTTTTGCTAGACTACGATGTCTATAAAGTTCCTTCATGTTCAATGGTCCCACAATAGGATCATCTTTCAATCTTAGAACTTCTACTTCCATAGCATGATAGATGAAGTAATAGTTAGCAACAAGTTGCCTATAACCTTCTCTACTTACTACACCTTTGAGAAATGAACTAACAAACTTAGTATTCTCTGCTGCCGAATGAGACTGTTTAGTCCCCGACTTCAAATCCTGTGCTAATCCCATATACTAGTATTCACTGATTTATATATTATAGCATATTTACTGTTCTGATGTATCCTTCTTACCACCATCAGAATTGTTATTCTGATCTCTACTATTATTGACATCTTCTCCATTATTCACTTCATTAAGTGTTCCAGTTGAATTACCAGCATGAGTTAAGAATGAGTCTGGATATGGATTTGGTCCTGCTTTACTGTTCTGATTACTTCTTGTATCTTGTCGTCTAAGACTACCAAAGAAATATCTATCATAAGCAAATGAAACGGATATTTCTAAAATTCTACTTGATTCATAACTGACTGCAACAGGAGTAATATTGACAGGAAATGCACTAAGGAATGTATATTCTACACTAGCACCATGATTCTTATCAAATTTCTGTAGATGCATAGTATCAATCTTATACTCTGCAGGAAATTTCATCCTATGGTAATATGCCTTTCTACTTCTATTCGTATCTGATCCACTAGAAATAAATTCTTGCCATAATTCAAAAAATTTAATAACTTTATAATCATCGTCAACTATGAAAGTAAATGATGAATCTGTATATATCCTTGTGTGAGCATACTTTTGATTGATGCCCATGTAATTACCATTGATCTGAGCCGTAGCATAAGCAGTTCCAGGTAATTGTGCATTCTTACATAGTAAACCTAGATCTCTAAAAACAAATGCATTATCTATTAAATCATCACTTTCCATCTTAATATAATTCAACAACTGCCAAGGCATTGCTGGAAAAGACAATTCGTAATGAGCTGTAGTTGCTACTTTCGTAAACAACGGTAAGATATCCGAAGTCTTTCTTAATCTTGGTGATCCATCTCTTGACACAATAAATACCTAAAGCGGTTACAGTATGATGGCTTATTCAGGTAAGTTCAGACCTACTAATATTGAAAAGTATAGGGGGAACCATCTAAACATTATTTATCGTAGTTTGTGGGAACGCAAATTCATGAAGTATTGTGATAAGAATCCCAACATCCTCGAATGGGGTAGTGAAGAAGTTATTATTCCATATCGTAGTCCTTTAGATAACCGTATTCATAGGTACTTTCCAGACTTTTATATTAGAGTTCGTGAGAATACTGGACAGATTAAAAAATACATTATTGAAGTGAAACCAAAGAAACAATGCATTGAACCTAAGAAACAAAAGACTAGATCTAAATCATATGTGCGTGAAGTGATGGAGTATGCTAAAAACCAAGCAAAATGGGGAGCAGCAAATAATTGGTGTAAAGATAGAAGTTTAACCTTCAAAATCCTGACTGAGGATCATCTCGGAGTATGAGCAGACTACAACCAGTCGTAGATTCATTAACTGGTTTGGAAGAACCAGACGATCTCTTCTTGGAAATAATGGAAGCTTTAACGGACAAAGAGATAATACCAGAAGCAGGAAACTATTACACTTTTATATACAGAGCAAAAACACCCCAAATAAGATACGATGAGTTTCCTTTGATAGCATGTACAGAGGTACAAAGATGGGGATTTAAAGGCTTCAATTACCATTGGGGTAAGATAAGAAACTATACCTGGGAAGAAGTCTTAGGGCAAATGCATGTAGTTCTTCCTAGAGAAGTACAAGATGCTAGATCTATACCATATGCAAAATTCAGATTATCACCATAAATAAGTAAAAATAGTATCAATCATGCCTTTTGGTTTAATAAAAAAAGGATTGAATTTTGGCAAGAATGCTTTGGTTGGAGGACTAACCTCTAGATCAAACAGAAATAATAATGCTGCAAATTCAGGAATACTTAGATATCCATATGATATTATGGATGCTGAGACTGACTATTTTTTAATAGAAGCAATTAAATATAAAGAAGGTGGAACTCCTAGTTTTTCTGGTAGTGCTGGTGCATTTAGTAAACTAAAAGGTGCTCAATCAGAAAGAAATTTTATACTTCCAGTGCCTAATGGAATAGGTTCAAAGAATAATGTTGGTTGGCAAGGTGGAAATATGAATGCATTAACAGGAGCTGGTGTAGGTGCTGTTGAAGCAGGATTAAATAAGGCAATATCCAATAATGGTAATATGCTTGAAGATATAGGTGCTGGTTGGGATGAAGGTGCATCATATACAATGAAGCAAGCACAAGCTGCAGGATCAGATACTACTCGTTTACAAAACTATGTAAGGGCAAAAGCATCTGCTGGTGTAGTAAACGCAATAGCAGGTAGTAATATTAATGCCAATCAAATAATGGCAAGGCAATCAGGACAAATAATAAACCAAAACTTAGAACTTCTTTTCAGTAGTGTATCTTTAAGACCTTTCCAATTTAGATGGGATATAGCTCCTAGAGATAATAAAGAAGCAAAAGTAGTTAAAGAAATGTTCATGCAATTAAAAATGCGTTCATCACCCAAAAGAGTTAAAGGTGATATGGCATTTCTACAAAGTCCTGATGTATTCAGGATTTCTTACAGAAAAGGATCTGGTGTACATCCTTTCTTAAATAAATTTAAGATATGTGCTTTAGAATCTGTAGGAGTTAACTATACTGGTTCTGGTCAGTATTCAACCTATGGAGATCAAATGGGTACTCCTGTTCATATGAAATTAGATCTCGCATTTAAAGAACTAGAGCCAATATATAGAGAAGATTATGAAGAAAATTTCATTGATTTCTAATGTCAGTAGCTTACTTCAATCTATTACCTAACTTTAAATACCTCAATCCACTAAAAGAAGGTGGACAGAGGAATCAATATGTTGAGGTTAAAAATATATTCAAAAGAATAAGACTGAAAAGTGATATATTTCAGTTTGCTATGAATTTTAATGAATATGTAATAGAAGATGGTGAAAGACCTGATACAGTAGCAGAAGTATTATACAAGAGTCCAAAATATGACTGGGTAGTTCTATTATCTGCTAATATTATTAATGTAGAAGATCAATGGCCAATATCCGAGGGTCTTCTATGGGATATTTCTGATGAAAAATATGGAGAAAATTTAAATGCAGTTCATCACTATGAAACTAAAGAAGTTAAAAATAGTGATGGTAAGTTAATATTACCTGGTAAATTAGTAGTAGATTCAGATTTCACTATACCAGACCCAGATAATTTTGGACTAACACTTAATCCAACTGTTGCTGTAAGTAATTGGTTAGTAGAAACAAGAAAGAACAATGAAAAACGAGCGATCAAGGTAATCAAAAGAGAATACCTATCAACACTCGTAAATGACACTAAAAGAATTATGCAATATCAGAAATCTTCCCAGTATAATACTAAAACTGGTAAGATGGCATCAAGTAATATTGCTTAGAGTAATGCTTCTAATTGAGTAACTGTAGTCGCTGAAGTAATACTAGAATAAGGAACAGCAGGATTGGACTTGAGGGAAGCACTTTCTCCCTTCATGTCTGCTATTGACTGGATATCTGCATTTTCCTTCTTAAGATCTAAATATCTTCTCTCTAATTCATCTTGGCATAAAGTCTTAGCAGATGCAATATCTACTTCGACTGCTTTTGAACTATGGTTATATTTCCAAGCATTTCGCCATGATTTTGAAGGCAAAGCACTATTATCTACCAGCGAATACTCACTAGCACTGATATCCTTAGCAATAATGTCCTCATCAGACAGAACGCATTGTTCTGATGGAATGACTACACGACAAAATCCATCAGATCCATTGTAGACAATGACCTTATCTCTTGCCATGATTAGTCAGATAGAGAAGATACTACAATACTTGTTGCATCTGGAAAATTTTGAAGGGTTCTAGTTCTTGCCTTCGTATCATCTTCCGCATACATTTCTACTTTCTTGGTATCAGATCCCAAATTAAAGGTTACTGCATACCTATTTGCTGAATAAGCCATTTAATTAATTTTATGAAAAACAAAAAAGGAGAGGATGAACCTCTCCTTTATTTATATGTTACTCTTCAGCTAAACGCTGGAAGTACGAAAGAGTCTCATCTCCTTCACTAGATTCACCCGATCCTGCAGATACATTTGCAAATGCTTTCTCTGGTGTTACTTCTTCATTCGCAGCATCTTCATCAAATGCTTGACTTACACTTGTCTTCCTATTACCAAGAACATAATCAAACCTCTTTTTGAGATCATCATATGACTTGAACTGGGAAGCATCAGTAATCTCAGCAAGTGAGTATTCCTTCTTCCAAAGATCTTCTAATGCTTTATCATCATCAAGAAGAGGAGAAACAGCAGCAAACTCAGAACTATCATAGTTCCAATATCCTGCAACTTTCTTTATCTTAACTTTGAAGTTAGCACCTTGCCAGAAGTCAAATGGGTTAATTGGACTCTCATCCTCAAACTCAGGTTGCATTGCTGCCATGATCTTATCAAAGATCTTCTTACCAAACTTATAAAGGAATACTTTTCCTTCATTGTCTGGATTAGCAGGATCCTTTACGACATAGATGTTAGTGTAATATGATAACTTACGCTTTTGATTACGAGCAATCTGCTTGTTAGCGTCAGAACCAGAATTCCACAATTCAGTATTGTACTCTGAAACAGGATCTTTACCACCAACAGTAGTTAAAGAATTTTCAATGTACCATCCACCTGGTCCTTGGAAGGCATGTGAATAAAGCTTTGCCCAAGGAAGATCTTCCTTATCTGGTGCAGGAAGAAAACGAATTACTGCGTAACCGTTACCTGCTTTATCTACTTCAGGTTTCCAGAGACGCTCATCGGCTCCGTTACCTGCTTTATTAGTCTTCTCTACTTCTTTAACCAACTTTGCGGTTAGAGATCCAAGAGAGGACTGTTTTTTTAATGATGCAAAAGACATAGATTTGGCCTTGTGTTTAGATTTGGCTTTTGTACTGGTCTATTATAGGGCGACAGTGCTCCCATGTCAAGCAAAATTCTTGCGAAGATTTTGTAAAGTTTTCTGCATATTCTCAAACAAAACATCAGGTGATGAATCCTTAGGGAATCCTATCAACTGAGCAGATTGATGGATCTGCTCCATCATATCTTTAGCACGAGGATCATCAGAAAGCTTTAATCTCATATAGAAATTTCTTTGTTTTTCTAAAAGGACTTCCAATTCATCAACATGCCTCATTTTCTCTTCATGAGATAATGTTTGAAATGCAAAGACTTTGGAATAAATCCTTTCTTGCATTTTATTGATCTCTTTTATGGATTCCTGAACTTGTTCAGATTCAAAGAAATCAGACATAATTCCTCCTAGATACTAGTATTTATAAGGGAAGCTTGGCACGAGTGGTCTTTTTCATGAAATTTAAATTGATAGCATCTGCCTTTAATTTTTCCTTTAAAGGTTTAGAAATCAACTTCGTAACAGAGTCAACTTCAATACTATTTTTATCACAAAATAGAACAATGGCATCGATGTAATTCACTTTTTCTTCCAATACAATTTTCTCCACTTCAAGAGAAAATTTGGCAGCATTCATGAATTTTTTATCTAATGCTTTGGTTAATTCATTTTCCATTTAAGTCTATTTGAAAGTCCAAAAAGTTTCTAATGTAATGTACGAGTAATTTCATATATTTTTTCTTATTACGCTCTGTGTAAACTTTACATGTTCCATCTTCACATGCCATTATTATAACAAGTTTTTTAGCAATTGTGCCAGTCAACTCAAAATACATAGCAGCATATGCCATTGCTTGTACAAAGTATCCATCAATCCATTTTCTTGGTTTAGGTGCTTTAGAAGTCTTAAAGTCAATAACTGCTAATTCTCCTTCATATTCACCAATACAGTCTACCGTACCAGCAACACCCAATTCCTTACTATAAAGAGCACCTTCTAATGCATGAATGTTATCAATCTTGTTAAGTTCTGGTTTAGCAATTTTAAAAAGAAAATCTGATAATGGTTGAACTTCAGGAAGTTCTTCATTTTTCAGATAATGCTCTGTAAGAGTATGCATATCAGTACCACGAGAGGTTGCTTTTGCAGTAATCTCGTTAGCTTTTTCTTCACCAATTTTCTTCCTCCAAGCAGCAAACTTTGCTCTATTATAGAACGAAGTCACTGAAGTGATAGAAACCAATTTTAATAGTTCTTCTTCATCAGGAACCTGATAAAAGCGAACACCATCTATAGTTTCTCTCTCCAAAGGAGAAAGTTTCACATCAACATGATTAAACATTACATACCAAGTGCTAATTTAGTCTTCAAATACTCCTTACACAGACCAGAACGAACAATGTCATCAACATCAAATTCGATCATAGAGAAGGATTCCATCTGTTCGAGAATTTTCATGAAATCAAGGATTCCATTTTTTTCATTCTGCTTAATCAGATCAGTTTGATTGGCATCACCACAGAAATGAATTCTGCAATTTTCACCAACTCTTGTTATTATACTATCTAATTCGTGAAAATTCAAGTTTTGGCACTCATCGATGATTATAATAGCATCATCAAAGGTAGTTCCTCTAAGGAATGAAGTAGACCAGAAAGAAATAGTCTCTTGTTGTTTAAGATTTCCATACAGCATTTCAAAATCTGTATCTGTAGGCATCTCAAACATATACTTTACCATATTCTTATAAGGAATCTGATAAAGGAACGACTTATCTTCATGATCACCAGGAAGAAATCCTATTTCCCTAGTAGCAACAAGACTACGAACAATATAAACTTTGGTATATGGTGTAATTTCGCTTAAAACATCCTTAATTGCATTGTAAAGAACAATAAAGGTTTTACCAGTTCCTGCTGCACCATATGTAAAAATATTCTTACCTCTAGCATAATCATTGAAAAGTGTTTCTTGATTAGGAGTTAGAGGTTTAATATCTACCAAAAAATCATTATTGATAGGTTTTTTCCTTCTCATCTGTTTTGCAGTCAAACCAGCACCGACTGCATCTCCTGTCTTTTTCTTACGAGTTCTTTTTACTGGCATATCAATCGAGTGTTAGTTTTTGGCGATTTTGACCTGTTTTTTGAGCTCTTCCTAAGATCTCATTCCAACCAGGTTTATTCTTCCTGAGTTTATCTTTCCACTCACCGACTTCTCCTACACCAGGCATTGTTGATGGATCAGAATAGTCTCTTTGCCAGTCTGGATTATCTTCTGTCCATTTAGTCCAGTCATGAACACTCATCACAACTTCTTTTTGTTCGCCAGTCTCTTTGTTAACAACAGGATAGGTAGCCATAAAAGTTTATAAGGGTAGTTATTTAGAGTTTGACAAGATTGTCATCATCAACATGAGTCAAGTTCTCATAAGTTACTAGATCAAATGCAATACTGATTCTAGGATTATCTGATTCGTGAACAGTTGTATAATGCGACAAATAATTAGGGAACAATGTAAGTTCTCCAGGTTTATTCTCTACAAGATAATCTTCATGATTATATGGATGCATATAAGCAGTTGAAGTGTTATCAGCAGTTACACAAAAGTGTCCACCAAGATATGTATGTGGATGAGTTGCATGTGCATGCTTTTTGATCTGTTGACCTTTACGCATTACATTTGCCCAACATCTTACTTTTAATGGTGGTGGTTCAGAACCAATTACCTGTGCAAAATATTCATCATGAAAAACACGAATTTCTTGATGTAATTCTACTATTGGAATTTCCTGCCATTTTAGCACATTAAAATGTTTAAATCTAGCAGTTAAACTGTCTGCACCTAATCCAGTATCTCCATCATCATAATTCTCCCAATCATTTGGATACTTTTCTTTAATTTCTTTCTCTTTTTCTAAGATAATCTTAGCAAGATCCTCTGTATTAATATTAGTTGATTTTATTGCAATACTATAATCCCATACTGGTGCAAAGACCGTTTCTGGAGGTTCACTAACAAAACGAATTCCTCTCGTCATGACCAACCTAATGCTTCAGAAACGATAGGAAATTCTTGAGAAAATACCTCTTTACACCCATTTGCAATATCCATATGCTCCTTTTGAGTGCCATGTCCACTTCTAAGTTCGATATAATGCACCCAGGAGCGACAGGAACCAGTCATATAGAGTTTCGTAGGGGTTGCTAAGGGTAGAACAAAACGAGCACACTCCTTGGCGATTCCTTGACGAATTAATTCGTTATATAAATCTTTTGCTGCATAAAAATGCTTTTTAATATTAAGTTCAAGATCTTTTTGAGTTTTCTCAGGAATATCATCAATTGAATTCTGACGATTCTTAAGATCCTGACGACGAAGTTCTGGAAGAGGAATATCTCCCAAATCATTCGTATTAGCATATCTCTGACTAAACTCTTGAAAAGTGAATGATCTATGACGCAATATCTGAGCAGCAAGACCTCTAGTGGTCTCGATCTCTACCGTCATATATGCTTGCTCAAAAACTGACCAATGACCGTGCTTTATGCAATATTTTAGTAAACCAGCTACTTCTGGATTGTCCTGATTCTTCGGATTGCTTACTCTCGCAATGTACCCCATCATCTTCTCTGCTTCTGGGGTCGTCTGAATGAGTTTTACGCTTTTGTTTTTTGGCATACTTCAATCGCTTTTTCATCATTTTAGCATACTCTACATCAGATTGACTATACAGATTCGGATGTTGTTTTGCTATCTTGATAATTTTCTTTGCTGCCTTCTTGTCTTTCATATTTTCCGTAGTACGCTTTAAAATACGATACTAATCCGTTTGTGGTTACCTGTTTGGAACACCAGTCATCAGCACATTCGTAAATAGCACGATTTGTATGTGTACTACCAAAATTCTTTAATAAGATTTTTAGAGTATATTCCCTAATCTGCATATCCATCGTCATCATCATAGAGTTCATAATCTTGCTTTATTGCTGTTGGTTGTTTTGGAACATATGCTTCTTTATCTGAGAAAACTTCTGCTTCCAATTCATTTACCACTTGTTTCAGCATTAAAACCATGCCTTTTAAAACTTGGCGATCCATAGCTTTTAACATAATTTATAAAAAAGAGGGGTTTTACCCCCTCCTTCATCAACTTGTAAGACGGGTTATATCAACTGCAAGGAATTGCCTTGCTTTTAACCTTAATACCACGATACATTAGATCGTGATTACGGTTATGTTGTGCCTCGTCGAGAACCATCTTGCGATAGTCTGCAGAGTCATAGGAGACTCCCCGATAAGTAACTTGTGCCATGTTTTACTCCTGAAGTAGTTGGATTTTTAGGCCCCGTTCCTTCAGTCATGTGCGTCCCAACAATTTGGTGTTTCTTCTTTCACGATCTGAATCATTTCAGTTCGTGTTTCTTCTTCAATCTTATACTCCTTCATAGCATCAAGAAGTTGCTGTGCTTCGGTACAAGTTAAAGTACTAGCAATAACTGCTAAGTGAAACATAATTTGGGATGAACGCTCCGTTCCGTGACTTACTTGCGACCCTAATGGGTTGAACGCTGTGTGCTAATGATAACACACCCATAGTATATAGTCAAGTTCTCACATTTCCTTAATCATATTGTCCCTAGATTCTTTGAGAATATGATATGCATGTTTGTTGTTTTTAGCAAGTTTTTCTGCCCAGATCATATCTGACAATGGGACATCACGACCATTTACGATTTCAACGCAAATGTCTATAAGACGCATTCTCTGTGTTGTTGAAAGCATAGTAAATCCTGTGGCTCAAAAAAATTGCGGAGTTTTTTTTCCCGATTATCTGAAACGAGAATTCGATTTTCCCTCAGGAACAGAATCTAAAACTTTTTCCCTTGGAAACCAACCAAGCTCACGCAAGGCAGTAGTGTCAGCACATGTGACATCTCTCTCACCTGGTGTATGTTCCTTAACTGGTAGATTTGCCTGACCAAATGCTTCTGCTAATTCTCTAACTGTTGTGGTCTCACCTGTTCCAATATCAATGTGTCCAGTGTAAGTACTAGACATTAGGTAACAGATTGCTCTAGCAACATCCTTAACATGGATCCAATCTCTCTTATGATTAGTAATATACTTAGCAGTCTTGTCTTGTAGCATCCTGTATAACATATCAGGTCTGCTATCTTCACCATACACAGTCTGGAACCTCATCCCTACACTGTTGGGTGGTGCTTGTAGTTCATTAACCTTCTTGGTAATACCATAAGGATTCTGCCACCACTCTTCTACCTGTGCTGAACTAGCATAGAGTAGTCTGACATTATATCTCTTACAATAATCAAAGATAGGTTTAGATTTCTCTACATTATTCTCCCAAAATTTCTCTGGATTATCTACACTCTCTCTAATAGCAGCAAATGCTGCAAGATGTATGACATAATCGTATGGTTTATCAAACATGCTGATCTCAGACTGAAAATCCCCGACATCATCGGGGAAATCCATACCATCAACTAAGTAACCATAACCTGCATCATGTCTAAGATGATTGAAGACATAACTGCCTATGAATCCCTTATGACCAGTAACTAAGATTTTTGTCATTTAACACGATTACCCCATTCAACATCAGGATATGCTTCCTTGATGACATTATGAGTTATCCTATATTTCTTTTTAAGATTCTTATCTTTAACGAGACAAACAATCTCTGCCTCATCAGGATGCAATGACTCTAATAATTCAATGAATAAAGATTCTCTCCTAGTCCTCTTTAGACCATCATTACCACCCTTAACATAATTGTAAAGAGTTCTGTACTGACTAGCAAGTTTACTCTGACTATCTACAGTAGGTGAGTCGTTGGGAGTGAAAGGTACTTCACCCTCTGGAATAGCACTTTCAATGCTCTCATCAAAATTCCAAACAAACAGAGATACTAATGCTGGTGATCTATGAGTTTGAAGTAGTTCAATCTTCTCTTTCTTTGTCTTAGCACTAGATACTGCTTGTAGAATTTCAGATTGTAAAGGATGTGGTGGTAGTTTTGCCATAATGTTTTTCAGTTAGTTAGTCTTCATCATCGTCATCAGTTAGATTTGGATCAAACTTGAATGCGATAAGTGAGTCAGCAATTACATTGCCATGCTCATCGTACATCTCAGGATGCATAGGTTGCTGATACTGTCTGTCATGATTATACATCATGTATTCTCTTAGTACCCATCCTATCATAGAACCTAGAATAAGGGAACCTATAATGAGAAAAGCAACAACAAACAAGTATGCTTCTAGTCCAGCCATCTTACTAATCCTCAGTGGTATCTTTTTTGATGTCCAGGGAGAATTCAAAGTACAAATGCAACTCTCTTTTAAAAAAGCGAAGCATGTTACCGAACTTCACCTGAAAACTTTTAGGTTTATCGGGTGCTTTCTTGCCTCCGCCAAGCATAATCTGTACGCCTTTATTTAGTGGGACTTGGGACAAGGTTATTCTCCTTAAAGTATCTTACTGTTTCTTTAGCACCTCCAATATGTTTGTGCTCATGAGATTGATCCACAACTTGTGGGAAGTACTTAGTGTTAAAAGTAGCCTCAAATTCTTCAATAGTAAAATGTTGATCTAAAGTATAGATGACATGGGTTTGATTAGCAAGCACCATTAAATCTTTGACGAGTTCGCAGTGCTTACATCCGTCCATTGAGTAAACTATGAAGGACATATTTTAAACTACCCTTAAAATATAATTTATACTGCTTTCCATATTCCCCTTATTTGTTCTGGAACATGGTCAAGGTTTGCAGCTATTACAAATCTCTCTCCTTTATAATCATCAGGAACAAAATGATCTAGTGCTGCTGGAAATGCTATAACTAATCCATTCTCTACTGGTCTACATGTCTGCCCTATACAAATAGGTGCTGAGTCTTCCTGAACATCAACATAATAAATCACTGCCATAGACGATGGAAAATGATTGTGATATTTTGTACCTTCATTAGGTCCATATGTCATAGCCCACATATTAACACAATCAAATTGTCCTTTAGTGTGCCAATACTGCGAACTTATTTCTTTAACAAACTTCTCAAAGTATGCTTGAATATCAGAGAACCTTGGATCAGTATGATGAATGTTCCAATTAGATCTCCATGTAGCACCTACATTATTATCCTTTGTAGTCTCTGCAAATTCTTTCTTATGATCTAAGATGAATTGTTTATGTTCAGCAAGATGCTCAGTCCAACTTGTCTCGAAGACAGGGAGCTGAGCATCTACTTGTGCTATATTTACTTGGTTCATAATAAATTATTAGTATTATATGTAGGTCTCTTCTCCGTCTTGTCCACCGAATGTACAAATGTCAAGTTCACCTAAGTCCTCTAACGCTGGTATTCCATTATACACCCTAAGCGTGAAATTGTTAACCGTTCTGTCACTGATTCTTAAATTAACAATACCACCTGGATATGCATTAGTACCAGATGCAATTCCTATGACTGCATAATTAGTATCTGCCATCGGATCAGCAAAGTTTACAGTGTAAACACCAGTAGCTTGTTGCTCAATGGAACTAACATTATGTGAGCGATCTCCAGGAGCATAGTCACTGTTACCAACACCTAGATTTGTATTCAAGTACCAAGAAGTAGCACGACCCTCATAGAATTGTGTATAAGTACAAGTCTTAAGTCCTGCAGTGCTCTTAAACTCACCAACCTTAGCAACTCTCTGCATCTCAGGATTAAATACCTGAACAGAGTTACCCATAGATCCTTTTTCTGTACCAACACCAGCACCATACCAGAATAACTCTGGAGTCTCCTCAGTAACTTCTACCTCAGTGTACGAACCAGTATAAGTAACACCCTGAGTCATCTCACTTGGATTGGTAGTACCAATACCAACTGATGTAACACCAGAATGATGGTAGTACATTCTGATTGGATAGTTTGCTTGCTGTGATGCATTCTCAAACCTATAAGTCTGACCTACTTCAAATCTTAAGTAAGGAGACTCATAACCTTGAATGTTTACACATAAAGCAGAGTTGATACCAATGTACCTATGTTCTGTGGTCTTAGTACCGATAGTAACAGGTAATGGTTTGTATGGATTTTCGTGTGAAGTATAAAGATTCTTAGCAGTGTCTGCTGCACCAGTTAGTGTTGAGTAACTAGAATTGCTTGCAAAGGTAGCATTGGTTGCCTGTGATGCAAGACCAGCAAGAGTAGCATAGGTTGCAATACCAGCAACGATTGCTTCAGATGCGATACCAGCAAGAGCAGCACGAGGTGCTTCAAGGATAGTAGCAGTAACAATACCAGCAGAGATAGGTGATACATCAATACCAGCATCAAAGTTGATTGTTCCTGCAGTACCAACAGCAGATCCACTGTCCTGAACAATAACACCACCACCAGCAGCAACAATGTTAGTCAGTAATGAACCATCACCAATGAATTTCGGTGCTGTTATATTATTAGTAACATTGATTGTTGCTGCCGAATCCACTTGACTTGCTGTACCAGCAGTAGTAGCACTTAATGCAGAGTTAGCAGTGGTAGCAGTGGTAGCAACTGTAGCAAGTCCAGCAACAGCAGCGTAATCTGCATTAGTAGCAAAAGAAACGCTAACTCCATCAGCAAGACTGTTTGCAGTTTGAGCAACACCTACTGTATCTGCTGCCTCTATTAGTGCAACACCATCAGTAACAGTCGCAGTAATGTTAGTTCCAAAGTTAATTGTAGCAGCAGTACCAACTACAGTACCATCTTCCTCAACATTAACACCAGATCCAACAGCAGTAACGCCAGTCAATCCTGATCCATCACCAGCAAATGCGGATGCAGTAATGATACCACTGGTGTTGACATTAAGATTAGATCCAATACCAGATGGTCCTGGATCCTGTGGAATAGAGTGAGCAACAAAGGTTAAGTTTGGTTTAGAACCACGAACAATCAAACTCTGTCCATTAGAAAGAGCGATGTTATCAAACTGTAAATCTTGTAGTGGTGATAGTCTAAGACCAAAAACAATATAATCTGAATCAAGAAACTCTGATACTCCTCCAGATGATATACCAACAGATAACGCTGCAGTAATGTCAGGGTTTTGGTTCGTAGCATGAACCGTGATCAAACTATCTTCCTCTGCAGTAAGGATCTGTAAGTTTGTATTGATTGGGTATGGTGGATTGTAAGATAGAGTTAAAGATTCTTTTCTACCATGTGTAGCAGCAGAAACATCACTAATCTTATCGTAAATCTTAGTAGCAAATGTTAGGAAAGATATATTAGGATCGAATGATGATACAAATATCTTGTCGCCTGGTTTGATACCAACCTTCTCAATCAATCTAGTACCACCTCTAGTCAAGTTAATACCATACGCAATGTAATCACTAGGTTTGAATCCAGGAGTACTAGAAATACCAATAGAGAATGTAGATTCAAAGTCGTTCTGGTTTGCAACAGAGATGCTGACCTCAAGAAGATCCTCACTCTCAAATAGTAATGTTGGTTCAACAACACCCTGAGTTAATGTAGTCTTAACAGATGCAAGACGACCCACTCTTGCTTGGAATGGATCAGGAGTTTCAAAGGATGTTACAACAGACCAAGGTGAAGTAAATGATTGACCTTCACTACCATCAGCATTAGATACATGCCTCAATCTTACATAGAATGTAGTAGCAGCAGCTAAACCAATATTAATAGTCTGAGTTAAATTTGGAGTTCCATTAGCACCAACAGTAGTATAAACAACCTGAGCAGCATCAACAAATGTTTGATCAGTGCTGACCTCGAATTCAACTGCCTTAAGTGTACCAGAAACTGCCTCACCATCAATAGCAATGTAAGTACTAGAAGTTAGTACAATACCAAATCTCTGACCTACAGTAGATGCATTAGTAGGAGCAATAATATATGGTGTCTGAACACCTGGTGCATTACCTAAGGTAGCAAACGATACTATACCAGCAGAGTAAGTAGAATAGTATCCAGTAAATGCTTGACCATCAGCATTAGATACATGCCTTACTCTTCCATAGTAAGTAGTGAATCCAAGTAACTGTCCTGTTGTTGTCTGAGAGATAGCAACATTGTTAGGAGTAGATTGCCAATCAATCGTACTAAAGTTTACATCTCTAGACAGTTGGAACTCAACTGCTTTTAGAGTACCTGATACTGTTGTGTCACCAATAGCAGTGTAAGCACTTGAAGCAAGAACTAATCCTTCAGTACTAACACCAGTTGCATTATTAGCAGGAGCAGTAAGACTAGGTTCATTAACACCTGCAAGATCGGTAGAGATACCAGATCCTACATCAATGAAACTAACAAGAACAGTACCATTACCATCTGCAGTCTTCTGGTTAAATTGTCCTGTCCAGAAGTTTGCTTCATCGATATCAGAGTATTGGTCAAACAGTACATCATTTCCTGTGATCGTACTACCAGATTGACCTCGAAGAGTAGGAGGAGTACCATCAGTAGTAAATCCTGTTACCCAATTCTTTGCTTCAGTAACACCTGTACCTGGATTTCTCTGTGCATACAGAGCCATAAGACCAGCAACTACAGGTGCAGCAGCAGAGGTTCCACTAAATGCACAGTCAAAGAACCCACTGTTATCATACCTTGGGAAGTCTCTATAAGCAGTGATATTATGCATACCAGCAGAGAGTGTTTCATCTGCAGGAGCATAGATGTCAATACCAGGACCACTGTTAGAATATGTTGCCTTTCTTTCCTTACCATTAGACTCAATGAAATCATCAAGAGCACCCACATTAATAACAGGATGATATTGAGTGGTTTCATTGAATCCAATACCAGATGGGTTCATCCAGTCTCTAGATCCACATGGAGTTCTTACACCACCAAATTCAGTACGAGAATCTTGTGAATTAAAATAATTATCTGAAACACTATCTAATCTATGAGTATCAGTAAGTCCAGTACCAATTCTTTGGTTGTTATTACCTGCAGCAGACACATAGATAACACCTGCAGCAATCAATTCAGCACCAGCAGTATCAACAGCATTATTTCTTGCAGATGATGTCCATGATCTCCATGCACCAATCACTTGGTTGTTGAAACCATAGATCATGTCACTAACATCAACAGGATCAGAACTACTATTAATTGGTAGACCAATCGTACCTGTATTATTTTTAAACTGCCATGATGCTGAACCAGAAGCAGGAAGTGCAGCCTGGTATCCCCATGATCCATTGACTACGGTTGGACGCTTAATACCAAGGATAGGATCAATTGGTTTATATTGATGGAAGAACTTCATAATATCATATGAAGTCTCAATATCCATACCAACATTGTCACTGATGGCTGGCATGTTCCAAATGGTTGCCTTAAATGCTAGTCCAAAGTTCTTACCAGCAGCCATACCAGCACATCCAGTACCATGACCACTAGCAAGATTGTTAGAACCAGTAGTACCTACTCCTACTGCTCTGTCCGCAGTGTAGTTAGCAGGAATGTTAATTGTAGGTAAGAGTGCTTTGGCAGTAGACCTTGCGTTGTTATCTTCCCACCATGATATCGCATTTGTAGTGTTAATACCTGTACTTCCGTCTCCCTTGGTATAAACATATCCATAAGTGTTGAACCAGTCTGGGTCAATAAGATAAGGAGCATCAAGAACTATATCTTTTACTCTACTTACACCATTCTCATCTAAAAATTCTGGGTGTGATGCTAGAACACCAGAGTCATGAATAACTATATCTACATTTCTACCATCATATGTGTAATCAGTATTAATTCCAATAGAAGCAAGAGATCCTACATCAGTACCCCATACCTGTCCAGCAGTTGCAACACCTACTCTAGGAATAGCCCAGTTAGTTCTGTTTAATTCTGCACTAGTTGGACTACTAGTAGGAGGACCATTAGGTGAACTTAAATCACGATATGCCTTAACATCACTTGCCCACCTCTGTGGCATAGTAGGCTCTGGTTTTGGAAATGAATCAGGGTTATCTTTTAAAGATAGTTCAATCCACTTAACATGTGGGTGCTTTGCAATCTCAGCAGCTTCAGTCTCATCTAATTCATAGGTTCCACGAGTAGCACTAGTACTTTTACTATCTGTACAAGTAATCTTTCTATCAGGGATCCCATCCTCATTAGAGTCTACGGTGAGAGCACCATGAATTTTATCCCAATACTCAGGACTACTAACGCTGAGAGTATATCGTTTTAAAGCCATGTCTCACGCAACAGAATACACTTTTTTAGTATTTAGGTGTGCTAGAATATATAATAAAAAGATTCTCGTTATGAATATTGTAACTGGTTCAGGTGGTTTTATAGGAAAACACTTTGTAAGGTCACTAGAAAATGTCCTTGAAATTGATCTGGATAACTGTGAGGAATTTATAGAAAAATTTAATAGATGGGATGAAGTTGATATGATCATCCATCAAGGTGCGTTATCCTCTACGACCAACAAGAATCTTCAAATGATCTACAAATATAATATTGATTTCAGTATTAAATTATTTGAGAAGGCAATAGAGTATGGTATCCCTGTTAAGTATGCCAGTTCAGCATCTGTATATGGGAGTCAGAGTTCAACTGCCATTATGAATCCCCTGAACTACTATGCATTATCTAAAACAACAGTAGATTACTGGGTCTTAGATAATATAGAACGCTTTAGGCATGTTCAGGGGTTTAGATACTTTAATGTATATGGATCAGGCGAATATCATAAAGGAACTATGGCATCACTAGTCAGTCAGTTTCAATGGCAGGCTGCCACTGGTCAGATACATCCATTTGACGGGAGCGACGAGATATATCGTGACTATGTGTGGGTTGGGGATCTGGTGAATGTAGTGTTATCGAACACTGCGGGTTCTGGCATATTCGATCTTGGCACAGGATCGCCAATAACAATTGACACTGTAGCTCAACTAGTTTCATTAAAAACTGGGTCGAAATTGTCTCCAATACCATTTCCACCTCCTCTTAAGGGTAAGTACCAATATTATACCATAGCAGACATGAGTTGGCTAGAAGGCTACAATTTTAAAACAGTTAAAGAGTATCTCCAGGGGTAACCCTGTGAGAATCCTCATCAAAATGCTGAGTAGAGAACTCAAATAGTTCTGCGTCTTCTATTGCAATCATCTGATGTCTAGTCTTCCTACAGCAATGGAAAGTGTCGCCAGGTTCTAGGATCATTGACTTTGCATCCTCTAACTTATCAGTCTTACCGTAGAATAAATGGATCTTCCCTGAATGTAGATAGAAGGTCTCATCCTTTAGTACATGATAGTGCCACGAACACCTGTGATTTCTCTTAATAAAAAGTAGCTTACCACAATACTCAGAGGAGTTAGCAATCCACTTCTCCCAACCCCATCCCTTAGGAACAAATTTTGGTTTAGTCTCTTTCATCTTTCTTATCTCTTATCGCCTGGTCCATAATATCAGACAGTTCCTCAAACCTTTTCATATGATCAAGATCATATAATAATTTTGACAATGAAGAAACAACTAAAGGAGATTCATTAGTAGCAGCACACTTAACTGCTGATCTAATACTACCTTCCGCTTCAAGTAAATAGTCTAATGTTTGTTTAGATAGTGCCATTAATCCTCATTAAAAAATACAGTATCAGGACATGCCTTGTCATCAATAAAGATGTCTGCATGTGGTTTGCCCATAAGTAACTCATGATATTTACAACCCCATATATCTAGCTGACATTTAGTTAGTGGTCTCAGCAACTCTTCTGCAACCCTTGCTGCCTCCTCATGAGGTTTAGTTTTATTCCTACCCATTGCACGAGCAGTAAAGTATATAATGTAGTGTCCCTCATCATATAATTTATTGATCTCTTTTATCCTATCCTTCTTAGGAGTAGCACCTTCATACTGACATGTGCCACACCCCTCACCAGGAGTACAGATAGTACCATCTATATCAATGCAGTATCTCATCTACATCCTCCATTGTTAATGTATATGTGCCAGGATTCTCTACTGCCTTTGCTGCTGCTCTATTAGCAAAAGCAATTGACTCTTCCATAGAATCAATTTGTATGTAGTAAAATACCAATGCTGCTAAGAAAGTATCACCAGCACCAGTCACATCAAATGTTCTGGCAATAGGAACTTGGAACTGTTCTTTATTCCATAGAGCACCGTTAGCACCCATAGTTACTATACAGTTACTAGAACGAGGAATATGATCCTCTCTTAATGCTTCAAACTCTTTCTGATTAATCTTGTATATTATATTGTCTCTACTAGGTGGTGTAGTTGACTTAGTATCAACAAAAACTTTTATCTCTGGATTCTTTCTTGCAAGATCTTGAATCAAATCAAGATCAACAAATCCTTTATTATAATCCGATACAACTATAGCATCATACTGCTGATGCATTGCTGCCATAATAATTTGATGCTGTTTTAATGGTTCTACCTTTGGTTCAACATCAAGACGCATGATCTGTTGATTAGATCTCTGATCAACATACCTAGTCTTCTTTATCTCTTCTTTGTTTGTTATAAAATTAACATTAATACCAAGAGACTTTAGATTCTCATTAACATTAGCAGCCATACCAGGAGCAGTCTGCTTCTCTGCATATTTTAATACAGGAATTGGTCCTTCAGGACTTAAACGATCACAAGATCCGTACACCCACTCATCGGTGCAGCTATCCCCGATCAATAATACATTGTACTGTCTTGCTAGTTGCATACTTTTCTATCCTATCAAAGAATTTTAAATCTGAAGACCAATACGATCCAATGACCGACTTGTCTTTCCAATCAGAACCAACCACCATTATATCAGGTTTGATTGATTTTACCAATGCCTCAAGAGATTCATCGCTATCGAAGTACCTAACCTCATCAACTGATGATAGAGCAACAAGCATGAGTCCTCTATCTTCCTGATTATATATCGGACGGGTTGGTCCTTTCTTTTCCCGTACTCTATCATCAGTATCAATACCAACTATAACATAATTACCAAGAGATCTAGCATAGTTTAATAATGCTATGTGACCTGGATGTAAGAGATCAAATGTACCATTAACAAAGACTCTTACTGGTGCAAAGGGATGAATAAATCTTTTAGTCATCCTTTACTGTAATCATCTTGCCATACTCAGGTAAATAAAGATACTCAATGTCACTATTAGCAATAGTCTTGACAGCATCTTCGAGTGTTTCAACCAGAGGTTCTCCACCCAAATTAAAGGAAGTATTAAAGAGGATAGGGCAACCAGTCTGTTTAAAGAATTCTTGGATGAGCTCATAGTAATTTTTGTTTTGTTCTTCTGTTACTGTTTGAATCCTACATGTACCATCCACATGAATGATAGCAGGGATCTTCTCTTCTATTCCTTCTTGACACTTAACAGCATACATCATGAATGGAGTCTCATCCATACCACGAAGATCAAACCACTCATGTACATGTTCTTGAAGAATAGTACCTGCAAATGGTCTGAAATATTCACGATGCTTTACAGTATTAACAAAGTCCTTACCCTCAGGATCACGAGGATCATATAAGATAGAACGATTACCAAGAGCACGAGGACCAGACTCAGACTTACCTTGGAACATTGCTACAATATTCTCAGAGGTAATCAACTTAATTATATCCTCATGATTAGCACCTTGAACTACACCACCATACTTATCAGCTACCTTCTGAATATCTTCTGAAGAATAATTGTATTCAGGTCCAAGATATAATGTGTCTATCTGAGGTTTAGGTTCAAAAAATTCATGAGGTTGAAGTGCTTTATAATAAACATAAAGTGCTGCTCCAATAGCAGTACCAGCATCATTACTTACTGGTTCTACAAATAGATTGATGCCTTCATCCTTTAACTGTTCAAGATACCAGTAGTTTGCAACACAATTTAATCCATATCCACCAGACAATACTACATTCTTCTTACCAGTCATCTCAACTGCCTTACGAATGAGTTTTAAAACTGCTTCTTGCGTCTCTACCTGTACTGCATACGCTAAGTCTCTTCTATTCTCATACTTAGTTAGATCTGAATCCTTTTCATCAGGATCTGGATGCTCATCAAGGAAAGGATACTCATGTATATTAACATGTCCTGCATTTGGATAGGTAGGAATCATTACATTCCTATCTACCGTACCAAACTCCTTAAAGATCTTAGGTACTTCTGGGTTGGGTTTACCGTATGGAAATAATCCCATAGTTTTCCCTGCTTCAATAGCATGCCACCCACAATACTGTGTAACTGCCTCATATGCTTTAACAATACCACAAGTTTCATCAAGTAGATACTCAAAGGTTCCTTTCTCAGTAGGATATATTTCCTTTGCTTCCATTTCAGGGATGGTTGCTGTAGTAGCAGGCCCTCTAGTACCTAGATGCTTCCATACAGTATTAATTTCCTTAGGATAAGTGCAATCAAATATAGTTTCAATTTCCCATACTGTATCCTGTCTATCCATGATAGTGAAGTCAATGAATGTACCTGCACCATCAACTACTAAAGCTGTTGCATCCGCAAATCCAGAACGGTAAAATGCACACGCAGCATGTAACTTATGATGTATATTTCCTAGATCAATAACTTGGGAATGCCCCTTCGCTGGATCATCATTACTACGATCTTCAATCAGTCCTAACTTTCTTGCAAGTCCTACATAAGCAGGTTCAAAAGAATATTCTAATGTAGGACAATCTTTTGCTGCCATCTGAGTATGACCAATGACAAGATAATCAAGTCTATCAGTATACTCTTTGATCAACATCATTGATGCAAGAGGAGCACCATCATACTTGCGACGAGAAATTCTTTCCTCTTCTACAGCAAATACAATCTCACCATCTTTAAGGAGACATACCCCACCGTTATGTCCTCTTGCTATACCAGCAATCCACTGTGTCATTTTCCAAACCCCTTAGTTTCTGCTTGTACAATTTTTTTCTTGACAGGTTTGCCAAGTCTATCTCTACATGATTTAATCACTGCAGCGATATCTTCTTCAGTCATAGACATACATTCATCATTCTGCATGTCCTGATAGTCCTCCATAGTCAACCTAATAGGAGAGAAAGTTCTTTTATCTTCACCGAGATCTATTATATCAAATTTTGGATCATCTGGATAGGATATATTAATAGGATATGTTGATCCAATCACAGCAGTGACAGTACTATCAACTGCTTTAGCAATATGTTGACCAACAGAATCACATCCTAAGAAATGATCTGCTCTGTCTATAATCCCTGCCCAGATACGAATGTCTTCTATATTAGGGAGAATATATGCATCTTTTGATTCTTTCTCTTCTGTAGTAAAAGGAAACTCTGACATCACAATTACACAATAATCTTTCTTTAAATCATTAATGATTGTACTGATGTCTTGTAAATTGAAACTACGAGAGGTGGGATCAAACATATACCCACCAGTATCCATGATACCTCTACCAAATGGTTGAATAACTATAACCTTTTCTTTTCCTGTAGTTTTTATTGCTTCATCTACTAACTGAAGTCCTTGAATACCCTCTCCTTTCGCTAATGTAACATTAGGTGCTGGTAATTCTCTTGGTTCATCTAACCCATTGATTTCTATATCAAATGCTTGAGCAAGACTACACTTCTGATTATAATAGTGCCATATTCTATATGGTTCAGGGGTCATACAATCCCTGTCTTTAATCTTATCTTCAAACAATCCTTTATGCCAATTATCATAGGCATACTTATGTAATACAGGATGTCCTCTGTAGAAATTCATACCACCCTCACAGACAATTATAAAATCGTCATGAGTTTCAGCATATTTTTCTAATGCAGGGATGGATGCAACTACTCTGCCAGCTCCACCATTAATAAAGAATACTTTAGATCTCATACTATGATTCTCAACAAATTATATAGTCATAGAAAAACAACCTGATTTATACGGTCATACCCATCAGTAAACATAGTGGGGTCAGCGTTTGGGGAGTGTAAGACATCAGATTCATACATTATCAGTCTATTATACACCATCTTAAACTCATGTTCAACCTTCCATACTCCATCGTATCCTCCACGCATCCATTCTCGTAAAAAATTCCATACATCATCAGGAGTTTTTACAATATCATCAAACATCTCTGGTTTATCAATATAATCCATCACATTATAAGGAAGAGTCATATTTCCTTTATAAGAATATAAATTAGTACCACCTTGACATTCATCAGGATAATTTAGAAAGATAACAACACCAAATTGATTATAATCAAAAGTAGATTGAGTGCATTGTCCAACTATACCACGAGTAACACCATGTTCATCAACATACCCACCACTACTATCAATATACGAAGTTGAATAAGAATCTTGATGTGGTATGGACAACCAAGGATCAGCACCAATACTATTAGAATTCATTATATTACATAAGAATCCTGCGTTATCCCAATGACATTCATACATTCTATCAGAGAAAGAATGCTTCCAAAGAGTACTATCTTTACAGTACTTATCGAATACTGATTTAGTCTTCTCCTTAAATTCTTTAGTCTCTATATAACATCTCTCTCCAGCAAGACCCTTGATTAATTCATCTCTTCTCCACTTTTCTGCTTGTACTGCTAGTTCTTTTACTTCACTAGGATTTTCATAGAAGTTATCAATAACCACTACTGTCCTACAATCAGGTCCAACATTCCTGATTACTTGTTCATTACGATTAGTACTCGGTTCAAACATAACAAATCCTCACAGACAAAAAAATTCCGAGAAAAAAATTCCCGAAATTTTGGAACAAAAAGTTGAATTTCGTTTTGCATCCTTAAGGATCTATATCCTCTGGTGCTTTAGATGTACCACCACTCCAGAAATCACTAGTGTCAGCAGCATCTCCACTGTTAGGAGTATCAGATGGTTCGTGTGGCCATACAATTTTATATGTTTCTGTACCTACACCTACCCAAGTGTTAGGAAGATCTCTCAACTTCTGACGATAATCTTTCCAAGGAGACTGGAAATTAGAAGGAGCATCAGTAGGAATCTTATCATCAGACTGAGTTAAAAGATTATTTCTAGTTTCTCTCACCCAATCCCAACCAAATGTTGTAGAATCAGCAGGACCATTTCCTTGACTATGAGAATTATTCCACTCTGTACCATCACTAGAGAAGACAGGATCTCTTGGCCACTTATTATTAACATGATCATAATCTAATGAAAGCATATCAAACACTTCTTGGAAGTGAAGATAGTCATTAAGAATAGGATTAGGTTCTGAGTCTGGACCTGCAGGAGTTTCTATTTGATATGGACCTTCTACACCACCGAAGACAGCAATAGCATTCATTGGATACTTATCTGCATCCAAAGTAACTATCTTACTTCCAGGAGGAGCCTCTCTATCGCATGTTCCAGTTTCAAAGGAATGCTCTTGATGCCAATCAGGATTAGCATCAGTTCCTTTATTTTCGTACCAGATAGTTATGTTCTGGGGTCCAACATAAGTACAGATTCCTGTCCTTGTTGTGTCTTGTGCCTGTCCCATCCATACCGTAGGAACAGGAAATAATACTGTCTTAGTAATGTTTGCCATTGGTTTTGTTCAGGTGTACTCCCTCATATGCTATTTATTAAGACCAAGTTGTAACAACAACTAGACCACCATTACCCCAGTCTCCCCAACATTGTCCACCTTGAGTTGATCCAGAGTGTCCTCCACCACCAGGCCAGATGGACTGTGCTGAACAACATCCTCTAGCATTACCATAAGCACAACGGTTGGTTCCAAAGTTTCTGTTAGCACTCCAAGGACCAGGAGGAGTAGAAGCAACTGACCATGAACCAGAGTGACAGTTAACATGCTTGAATTCACCACCAGAAACACCACAAATATAGAATTCATTCTCAGGGTTCATTGCACATGACTTATCTTGTGCATCAGGCCATGATGCAGAACAACCGTTAAAGCAGTTAGTTCTTTGACTTTGCTTAAGACAAGTATAGCAACTGTTTGTACAACGCTTAACACCGTATGTTCCACCTTGCATACAGAATGTACCTAGTCCACCACCTTGGACATAAGAAGGACATCCGTAGAATCCACAACCAGTTCGTCCATTACAGCATCCGCAACATGAACACCTACTACTTGCACCAGCACAGATAGTATATTGTGTAGAACCAGCAGTAAAGTGACCACAGTTTGAATAAACTGTCTTACTGCCGTATCCACCGCCACCACCACCAGTACCAGGTCCACCACCACAGCATCTAGCAGGACCACCTGATCCTCCACCAGATATAATTTCAAACTGAATAGTTGTTACTTTACTGGGAACTGTCCACTGATAACAGCAACCTCCGTTACATGGAGTGTTGTTACAGCAGTTGAAGTAGAAACTTCGGCACATTATACCAGTCGATAGACCAGAAACCTGTCCTGGACCTAGCGAGTCAGCTAGAATTGCCTGATCCCCCTGCAGTTTTTTATATGTTTGATAATTAGCCATTGTTTAACCCGAATGGTGGTTCGTTAGTTGTATTTATTAAAGGAAGGGGGTTATTCACCCCCTTGTAATCATTAGATGGTAATGATTCTCCATCCTTGTGTGCCATCGTAGAACACGAGTTCAAACGCAGCACCCTCAGTATTAACTGTTAGGTCGGATGCGTCACCCATAATTGGGTTACCGTTTCTACCAATCGTTAGGTTGTTAGAGTCAAATGTCTTGGCGACATCAAAGATTCTAACGCTATCACCCTTAACTGGAGAGGCAGGTAAAGTAACTGTGAATGCAGTACTTGATGTGTTACAGAAGATCTGTTGCTTGTTACTAGCAGTGATGTTATTAGATGCATCGATATTACCGTAAGCACCAACAGGTAACCAAGAAGTACCATTGTAGTACTCGTAACCATTTGCGTCAGTGTCGTAACGAAGACCACCTTCAAGCAATGCGTTACCAGTAGGTCTAGCAGCTTGAGCACCTCTAGGTGGAACCAAGATACCAGATGTATTATCCATCTTACCTCTGGTTAAGAAACCACGAACTGCTTTCTCTGTAGGACATGCTTGGTTAGAGTCACCTGATAGCAATTCATCAGAGGAGAATTCGTTAATCGCTTCACCAATCTGACCACCGATAGCACCCAGTCTCAATTCTGTCAAACCAGACAAGTTGAAAGCAGAAGCATCCAATGTAGCAGCACCAGTTAACTGGTTAACTGAGAAGTATTCTCCAACTCTGAAGTTACCTCCTTGGTCAGTAGACACGAAGAAGATCTTACCAGAGTTAACTACAGTAGTTTCATTACCCTGTGATGCAGTGTTCTCATCAGTGTTTGGATAGTTTGTTTGTGCAGTGTTACCTGTACCAATCAATAGGAAGTCATGACCAGTAAGTCTCAACTTGGAGAACTTACTTCTCATTGCGAACTCTTGATTATCGAATGACTTAGGAGCAGATCCTTTTCCAGGTGCGACATTAATTGTTGCACGACCATTCGCTCTTTGAACCGCATTGGTTCCTGCACTTACGAATGTATGAGCAGTTGTGTTAGTAGAAGGAATATTAGCGAGACACTGGAAGGAGAATGTATTAACAGTGGTTGCAGAGATAGCAACTAAAGTCTTATAGAGTGGGTCAGTAGTACGAGGATAAGTCTTCTGAGCACTACCACCATCTTCAGCACAAGTGAATGTCAATGAATTAGGTGTAAGTTGAATCTCATCTCCGACCATCATGCCGTGAGCATTAGCTGTCAACTGTACTATACCTGTTGATGGGTTATAAGAACCCGCAGTTGGAGTATAGTTAGTACCTTCAGCATAATTTGTTATAGCTCTCAAGATGTAAGTATTAGTATCCGAGAATCCCATACCAACAGTAGTGAATCCTAATGCGTCACCAACAATCGGTGTCGTCGAGAGTCCAGCAACCTCAAAGAGGATATCTGCCTGACCATTTGCTGCATTAGCACCAGTACCAAGTCTAAAGTATCCAGTAGCACCAGCACCAACAGAGTCAACCTCACAGTACTCACCAGGAGTGAAGACGCTAGTACCAATACCAACGGCAGGGTTATAGTCAGCTGCATCGGTAAATGTGTTACCAAATCCAGCGAAATACCTGAAGTAGATTGCGTCCGAAGCAGACTGATCATTAGTTAGTTCAGCACGGCAACCAGAAACAGTACCACGAATTGTTGCACCAACAGCAAGAGTTCCAGCGTAAGTACCAACAACAGTTGTCATCTTATCACCATACATGCGACCATACCTAGGAGTCTCTAGAGTAGAGAATCCAACAGCAAGAGCACCGTAAGTACCGTAAGAGTTGTTACCTGATAGAGATCTAATCTCTGATCCATCATCAGATACATATCCGAATGCACAATAGTATGTGAAGGAAGATACAATCTCAGCGAGAGCATCATCTTCTAGGAAGAATCCTACACCTCCCGAATGAATATTCGTGAAGGCATCGAACACCATCGATTTACCACCTGCCCCTTCAGGAGCTAAGTTGTGGACACCACCCTCAATAAAGACACCAATTGCACCACCATGTCCTGTACCATCAAGACAAACATCAGAGAATGCAGTACAGTCCTTGATATATGGTGAACGGAATAGGATAGGATCGGATGGGTTTAATCTGAAGTATACACCACAAGCAGTAGAACCAACACCAGTCTTAACCTGCCACTTATCTGTCTCGTAAGGATCGTTAGCATCATAATCAAATCCCTGCAAACCACGCATTGTGATCGCCTGAATTGTAGTAGAGTCAGACACATAGAACATGGTCTGACGAGCGTTAGGAACAACACCCTCAGTTGATATACCTGGAGCAGGTTGAACTGTTGAACCTCTTAGAACATCACCAGCAATGGAGAAGTTCTTAGGTAGAGTAATTGGTAGCTCTTCAGAGAATACACCAGCAGATAGTTTAATAATAACAGGTGAAGAGTCAGTAACAGTACCACCACTTACATAAGTGTGTGCGATAGTTGAGATACTAACATTGGTTACGAAAGTATTAGAGTCAGTTACACTGTCAACTTTAAAGTAGAATCCCTGTGTTCCATCTGGGAATATGTGAGTAGATACACCAGCATATTGAGGAGCACAAGTGAATGATATACCAGCAAGTCTAATGTCCCCTCTTGCAAAGAGACCGTGGTTAGCAGCAGTAATCGTTGCAATACCAGAAGTATTATCGTAAACAACATTAGTAATGTTGGATACTTTCTGTGCTGCTGTAGATGCATAAGAAATGTTCTGCCATGCATCGTCAGGAGTTAAACCACTGTTAGCATTAGCTCCTTGCTGTGCGTCAATGAAATATATTTTTGTTCTTTGTCCAGCAAACTGCCATTCAACCTCATCAGTACTGGAGACCCTTAAGTAAGTACCTTGAGTACCAATACCCTGTCTTGTTGGACCAGTACCATCTCTGGTTAGAATGTCACCCTTGGTTGTTAAGAGTGCTGCACTATCACCTATAGCAAATGCTTGCCACATGGTAACAGCAGTACCAGGCTGTACATTTAAGTTAGAAGAACCAACAGAAACATATGCAGAACTTGAGTACTCAACTAGGTCACCTAGTTCGTAGTAATTAGAGTTACTCCAAGTACCTCTCCAATTCTGTCCTCTAACAAGTAGAGACCATCCATTAACACCAACATCACTACTAGTAACAGCAGCACCAATAGGAGGCTTATCGTTATCAATTAATAATTGGTCGGAAATATATGTATTACCACCATAGGTTACAATCTGACCCTTAGCATACTGTGCCGTCTTATCATAAGTAGCACCTGATCCAGTACCAATACCCTGAACTAAGTTAGACCATAAAGTTGGGTTTTGGTTTGGCTGATCACCCTTAGGGTTAGTTCCTATAGCAACATAAGCAGAACCTCCAAATTCTACGAGGTCTCCTCTTTGATATCTTGTAGTAGAATCATACTCTCCTAAAGCAGTTACTCCATTAGAGAATGAAGCAAAGTTTGATGCAGGAGGGTAGAATCCGTCTGATCCAACACCTGCAATATCATGTGGAGATGTTGATACACCAGTGGCAGTCTGGTCGGATGGTGATTGGAATGGGGATGTAACACGGTATAGTTGAGGACCATATTCAACTACATCATTGATACCATAGTAAGTATCAGTAGCAAAAGCACCCCTAAAGTTTACACCCTCGGAGTATAGATCCCAATACTGTGGGAAGTCATTACTGTACCAGTTACTTTGAATACCCGTTGAAGTATTCTGTGCTGTACAAATGTATAGGTTACCACCTTCTTTAACGATATCCTGGACAACATATCCAGTACTAACCGTTAGATCTCCAGCAAAGTTCTGACCTGTAAGGTGCAGACTCCATTTTGCTGAGTCGTTAGGGAAGCCTGTAGCACTAGCATCGGAGGTATGGTTAGTCGTACACACATATGAACTAGCACCGTACTTTACGATGTCATCTATTACATATGCTGTAGACGCTGCCCAAGCTCCACGCCAGTTGAACTTCAGTCTGCCAAGTCTAAATTCTGCCATTGTTAGTTACTCGTTAAACAGGTCCAGGGTATGAATGGGTTCCATTGACTTGAAGGACTAAGTATCCATCAGAATCTAGGAAATAATTTAAATTACGACGATCAAATCGTATCTGTTGATATTTATCTTGCGGATTATTGGCAGTCGCCTTTTGTTCAGTAACTTCCTCAACATAATCCTCATAATCTCCAAACTCTTCAACTTGTGTTCCATCCAATCGGAAAGGTTCAAAAGTCTCAGTAGTTGAAGCGGTGCTCACTTTGGTAAACCAAAGCATATCATCGGCATCTCTACGCAAAGCATAAACAAAATGCCCTGTAGAATCTTGAGGTTGAAAGTGTGCGTTGCTTAAGGTTAGTGCCATTTAGCTAACTATTCTCCAAATACTACCAGTCCACAAGAACATAACAGTAACGCCCGAAACATCTAAGTTTACAGGACCATCATCAATGTTTCCAATCGCATCTTTAAATTGATGGCTTGCCGAAGTCAGTGTAACATTATTTATATTCCAACTTTGGCCACCGTCTGCTATCTCAATGCTGTCACCAGCTGACAAGTTAACGGTTGGCATAGTGGCATTAATCACACCACCATCAGTTAAAGCTAAGTATCTTTTATTAACAACCAACTGGGTAGTCGTCGGACCCACTAGTTGTGTGAAGACAGGAGTAGCACCAGTAGCTGCCTGTGCTACCGTTTCAACTGAATTGCCACTTCTAATGTAGATCTTTTGGTCTACAATATTAATAGCCATTTCTCCATCTTCGAGATCAGCAAGACCAGGTATCTGACCTTGCGTTATACTTCGTTTTGGTTTAATGCGAGTAGGCATTACAAGATTTTTATGTATTGCTTCTAGTTATTTATCAGAAGTAGTTCACCGCCAAAACAAACCGTGCTTTTTCCGTGGTACAATTAGTACTATTATGAGATGTAGATCCATCAAAAATTACATTTCTATTAGCAACACTTTCAACCTTAGTTCCATCTTCCATCTTAGTATATCCATCGTTGTCATTAAAATATAATAGTGCTGCATTATGACTATAATCAAAATCTACATGAGGATCATGCTCAATAAACTTTCCTTGATTAGGATACAATAAAACTCTTGCTCTGATTACAGACTTAACATTTAAAACTTTGACTAGATAATCATCCAACGGTTCCATGAAGGAACTGATTGGTGAAAATCTTTCATAGAGTCTATGAACAAAATAAAAATGCTCGTTGTTATTCTCCCAAGGGTTTGCTACTCTTGCTTGATACTCCCACGGAAAGTTGTGACCCATCACAACTCCTTGTAGCATAGAAAAATATTCTTTATCAAGAGTGTCGTCGGTAATTTTCATGTCGGTTCGTATAGATTGAAAGCAATTGAAAACCTAGGTTCATCAGAATAATTCATACTAACATAATGATATAAAGAACCAGGGAACAAATACATTCCACCATCTTCAGGTTCTATATTATAATTAGAGTGTTGTATAGGAGCAATATTATGCTCTTCAGGATGACGAAAGATTAATTCTCCTGAGTTCTCTGGACATTTGACCCATAATACTCCAGCAAATACACAACCAGGATGAGTGTGACTTACATTATAACAATGTTTATAGTTTATATTGAACCACATGTTAGATAACCTTGGTTCAAATTCAAAGGATGCTTCATCATGGTTGCGAAACTCCTCTACCAATTCTAAGATTCTAGGACTCATGTAGTTTAGGAATGGTGCAAAGGCATCCATCTCCCAGAAATTATCAGGACTCTGATACCCATCTATATTACTCCTACTATTTGTTGGATAAGTCTTAGCATAATTTACCATCCAGTTGACTAAATCATCTTGGATATTAAATTGTGGATCATCAGACCTAGCAACAATAGTAGGGAATATATTATGAGTCTCTATCATAAACCCTTTCTAGATCTATTCTGTATGATAATTCTATCGTTGGTATGGTCAGGAATAAATTCCAACACATCATCATTGGGCCACATCATTTCTTCATACAAAGCATTGAGACGATCCATGTCTTCCCATAGATCATTGACATGCTGCTTGAATACATTTTCTTCTGGTTCTAAATTACCATGCATGTCAAGAAACCTCTAGTAGTTGCTGTAGTATATATTTGTATGCCTCTACTATATCACCTTTGTCGTTTCTGAACAAGTCCTTATCAAGACTTTCTGTTGTCCCTTTTTTCCAGAGTCGCATGTTGTCAGGTGATATCTCATCAGCCAAGTATAGATGGCCATTACTATCGTGTCCATATTCTAACTTAAAATCTACGATGTCGATACCCATTCTACCAAAGATCTGTTTAAAATGCCAGTTCATTTCTGTTGCTCTCCTCCTGAATGTATGAGGATCAAAACCCATCAATCTAACTCTATCATCAGTAAGCAATGGATCATCTAAGTCATCATCCTTAAGATTAAACTCAACAAGTGGTGGATCAAACACCATTCCTTTATTGATAGGAGTATCTCTTACTATAGATCCTGCTGCTATATTCCTACAGATAACCTCTACAGGAATAATATTTAATTTCTTACAGACCATCTCATTAGGAGATGGACAACTAATATAATGAGTCTGAACTTTATCTTGAAAATATTTAAAGAACCATTCAGATATCTGACAGCAAACAGAACCCTTCTCATCAGGACAAGATACTTTCTTACCATTACCAGCAGTAACTCTATCCTCATATCTTATGAGAATTTCATCATCATTATCAGTAGAGAACACTGTCTTTACTTTTCCTGTGCTTATAATTTCCATTAGAATGCGTTAAGTACTATTGGTAAGAGTTGATGTTCACATTGTTGTACTGCTCTAGTAACTGACTCAACATTATCACCAGGTAAAATAGGTACTGTCTGTTGTTTTATTATAGCACCTGAATCTAAGTGCTCATTAACAAAATGAACAGTGCATCCTGTAGTCTCTTCACCTGCTTTGATTGCTTGCTCTATAGCATGGAGTCCCTTGTACTTAGGTAGCAAAGATGGATGAAGATTGATAATCCTACCAGCAAATTCATCAGTAAATTTCTTAGTAACTATCTTCATCCATCCTGCCATGACAATCATATCCACATTGTACGCATGGAACAATGCAATGATCTCATCCTCATCCTTACTATAGCATGAAGGAATGTCCAATCTATCTGCTCTCTTTCTTGCCTTACATTTCTTTTTGTTGTATACCATAAGTACAACATCATGCTTAGGACATGAGTGAACTATGTTCTCGAAATTAGTACCCTCTCCAGAGCACATTATTCCTAGTCTCATTGCCATGCCTCATAAAGTGGTTCATCTTCACCGACATAGTGTTTAAAATGTTCGGTGTCGAAGTAAGATACAGGTAGTGATTTAACATTATCATATGCTCCTGCCATTTGTTTTTTATATTCTCTCTCATCAAGTACTTCATTAATTAATATCTTTAATTCCTTAACCATCTCAGGAGTAAATAACCTCCTCGGTGTGATAATAGCAGGTTTATGTTCCTGTGGTTTACCATCAGGGATATAGTTAGGATCAACTGGTCCTCCCATCCCTTGAGTGTCTATCTTACTCATAAACTTCTCCAATAGTCCATGAAGGAATTGTAGTATGTATATCAATGTCAGGTGGAACTACCAAACAAAACCCGATACCAAGATTAAATACTTTTTTCATTTCCTCTTCTACTATTTCACCAGCACACATTATCTTACTAAAGACCTCTGGCAGTGGCCATGAATTAAAATCTACCCGTACTTTTAATCCTTCTGGTAAACATCTTGATAGGTTCTCAAGTATACCACCACCAGTAATATGTGCCATGCCAAGGATAGGATATTCTTCCAACAACTCTTGGATAATAGGAGCATATATTGTGGTGGGAGTAAGCAACTCAGGAGTATCTTTCCAGTATATCTTATGTCTCCATAACATATCATTGATCAATGTATATCCATTACTATGAAGACCACTACTTGCTAAACCAATTACTTTGTCACCTGGTTTAATATTCTTACCGTCAACTATACAATCCTTCTCTACAATACCAGTACAAAATCCTGCAAGGTCATACTCTCTCTGTCTGAAATGTTCAGCAGTCTCTCCACCTAAGAGTTCACAACCTGCTATCTCACATCCCTTAAGAACACCAACCATAATGTCAGCAACATTATCATCTATCTTCTGAGTAGAAATATAATCTAAGAAGTATAATGGTTTAGCACCGCTACAGATCACATCATTAACACACATTGCTACTAGATCTATACCAATAGTAGTATAGTCACCAGCAATCCTTGCTATGTTTATCTTAGTCCCTACACCATCAGCACCAGAGACTAAGACAGGTTCATCATACCCAGATGGTACTGGGAACATACCACCAAAGCCATGATTAGCAATGGGGATAGACTTTGCAAAAGCATTAGCTGCTTCTATGTCAACACCAGAATCTTTATAGTTCATTGATCAATATCTTCTGTGTATCAATAGGATTCCAGTGTCTTATAACACCAGCAGTAATGAAACAGTTAGTGACAAGATAAGTAAGAAGAATAATACTCCTAATAATGCATACCGCATTATCATACTTTGAAGTTGTATTATCCGAGAAACTTCCCAAGGCATACTTCCAAGTCCTCCAAATAGATTTCATGGATTAAAATTAGGATCATAATATAAACAGACTGCTGCTGTTCCTGTACTAGCAAGAGCTAGTGCCACTAATGCGTATAAAATCATAGAGTTACTCTCTTATGTAATTTATCTAGTGCTCTTCTTAATTCAGGAGTTTCTTCCCAACTCCACTCTTGGTTGTGTTGAGGATTCTTCTTTTCGATTGTGTATTTTTTTGTAGCCATAAAAAAAGGGGATCCGAAGATCCCCCTATTATATCAGACTCATCTTGTTCAGGCAACTCATCCCAGTAAAAGAATTGCATCTGGGATAATTTGCAGTGTTTCAATGGTCTTTTTAACTTCATCCTACAGCAGGAGCAATGAGTGCAACCTCAGTAGTCTCAGCAGCAGCCAAGTCTAGTGGGAAGTTGTGAGCATTACGCTCATGCATTACTTCCATACCAAGGTTAGCTCTATTTAGAACATCTGCCCAAGTAGGAACAATCTTACCACCACTATCTACGATAGACTGGTTGAAGTTGAATCCATTCAAGTTGAATGCCATTGTACAGATACCCATAGAGGTTAACCATATGCAAACAACAGGGAATGTTGCTAGGAAGAAGTGGAGTGAACGAGAGTTGTTGAATGATGCATACTGGAAGATTAATCTACCGAAGTATCCATGAGCAGCAACGATGTTGTAAGTCTCTTCTTCTTGTCCGAATTTATAACCATAGTTTTGTGATTCTGTCTCAGTTGTCTCCCTGATCAGAGAAGATGTAACGAGTGAACCATGCATAGCACTAAAGAGTGCTCCACCAAACATACCTGCTACACCTGCCATATGGAAGGGGTGCATAAGAATGTTGTGCTCTGCTTGGAAGACAAACATAAAGTTGAATGTCCCTGATAT